GTCAACTGGTGCTAGGTTAAGGGCATCGCTTAGTGCTTCAAATCGTCGTGCCGCTTCAACTACTTGGTCGAGTGCGGCTGTGTTTACGTTGTGTGCTGGCATCTTTTCTTCCCTTCGTGTTAATATGTTACTCTTTGATTATACTATATATATCGTCAAAGTCAATGGGGTAACTTTAACTTTTTCTGGTTTTTTTTCTAAATTGACGTAAACCACCAGAAACAAAGGACTTATGACCTGCGGGGCAGCCCCGATTTGTCAACCCCTAAAATAAAAAAAACAACCACACGCTGCGATTGATAAAACGGCATAACCGAAAGGCCCCGAGCGTGGGTCGTATTTTGTATTCAATTCGTGTAGAGAGAGTGGGGGACAGTCCAAAGCCTGCTTATAGCGGCAACCTCTGAGCTATGGACTAAGTTCACTTGATTGCGAGCTAGTCCCCAACCTCTCACACAACACGAAAGGTTGGCTTAGTTTAGAGTGAAGCCACGCACTTGGTCAGTGAGAATGACTTGTGTAAGCCATTGCTCTCTTTGACGGTGATTCCACGACCACTTGGGCCGGTGAAACTCTTGACCTTAACCCCGTCAACATTTCGCAAGACGTTCTTGCTTCCGTTTACTGGGTAAAGGAAATTAACTTTGCGTTCGTTACGCTTGTGATAAAGTTCGTTCAACATTGATAAACCTTTCGACTTGAGAAAAAGTAAAACTCTTGACACCCTCGTTGGGAGTCTCTAACAATACGTGGTCGTTCTTTATGGCGACGACCTTTCCAGCAGGAAAAATTGTGCCGATTCCTACAAGCGGCTTTTGTGCATTACTCAACTTCGATTTCCTTTTCTGCTCGTTCTTCCAAAATCGAATCACGCTTTGTGTTAATGATTTCGGCTATTTCCAAAATTTGATTGTCGGTGACATCAATTTTGACCTCGTTACCGGCAATGTCGGTGAACTGAAGATTGTTCCAACCAATGTACAAATTATCATACTTGGTATCAACTGTTTGTTTGATTTTCATATCAAAACCTTTCAAAAATGTGTGCGGCAAGCAGTGGCTCTTAACCCTAGCACGTTGCTCCAGATGCCTTTTCGTGTTATACTACCATTATACTATATTTATCGGCAATGTCAAGCGGTAACTTGAGGAATTTCCAAAATAATTTCGGATTCTTTTGCAAGTTCGCTTTCCTTGTCAATATAAATTGACCCAGACACATCGCCGGTTGCTGTGTAGCGGATTTTAGTTTTAGTTTCTTTGTCTTTGATAAATTTAACGCTCATTGCATTACCTTTCGCTTAAATAGAATTTTGCCACGCACTACGCTGTGCTTGGCGTGTACGCTTACGCTTCGTCCGACGATCCTCCATCGTTACTGCCCTCGTCTTGGGCATCCAAATTCTTTGCTTTGGCTTCTCTTGCTTTTTGGATTTCATTGTGTTGTGCCTCAAATCGTCTTTGTTGTGCCATGCTTGTAAATCGTTGTTCTGTCATGTTCTCATTATACCTTATATATCGGCATTGTCAAGGGGTAAACTTTAATTTATTTTCGATTTTTTTTGCTGGCTGGCTGTGCTATATTCGCTTAACTTGCTTGTATTAGGTAAGACAGGGCGCCGACTTACTGCTTGACTGACAGCCCTTGCACCAGAGGGGACTTATTGCTTGGCTAACTGCGTGCCTATCTTACTCTCTCATTATACTATTATTATCGTCAAAATCAAGGGGTAAACTTTAACTTTTCTGAAATTTTCTCAAAATAGTCGTAAGTGCTTTAACTGTAAGGGTTTACGTCGCGGCGGGCAGCCCCGTTTTTACCTGCTATAGTGGCTCATTATCGTTACGGCGAAAGAAACCCAAGCGGCGGAAACCGCGAAGAATAAAATTGACTTTAGTCTGTCTCTGTCTCTCATCTTCTTTTTTCCTTTTTTCAATATTTTCTAGTCGTTGGTAATAACGTGCGATTTCTATCGCGTGTTGTTTTCTCATCATGGAACAAGTATCCCTTGCAAAATAAAACCGGCAATCATTGCCGCTAGGCAAATATAAATGTTTCGTCTTTGTTCTTTGCTATTCATCATAAACCCCTATAAACTCATTGTCATAAATAACGCCCATGTTCCAAATACAGCACTGGCTACAATTGTTCCAATACATACGGCATACATTAAAATATCAAACTTATCCATTTGCGTTACTCCCATCATTCTGATATTGGGGCATTAGTCCCGCCGGTTCCCACGATGGAAAATCGACATTTGCCCATTTAGCAATAGCTTCAAAAACATCTTCTGTAGGCAAATCGTTGAACGTAACCAAGTTTAACATTTCATTCAACACGCGGGGCAAACCCATATTGAGTACACTACCCGTGCTTTGCCGTACTAGGCAAATTCCCCACCTGTGCAGAAGACCATCGCCGTAATCGTAATCTTTTTCTGAAAACATTATTCTTCCTCCAAATCTTCCGCATCAATCATGCCACTGTTTACCATACCGCCAACCAACGCCATCATATTTTTATGTAGTTGGATTTCGTCGGCTTCATTGTCGCTGTAATCAAGTTCGCTATCAAGGTCAACAAAATCGCCGTGAGAAGCAAATAAGGATTTTTCTTCTACTTGCTTTTGTAGCTTTTCGATATTGCGAGCCTTCAACGCTTTTACCTTTTGGTGTTCGGATTCTTCGTCCTGTTTTTCGTCGCACATTTCATTTAACCTTGCGAGCGTGCGACCGCCCCGTGTTTGGTCGTGGTATCCTTCCGGCAACCATTCGTTAGGAATGACGATGCACTCATTCACGGCGACTTCAAGTTCAGCGAGCATTTGTTCAACAGTTTTCATAATTTAACCTTTCAAAGTTGTTGTGTTGTATGTCTTAATTGTACCATAATAATTGGTACTTGTCAAGCCCTATTTTACTTTTTTTGCATATATTTCTGGGTCGCTGGTAATCGACACAATTTCTCTCTGGTGGCATCTCTTGGTAGCGACTCGCACCCGATTGTTTGCCAGTGTCACAATGTCCGATATACCAACGTGATAACGCAACCCTTCACGGAATCGAACCAATACCATGCCGGTGAGTCTTCGCTTTGCGGCTTCAATTTCAAATTCTCTCATTTTCTCAACCTTTATAATTGTAACAACCAAGAACGTCAGAGATAAAATCCTCATCTACGTTCATGTAGTAGTTTACTTCGATTCTCGAATTTCCATCTTCACGTAAAACCTTACCGATTTCACAGATTTGCTGTAATTCATTTTCTAAACCTTTTTTCATTTTACTTGCGATTTCTTTCGGGTAATAACTCATAATTTTCCTTTCGTGTTATGTGCTTATTATATACTATTTATCGGCTGTTGTCAAGCCCAAACTTTAATTATTATCATAAATTTTTAATATTTTTGTGACAACCCAACCAACCGGCAACAGTAGTGCCGGGACAACAACAAACATCATAAACTCATCTGATAAACCAAACATAACTTTCCTTTCGTGTTAACTTCTTATATATATATTATCGCCCATAGGTGTGACACGTTAGGTCATTGTCAACTACTTTTTTCAAAAAAAGATAAAGTTTTTTATAAATCGCCGTAACTCGTTGCCACCAAAGGACTTACGGCCTGCGGGGCAGCGCCGCGTCGGTTTCGCTGGCTGGCTATGTCATCTCGTCTTTATCCGTTTGGATAAGGAAAGACACTCCCACCCGTTGTATGAAAACGGTTTTGAATAGTTCCGTAAACTATGCTTGCGACTTGGGCAAGACTTGCGGGTTTCAACCCTTTGTAGCCGTGGGATGCAGTGGCTCTTAACCCTAACTCACTAGCTTGATATTCTACGCCTCAAGACGGGCGGGTGAGTTCCAGTTCCCTTCGTGTTATCCCGCTACCCACTTGTGAAGACTTATTTTATCCCACTTGCGGGCAATTCCATATTTGTCGCAATCCATTGGGCAACCGCAATCAATCCATACCTTAACCATAGTATGCATATCGCTCAACGGTGTGTATGGCGACACGTTGAATATCATTGGAACGTTATCGGGAGTGATAACAGTACACATTTTTTTGGCTACTGCCATATCGCCATTATAGTCGTACTCAACCAGCTTGTCAATCAAGATGCGGTGCAACCCGTCGGCGGTGTCGTATGTTACGTTCAAGATGTTTGTTTCGGTAGTTTTCATTTTCTTTCCTTTGTGTTGTGTTAACTTCTTATGTCTTAAGTATACTATATTTATCGGCATTTGTCAAGCCTAATCTTTAATTATTCTCAACTTTTTCCAAAGTTTTTTTAGCCATTTTAATCATGGCATTCCAGCGTACTGCGGTAATGTTAGCAGGTTTTGCCGGGATTTGTCCATAGCTTAAAATTGTCATTAGTCTTTGAATTGTCATAACTTTGTTTCCTTATTACTTATATCGACATTATACCACAATATCTTTAGCCTGTCAAGAGTAATTTAGGAATTTTTAGAAAGTTTTCTCTAAATAGTCATAAGTCGTTGCTGTCAAAGGACTTACGGCCTGCGGGGCAGCCCCGCGACCCCCTAAAAGGGTGGCGGGTCGTCGAATCCAATTGGCTCATCGGGGTCAGGTTCTTCCGTTTGCTCCGGTTGGTTGGCAAGCTCTTCGCAGTGCATCCAAAACAACAAAGCTCCATCGTCTTCGGGTTGTTGGTAGTGCTCATCGCTCATCGAGACAAATCCCAATCCAGATAAAGGCAAGATAAAATCGTTACCGTAATGGAAACGCCAATAATCCAATTCCACATTTCAAAATCTACCATTAAAAATTCTCCATTAAATCGGCGTAATCATAAAAACTGTCTTCCGGCTCGTAATCAATTTCAATACCGTCGAACGTTGACAATTCGCCAAGCGAATCATCTCCCTCGATAGCGTCCCATCCTTCGGGGGCAGACAGTTGGAATTCTTCTTCCTCTGGGAAAGGCATATCGCCTTCCATCTCATCGAGCCATTCGTTAAGCTCTGCCAAATCAGCCGCCGTTGGCTGATATTCGTTGGTTTCTTCGATGTGGATTTGGGTGTCAAATTTGCTGAATTCGCTCATAGTAAAACCTTTCAAAAGTGTTGCTTGTAATACTCTTATTATATAGTAATTATCGGCGTTGTCAAGTGGAATCTTTAGTTTTTTCCAAAGTTTTTTGCCCCGCCATTGTTTACTTGTTAGGCTTCAAGTGCCGTTGTTAACGCAGTTCGGCTTCTCGTGTCATTGTTTACGCAGTTAGACTTCTCGTGTCGGTGTTATACTGTTCGGCATCAGTTCTTCGTGTCACGGTTTTTGACTCTATCGCCCAGCAGGGCCACCGTTTTAGTTGTTCATTGGATTGTATTTCCCTTTCGTTATGTTTACATTATACCATAAAAACTTAGTTTTGTCAAGCCCTATTTTGGGATTTTTTTAAGTTTTTTTGTCGACCAGCTTGGTTACTGTTGTATATATGTCGGGCTTGCCGGTCAGCATACCTTGCGAGTTCGCTATCGTTTTTTTGTAAGCCTTGCTATTTGGCGATAGCTTTCCGGTTATGATTAGCTTAAAGACTTTGTTTGTTGTGTTTTTCATAATTGTATTATACCATAAAAAGTTAGGTTTGTCAACCCCTATTCTAGATTTTTTAGAATAAATTTATTAAAAGTATCAGCCCCAATAATGCCGATAATGCAAGCCGCCGTTAGTAAATATATCATACTTATCTCCTTTGTTGTGATTAACTCTTATATAATATATATCGGCATAAATCAACCCCAAACATTAATAAAAAAAGATAAAAAGAAGGTTTTTCTCTGAATCGTCGTAAGTCGTTACTACCAAAGGACTTACGTCGCGCGGGGCAGCGCCTCGGCCTACCTGTGTACAGGCACCCTGCGCCCCTTAGCTGTCTGGGTTAGTTAAGACAGGCTCACTCAGAGTAATCATTGAAGTAGATGTCGGCAAGTACTTCCTTGGTTGGTTCGTTGGACGGCATACACCCTTCAACTATACCACCATGTGCGTCAAGCTCTGCCTGTACTATCTCAACCGGCACGTATCCGTAAACGGTTTCAGTGTAATCCTGAGTACCGAACAGCTCTGCGTAAGCTCTTAGCCCATCTGTTTTGGGTGTAGATGACGGATAGCCACATTCTACTTTAGTGTATGGCGTATCGGGATAATCTTCTCTTGGCGTACAGTATGCGCTATCTCGTGCCTGTACTGACATAGTGAAACCGTCTTTACATGTGATTCGTGGATTGTGTGCTTTTCTCATTATCTTTCCTTTGTTAAAATAAAAATGCTGGTATCTTGAATAGCCTCACAGCTGGCTATGCTTGCGACTAGGGCAAGGCTTGCGGGTTAAACCCTATTCACAACCGTACTGGTCACAGTACGCCTGTTTCAGGTCACTATAACGCTTACGCTGTTCAGCGAAAGCGGGAACCGCCCAGTATTTATACTGTTCGTTCCAAACAACTTCAACGTCGCCATTAGCTTCGATAAAGCTGGCTTTGTTGAACTCGTTAGTAAACAATCGGTGAGAATCACAATTAGGATTCTCTACTGAAGGTGATTGCGGGTAAGCCGCTGGTTGTAAATCTGAAACTCTCATAATTTTCCTTTGTGTTGTGTTAATTTCTTATATCCTAATTATACCATAAATTGTCGGTGTTGTCAAGCCCTAAACGGGGATTTTCTCAAGTTTTTTTTAGACTAGCCGGAGTGCATCACCAGTAGGATTCATTTCAAATCTTCGGCTAGTGTCTTCGTCTAGGATGTACCAGTTATGCATCTGATTAGGATTCCATCGCCTCATATACGATACCGCATCTTGAAGCGTCACAAAAGTAGCAAAAGCGTCGTAAGTGTTTTTATTGAACTTGTATACTCGGAATTTATAGCCATTAGGTTGATTCATTTGGTTTGCCTTATCGTTGTTGTTGTTGTTGTTTTTCATGTTCTTATTATACTATTATTATCGTCATTTGTCAAGGGTAATCTTTAATTATTATTAAATAAATGTGATTATATTTGTGATAATAATAGCCATGAACAAGCGATTGCCGTCGTAATAATGCCGATGATACCAGAACCGATAATCAATGTTACTTTAATTGTCTCAATCATTCTTTCGCTCATTTGTTTTTTCCTTGTGTGAATTACTTAACTTGTTATGTTCTTATTATACTATAGTTATCGGCACTTGTCAAGCTTATTCTTTAAATAAAATAGAATTTTTCTCTAAATAGTTGTAAGTCGTTTGATAGTAAGTACTTACGGCGACTCGGGCAGCGATTTCTGTTCCAAAAGGGTGCGGGGGTTTTATTTTCACGGTTTTTTTGTGTTTGTATTGCTAAAAAGGCTGGGGTGGTTCATGCACAACTGGCCGCACACTCTACGGTTGTCTTAGCTAAACTTCACTAATAAAAAAGAGTATGTAATTATTAGATCGCCCCCACTTGATTCTAAGCGCCCAATAGACGCACCAAGACCATTTATACCTGTGAAGAATACAACAGGTACTAGGTTGGATTAATAAGCAGCTAGGTCTTCAATGCTTAAATTCGATTATTGCAACTTCGCCCTAAAGGGCCTTCACAGGACTAGGTTGTCATGGTGGGACAGTGCCTAGATTCAATTTTTGCCTAGCCTTGGAGTTCTTGGAAACTCTCAAGTAACTTATTATTCAGATGGACTTGGACTCGATACCACAGCCCCATTTTACGGATTTATACAAATATTTGCTGAATTTGACCACTTTTCAACCATTGGTCTTTGTTATTATAGCTGTTTTCGTAAAAACTTCAAATTCCTTTTTGGAAAAAATGTGCCACCCGTGTATTATATAGTGTCCTAGAAAAGGAGAATATCATGACAAAGAAGTGCTGTAAGAACGAAAGCTGTGATGTAACGGCTGAAACCGAACTGGAGTGTAAAGCTACCGCTGCCCTCAATGCGGAGGTGGAGGCAGAGTTGCAGGAAGAGGATAAACCAATAGAGGAAATCATAAAGAATGCGCAAGATACGGAATAAAAACTTCGCAGTAAGCCCAGCCGTGGTCAAAGAAGGCCGCGTACATCTGTTACATATAGATGATCTCGATCATACTGGTAGCCGTTTTGCTAGATACATACAAGAAGAGCATAGCCTAAGACAGGTAATCAACCCTGACGTAGAATTTTTCTATACTATAGAGAATTGTGATAGCACCGATGTAAACTCTAGGAAAGTAATTCACGTTGAAAGGGGTTTAGCCCACGTTGAAAGAGATAAAGAGGATTTTTTTCTTGTACGAGACGTTATTTTAGAAGCATTACAACAAGGAGACGATGATCTTGTTACCTTAGAAGATGGCTCTCTAGATTTCCCAGACGATACTTATTTAATCGTTGGTTCATACATACCAGCTAATTATATAGAATTATACTACAAAGAACACTCTGTTATCTGTAGTACAGAGCCTTTAACGCCCTCTCCCGTAGAAATATCAGAAAATTCCCTATTGGGTAGGCTTGATGGAGAGATAAAATCCATAGATTCTAAAGATCTATCCTTTATTCTTACTCCAGATTATGTTGTTAACTCTTTAAAAGATAATAATGACCCTATTTTAGTTGCTACAAAGCACTTTGAAATGCTTAATGATAAATCTAAGCTCCTGACAGGACACGTTGTCTTGAAATCTCGCCCCAGTAAACCGAGAAACCGAGAAAAAGGCTCTATTATTTTCAATTCATCTACAAATTCTCTAGAATTCTTTGATGGATCAAAATGGAAGACGATTAAAACGGAGAACTAACATGCATATACCAAAAGGAATGACCGAACAAGAGGTTGTAGACACAATTACACTAGTCTGCAATAGAATTTCACCCAGATATACCTTCTATGGATATACTATTGATGATATAAAACAAGAATCCTTTATTATTTGTATGGAAGCCCTACATAGATATGATGAAGATCGCCCTCTTGAAAACTTCCTCAGTGTAAATTTATCTAATAGACTCAAAAACTTCGTTAGAGACAATCATTTTGTTAGTGGATCTGATGAAGATAGGGTGAAAGTCTTGCAACCAGCGCAGCTAGACTATGAGGGCACAATAATTGACAGCAAAAAGAAGTACTCTATCTCATATAATGACATAGACAATAAAAATATTGTTGATTTAGTTAATAAATACCTTCCTGCCCAAGTACGAATGGACTACTTAAAGATAATTAATGATGTTTATGTGACAAAACAACGTAGAGAAGAGATTATCGATATGATTACAGAGATTTTAGAGGAGCATGGATACCATGAAGAAGGGCAGAATCTCTAAAGAAGAAGAGAAATTCATAAAAGAGAGCATTGATTTCGGTTTAGATCAAATATCAACCGAGCTAGACCGAGATCCAGACAGTGTTCTCGGTTTCATAAAGAAAAAAATAGCCAAGGGCGAAATGAAATCCCCAGTATGGCTTAGTGATATAACTGATGAAGAAAAAGCTCGCTTTGATTTAGAGTTTAGGCCATATTGGGTGGAGCTAAAGCAACAATTTACAGAAGATGAGCTAAAATTATTCCAATACCACTGGGCGAGGATTATTTCTCAGTTCAAAGATGATGTCATACCTACAGAAGAACTTCAAGTTGTAGATTTAATTAAGCTAGAACTACTCATGAACAGATCTCTTAAACATAATAAAGATAATATAGAGCAGATATCCGCCCTAGACACCCTGATCGCTACCGAGAGAGCATTAGAGCCAGATCATGACCTAGACCATATATTTAACATGGAGCGACAGGTAGCCTCACTGAAGGCCTCACAGGAATCATTGAATAAAGACTATAGAGAGCTACAAACCAAGAAGAACTCGATGCTCAAAGAGATGAAAGCAACAAGAGAGCAGAGAGTTAAAAGATTTGAAGATAGCAAGACTAGTTTCTCTGGCTGGATGGCATATCTTGTGTCAAACCCAGATGTAACAAAATCCTATGGGGTTGAGATGGAAAAGATGAGGATGGCTATGGATAAAGAAAAGAAAAGACTCAGTGAGTTTCATAAGTTTCAAGACGAAATGGTAGATCAGCCCTTCCTAACACCGGACACAGTGAAGGATTAAGCTAAAATGATGAATACCAAACATGAATGGCGAAATACCCATCAACCATGGGAGCTTAGATACCACCAAAACTCAAACTTCAGGTGGAATGATGCATCTTGGAACAATCAGTGGGATAAAGTCTTCATTGAATTCATGGAACTCACACCATCCTACTTTACTAACGAAGATATCTTGGTAGATATTGGATGTGGATCTCGACCCTGTCTAGATTGGTTCAACGAAGGAACAGTTCACCACCTTGACCCCCTATTAAATGATTTTCTAGAGGTAGACAGAATGAAGCCCCACTGGGAGAATAAGCCCCTCCTCTATTCTCAACCGGCGGAGCAACTGGTGGAAAACTTAGTCGATAAGTGCGATTATGTTCACTGCTGGAACGTATTAGACCACACCTATGACTGGAGACAGATATTAGAGAATATTAGCCTGTATTCCAAAAAAGGGGGATTGGTTCTCTTAGGAACGGATCTTAGCTCTACTCCTCATGTTGGACATCCCGGAATAGATAGCAGGTCAGATTTTTTTAGCTTCATTAATAAACATTTTACGGTCATTAAGAGTAAAGACAGATTTCATCATAGAGAAATAGCGTTGAAGATGGAGAAAAAATAATATGAGTCTAGTTATAGTGGGCAATGGAACATCTATAACAGATAATAAAAATGGATACAAAATTGATGGGTTCGACACAGTATTAAGATTCAACAGTTTCAAACTGGATGGCTACGAGGACTACACTGGTACAAAAACAAACATATGGTTTACTGTCAACGCTTCACACATGGCAGACATGGAGACCTTTGACGAAATTATTGTTCATAGCTGGGAATGGGATAAGAGCAAATGCAAGATTTACCATAAGCTTTCTGAAAACAAATACCCCTGCGGATTCGCGGGTAAGTATTGCCATAAAACAGACAGGGCGTTTGTTAGAAGTATACCCGTTAGGGCGCCTAGCACCGGTCTGATAGCAATATATATGATGATGGAAAGGTTTGGTCAAGTTTTTATTACAGGTTTTGACTGGTGGGAAAGAGAAAAACACCACTACGCAGATAATGAAACAAGAGGTAAACTACACAACCCAAAAGAAGAGTATAAGATCATAAAGGAACTGTCCAATCAGGGTAAAGTTTTATTTTTAAATTAACAAGGAAAACAATGAAAGCTATTATTTTCGGAATAACAGGACAAGACGGTAGCCATCTGGCCGACCTATTACTAGAGAAGAACTATCAAGTTGTTGGTGTATGCAGAAGGTCTAGCACTGATAATACAGAGAGAATCAAACATATTCTTGATGATAAAAGACTCAAGTTAATTCAGGGCGACATCACCGATGCGCATTCTATCAATAACATTCTAAAAGAACACGCTGATGTAGATGAAATCTACAATTTAGCCGCTCAAAGCCATGTAGCAGTGTCTTTTAAGCAGCCAGCCTTGACTTGGGATATAACGGGTAAAGGTTGTCTCAATATCTTACAATCCATAGTTGACCGCGAAATGTTAGGGGTCAGATTCTATCAAGCTAGTAGTAGCGAGATGTTTGGAAAAAGCTACGACATCGATAGAGAACAAAACAAGTATCAAAACGAAAATACTAAGTTTCTACCCCAGTCTCCTTACGCTATAGCTAAGTGCGCCGCCCACTACATAACAAGATTATACCGTGAAGGCTACGGCTTACACGCGAGTGCTGGCATACTATTTAATCACGAGGGTCCAAGACGCGGAGAATCCTTTGTAACAAGAAAAATAACAAAGTGGATTGGAGAATATCACAAATGGAGACAAGGGGGTGTAAGACTCACACCCGGAGTTCACGAGATTACCTTCGAGCCAGATCCCAATTTGTTATATAGAGTAGAATATAATGAGGTCAAAACTTTTCCAAAGCTACGTTTAGGAAACTTGGAAGCATTTCGTGACTGGGGGTATGCGGGAGATTACGTGGAGGCGATGTGGATGATGCTTCAACAGGACAGTCCAGAAGATTATGTCATCTGCACCGGTAATACACATACTATTCGTGAGTTCCTAGACGTGGCATTTAAACATATTGGCGTGGGAGACTGGTCTGAGCTTGTAGTTCAAGACCCAGAGTTCTATAGGCCAGCAGAAGTAGATTACCTAAGAGGTCAAAACGAAAAAGCTCGCAACAAATTAGGCTGGGAACCACGAAACTCGTTTGACGACTTGGTCAAAATGATGGTAGACCACGACAAAAGATGAAACTTTACAAGATAACCCTAGATCTTTCACTGGTAATTTCCAGACTAAGAAAAATATCCCTAAAAGAATTTAATAGCGACAATCCTATAATTTTTGTTGAGGCTGAAAACCCTGATGACGCATGTTACAAGTGCTACTACAAGCTTGCAGGATTAATACTACAACAGGAACCCGAAATGGCCGGAGAGATGAAAGATATCTTGGCCGACGTTTCAATTAAGAAAATGTTTACACCGTGAAAAGAAATTACGAAGATCCAGTATATAAAGAGTGGAGAAAGAAGGTCTTAGCAAGAGATGGTTATAAATGTCAGATGCCACAATGCAAACATAAGAAATATCTACAAGTACACCACATAAGAAAGTGGTCTTCAGCGTCTTCTTTACGATTTGAGACAGAAAATGGTATAACACTTTGCGCCAGATGTCACAAAGAAGTAAACAGAAACGAAACCTTTTATGAATCTTTATTCCGCCAAATAGTGAGTCGAAAAAATGCCTAAAATACAACCGTTTACAATAATAAAAGATACTAGAGAACAAGAGGGATACACCTTTGAGCCTAGCAGCTCAAGATACCATAAATGCAAGGGCATGGTAGTCAGAAAGTTAGATACCGGAGATTATAGCCTAGAGGGACTAGAGGATAAGGTGTGTATCGAGAGAAAGGCCAGCGTTGTCGAATTTGCTAACAATATTGGTCACGACATGGTTAGATTTACAAACGAAATAGAAAGAATGAAATCCTTTCCCCATAGATTCTTGGTCTTAGAGTTTTCTTTGTCTGACTTGATGGATTTCCCCGAACGGTCTGGAATACCAGAAGAAGACTGGGGGAAACTAAAAGTAACAAACAAATTCATGCTTAGACGAATAATGGAATTTCAAATGCGTGACGATATACACGTAATGTTTTGCGATTGCAAGAAACATGCCAAGTGGGCTGTTCTCAGTATCTTAAAAAGAGTAAACGAGCTATATGACTCAGGAGGCGATGATGCAAATTAGCGTAGACACCATATCTGACACCCATGGTCACGGGCTAGATGTTACAAACAGAGAGATTTATTTACACGGCTATGTAGGTAATACCGACGAAGATCCCGGAGTAGACTATAGGATGTCAACCAATCTGTATAAAAACATCAGAATTCTTGATTCAATTAGTCAAGATCCAATTATTATACATATGCATAGTGTTGGTGGTAATTGGGGTGATGGAATGGCCATATACGATGCTATATTGCTTTGTCAGTCTTACGTGACAATCATTGCCTATGGGCAAGCGGAATCAATGAGTAGTGTAATACTTCAATCTGCGGACAATAGAGTCATGACTCCAAACGCCTACTTTATGTGTCACTTTGGCGCTAGTGAGTATAGCGGCAATTATCTTGATGTACAAAAGGGAGCTGTCTTTGAAAAGAAAATGACCGACAAGATGCTCGATATCTATACGGATGTCTGCGTTAAAGGTAAGCACTTCAAAGAACATTACACGAACGCAACAGAGGAAAAAGTAAGGAACTACCTAAAGAGGAAATTAAAGGATGGAGATTGGTATCTGGACGCCAACGAGGCCGTATATTATGGCCTTGCCGACTGCGTATTAAATACTAGGAAATGTCAAAATATAAGTGATCTAAAATAAAGGGTAAGCATGTATGAGATTTTAGCTTGGTTAACAATATGGTATTTTGTAATGGCATTCGCAGAATACCTTATACACAGATATACGATGCACAAAAAACTGGTAATAATCCCAGAGTGGATCTGGAAACACCACGCTATCTACCACCACCGCGACAACCGACACGATCTAAATATAGACTTACCTTTTTACATACACCTTACACTTGGTTCACCTTTAATATTAGCATCTACTTATTTTGGCTTAACGTCAACGCTTTGCCTTTTGGCTATATTTTATTATCACTCGTATGTATGGACACATATGCATAGGGCGATTCACGACATCAAGGATCACTGGATAACCAAAACAGAATATTACCATAAAGCTAAAGACCATCACCTTAAACATCATAGAAGACCATCAAAAAACTTTGGGGTGGTTTTCCTTTGGACTGATTATATATTCAAAACAAAAATATGAGCAAACTAAAAAAACTAAATGACGCTTGGTTAAATATTGACGGAATAAAAGAGTCTGATCTTTCAAATCCGTTTGATATTATAAAGTTTAGCGAAGACAACGCACATTACAAGATACTTTGGCTCATGACTAGACCAGAGTACTTCTCTTTTCTATGCAAGCATATATTTAATATTACCCTCTTACCGTCTCAAGCTCTATTTCTATATGAGATGTGGAATCGCAAGTTCCCAATGCTTATAGCGAGTCGTGGTTTTGGGAAATCTTTTATACTATCTTTATATGCAATGATGAGAGCGTTGATAATGCCAGAAAGAAAAGTGGTGGTTGTTGGAGCTGCCTTTCGTCAATCTAAGGTATTGTTTGAGTATATGGAGACCATCTGGAACAACGCCCCAATCTTGAGAAGCATGTGCGATGCTAGCAGTGGCCCACGCAGAGACGTGGATAGATGTGTAATGCGAATTAACAAGTCTCGCGTTACCTGCCTACCCCTAGGTGACGGTCAGAAAATTCGTGGTCAACGCGCAAATGATATTATCGGTGATGAATTCGGAAGTATCCCGAGAGAAATTTTCGAAACGGTTGTTGCAGGTTTTGCCGCCGTTAGCTCCGACCCAATTGAAAATGTTAAAAGAATAGCGTCTGAAAAAAAGGCCGCCGAGCTTGGTATAGAGATGATTTCGAACAATGAGGACACACTAAGGAAAATTGACAACCAAATAATTATATCCGGCACCGCCTATTATGACTTCAATCATTTCGCTGAATACTGGAAAAAATGGAAGTCTATCATACAAAGCCAAGGGAAAGCCGGGAGGCTAAAAGAAATTTTCGGGGAAGATCCACCGCGAGATTTTAATTGGGAAGATTATTCAATTATAAGAGTCCCCTACGAACTTTTGCCAGAGGGCTTCATGGACGCCTCACAGGTCGCCAGATCAAAAGCTACGGTTCATGCTGGAATTTATCAGATGGAATACGGAGCGTGCTTTACACGCGATTCTCACGGCTTCTTCAAGCGTACCTTAATAGAAAGCTGCGTAACGAGTGACGACGGAAGGCTAAAAGACTCTGAGGACAAAGAGGTGTGCTTTCAAGCCCAGCTACGTGGGGATTCCAACAAAAAGTATATATATGGCGTCGATCCAGCTTCAGAGGTCGATAATTTTAGCATTGTAGTTCTAGAAGTTGGTCTAGATCATCGTAAAATAGTACACTGCTGGACTACCAATCGAGAGCAACACAAAGAAAAGGTAAAAAGCGGGTTCTCTTCAGAAACTGATTTCTATTCTTATTGCGCCAGAAAAATTAGAGATTTAATGAGAATATTCCCATGCATACATATATCTATGGACGCCGGAGGTGGTGGTATAGCCGTAATGGAATCTCTTCACGATAAGGATAAAATACAGCCAGATGAACTTGCAATATGGCCAACGATAGATGACGACAAACCAAAGGACACGGACGACGAAAGAGGACTTCATATACTAGAAATGTGTCAGTTTTCAAAGTACGATTGGCTCGCTGAAGCCAACCACGGGATGAGAAAAGACTTTGAGGATAAAGTTCTCTTATTTCCAATGTTCGACACGATCAGTCTGGGCATTGCTAATGCTGAAGACGGCCTAAAAGGTAGAAATTTCGACACACTGGAGCAGTGCGTTATGGAAATTGAAGACCTTAAGGATGAACTTACAATGATACAGATAACCCAAACTCCTACAGGTAGAGATAAGTGGGATACTCCAGAGACTGTAATTGGAACAGGCAAAAAGGGCAAGCTTAGGAAAGACCGTTATTCTGCACTATTAATGGCAAATATGGCAGCCAGAACTCTGTCTAGGATACCCACACCCGAAGAATACAAATTCTATGGTGGATTCGCAACGGTAGAAAAGACTGACAATAAAGGCAACATGTATTCTGGGCCGAATTGGTTCACCGATAATATGGAAAATTTATACTGATTGGTGTATAATCTAAAAGCATTTCAATTACATTCCAATTACTTTAAGACTGGGTTAAAAAATGGCAAAAGAAGATCGTAAAGAAGATTCATTCATAACATGGAACGAAACGGACCAAACAAGTAAAACTCGTGCTTTTGAGAGTTTTTCTGAATCGTTGGACTCTTATGATGGCATCTCAAAGGGGTATCACAGAGACTTTTTAGATATTGAGTCAAATAGATCTGTCAGGCCCGGATATGGAGCAAACGACTATTACGCATTCAGACCAAACGAGGCCACGCCCAAAAAACAGAAGAGGGCCATCAAGATGTGTATGGACGCCTATGAAAAAGTAGGCATTGTCAGAAATGTAATAGATTTAATGGGTGATTTTGGCTGTCAAGGGATAGATATTGTACATGAAAGCAAAAGTGTAGAAAAATTCTACAAGCAATGGTTCAAAAAGGTGGGGGGAAAAGAGCGGTCGGAAAGATTCCTTAACAATCTATACAAAACGGGGCAGGTATTTACCTATAGAAGCAACGCTGCGATAACACCCGAAATAAAAAAATACATGAGGTCAATGGCTCATGACATAAGACTTGACTTACCAATAACTCAACAAAATGTGATTCCTTGGAGATACAATTTTTTTAACCCATTGAACATTGATGTGAAAGATGGCAACATAAGCCTTTTCTTGGGCAGAAAAAACTATGAGCTAACAGCAAACTCATTCTTCGATAATTTCAAAAACGGCGGAACCGTCCCCGCTAAAATCATGGATACTTTGCCCCCTAGCGTTAAAAATGCAATTAAGACTGGGAAAAGAAAGATAGACCTAGATGAAGAAAGGCTATCTGTCTTTTACTACAAAAAAGACGACTGGCAGCAGTGGGCGTATCCGTTAACCTATGCTATCCTAGACGATATTATAATGCTAGAGAAGATGAAGCTAGCCGACCTGTCCGCTCTAGACGGGGCCATATCAAACATTAGACTTTGGACAATTGGTAGCTTAGACCATAAAATACTCCCCAATAAGGCCGTAATCAATAAACTCAGAAACATACTTGCTAGTAATGTTGGAGGGGGAACGATGGAACTTGTCTGGGGTCCAGAGTTGAGCTACACTGAGTCCAATAGTCAGGTATACAAATTCTTGGGTTCAGAGAAATACCAATCTGTTTTAAACAGTATCTATGCTGGCCTTGGCGTTCCACCAACCTTAACGGGTATCGCTGGTCAAAGCGGAGGGTTTACGAATAATTTTATATCCCTGAAGACATTGGTCGAAAGACTACAGTACGGGAGAGATCAATTAACTAAGTTTTGGCAAGTTGAACTTGAGCACATAAGAAAGTCCATGGGCTTCAGGAAATCAGCTCATATCGTATACGACCAGATGAGCCTTTCGGATGAAGCTTCAGAGAAAAATTTGCTAATTCAGTTAGCAGATAGAGATATCATTTCCCACGAGACGGTTCTGGAGAGGTTCAAAGAGATCCCAGCCGTCGAAAAAGTCAGACTACAAAGAGAGGATAAAGATAGAGATTCTGAAAAGATCCCCCCAAAAGCAAGTCCATTTCACAATGCCAACCATGAAAAAGAGATGGAGAAGATTGACAAGCAGGGCGACATCAATAAGAAAAACGAAGAATCTAAACGGTCGGACCAACCAAACCCGAAAAAGGACAATGGGAGGCCCCCATTCAAGCAGGACGATGGCCCTAGAAAGAAGAGGGTGGATACGCCGAAGTCAAAACCGGGAGTTGCAGAAATGTTTATTTGGACTTCTGATGCCCTAGACAAGGTTGCTGAAATATCGGATGCCTACCTTGGCGTAAAGGGCAAGGACAACATGAGACAGCTAACCAAGGCGGAGTTTAAGGAGCTAGAAGACCTGAAACTTTCAGTTCTAACGAATCTAGAACCAATGCAAGAGGTGAACATGCCCGCCATACACAAGGTACTAGCTAGCAACAAACCCACACCATCGGACTTTAGAAAGATTCTTGCATCTAAAAATGTTTCCGTAGAGAAGATGACGGTAGAAACGTACAAAAAGCATATAATCAGTATTTATGTTGATTTTTACTTAAGTTAAATAGTGTTTTTTTAACTTTTTTTCAGTTTTTGTGTATAATGTCTTGAGGTTTTAAAATGACTATAAAAATATATCAAAAAGAAATAGACGATGGAGTTGGCGATCTTGTCAAAAGTACCGCTAGTGTCGCCTATTGTGCGGAAGCAACGCTTCATCAGGGCGACGTAAATGCTGCGAAGGATGTCATATCAGACAAAGAAATACTTGATAAAATCCTAGCGGAGAATAAAGACCAGATAGATCTATACTACTTAGAATCCGTACTGGTTTCCACTGGGTGGAATAAGAATGATGATGTATTCCTCTCCAAGGCGACTTGGGAAGCTAGAGACACTCCCGAAGATAAACAATTTAACTTTATGCACGATGAAAATGATATCATCGGCCATATTACCGGGAGCTATGTTTTAAGTAAAGACGGGAAGACCGTAGCTGACGATGCTCAGATGCCGGACGAGTTCGACATTGTAACTCAGGCTGTTTTATACAACAGCTGGACCGGCCTAGAGAATCAAGAAAGAATGAGTAAAATTATAGCTGAAATCAAAGATGGCAAATGGTACGTTTCTATGGAATGCCTATTTGCTGGTTTTGATTACGCTTTGATTGACAAAGAAGGAAGTGCCAAGATTTTAGCTAGAGACGAGGAGTCAGCATTTCTGACTAAACACCTAAGATCTTATGGAGGAAATGGAGAATATGAAGGTTACAAAGTGGGTAGAGCCTTAAAGAATATTTCTTTTTCAGGTAAAGGCTTGGTGGCCAAACCCGCGAACCCAAGAAGTATAATTTTAAAATCTGTCGCGTTTGACGTAGATCACAACTCTAATTTTAATATAGGAGATTTTACCATGGCTGATAATCTTTTGGAGAAGCAGTTGGAAGAAGTTCGTGCAGAACTCACTGCCTCGAAAGCAGAAAATGAAGCTATTAAAGCAAAAATCGAAGAAGCTAAAGATAATGAATTTGCCTCTACGATTGAGGCATTTGAAGGCACAATTCAAGATAAGGATGCAAGTATTGCAGAATTAGAAGAAAGCATTAAGAGCACACAGGCTCGCGTTGCTGAACTTGAAGATGCTCTGGCTCAATCTCAAGAAGAACTCGCTGTTTCCATGAAAGAAATGGAAGACATGAGACTGAAAGAGAAAGCGGAACAAAGAAAGACTTCACTTGTTGAGGCTGGCTTTGAAGACGAAGAAGCTGAAGAGTCCCTCGAACTTTATGCGGCCCTTAGCGACGAAGCGTTCAACGCCATTGTTGCAAAATGGTTCGATAAGAAAAAGAAGGACGACAAAAAGGACGAAAAGAAGGAAGATGATGTTAAAGCAGAAGAAGCTGAAACTGAAACTGAAGAGGAAGCTGAAGCTGAAATTACTCAGGAAGCTTTCGAAGAAGTCGAAACGTCGGAAGCCACTTTGGTCGAAGCCGAAGTTGAAGATGAAATGGAAGCAACCAGAGCTAGTGTTTCTAGCTGGTTAGAAAATCACGTACTTAACAAGTAATTTAACAGGAGATTATAATCATGGCTCTTAAAGCAGATAGATATGAAGAATCAACAGATATCAGCTTTTTCTACAATGCTGGTGCGGTCACTCGTGGTGGCGTTGTTGTTTTAGCAGATCAGGGTCAAGCTTCTGGTGCAGCAATGGATCAGGGCGAAAACCTTGTCACTTATAAAGCGGCGACCAAACTTGATATCCCAGTCGGCATCCTTCTGAACGATGTTGTCGATAAAGACTTGACCAGAACCCACCTCAACCAATACAAGGACGAGGTACAAAAGGGTGGCAAGGTTACAGTACTTACTAAAGGCTGGGTTGTTACGAACAACCTCGAAGGCACACCGAAGGCTGGCGAAAAAGCCTATGCCGTAGGTGAAGGCGTCGGGGATGCAACCGCAGGCGCAATAACTAATGCAACCCTGTTTACGGGTGCTTCAGGCGCTCTCTGCATCGGACGTTTTATGTCCCGTAAAGACGCAGATGGGTATGCTAAAGTATACGTCAACCTTCCCCATAACGCTTAATCGCCCAAATAAAGGAGATAATAATATGTCACTTACAGAAAGACCAAGCGATGAATTTATTTCGTTGCTTAAAAAATCGGGCGATAGCGATCAAAATGTCGCATACGCCGCACAGCGTGAATTCGCTAAAGCATTAGAACTTCCTTTGCGAAAAGGCGTTCTTGTCGGAAATATCCTTGGTGATATTTTTGAAACTATCAATGTTGAGCCGGGAGCCTCTACGGAGTATCCACTTGACTTGATTTCTCCCGGACTTGAGGGTGAGCACGTAGCTTATACCAATCCGGGTCATGGTCGCGTACCGGAACGAGCGGTAGAGAGCGATTATGTCATGATCCCAACCTACAGCATCACTTCGAGTATTGATTACTTGCTTCGTTATGCTCGTGAGGCTCGTTGGGATATTGTTGGTCGCGCAATGCAGGTTCTAGAAGCCGGTTTCGTCAAGAAGATGAATGACGACGGTTGGCATACTATTCTTGCTGCTGGCGTTGATCGTAACATTCTGGTCTACGATGGCGATGCCACGGCTGGAATGTTTAGCAAGCGATTAGTTTCCCTGATGCAGACTGTTATGCGACGAAATGCGGGCGGTAACACTGGATCGGCTAATCGCGGTCGTCTTACTGATCTTTACGTCTCACCAGAGGCTCTTGAAGATGTCCGTAACTGGGGTCTTGATCAGATTGACGAAGTAACCCGTCGAGAAATCTACACCGCTTCTGAAGGCGGTGCTCCAATCACACGAATCTTTGGTGTGAATTTGCATGATCTCGATGAACTTGGAGAAGGTCAAGAATACCAGACTTTCTTCTCAGCGTCAGACGGCCTTGGCGGTTCTGTTCAATCCGCTGACCTTGAGCTTGTTGTTGGTATCGATCAGGCTGCAAATGACAGCTTTATCATGCCAATGAAGCAAAATGTAGAGATTTTTGAAGATCCTACGCTTCATCGTCAGCAACGAGCTGGTTACTACGGTTTTGCTGAACTTGGATTTGGCGTACTGGATAACAGACGAGTTATCCTTGGTTCGTTCTAACACGAGTTAGCATAGTCACCGTTACCTCTAAAGAGTCACTTCCATTTTCTTGGGAGTGGCTCTTTTTTGTGTATAATACTATATAATTTAAAACCTCAATTTAAGGACTAATACTAGGAGTTAAACTATGGCAGCTTTATCAGATTATCTTGAATCTGGACTATTACACCACATTTTCAGGGGTGAAACCTTCTCGAAACCGCTAAATGTAGCTATCGCGCTAACTAGCGGTGTTCCAAGCGATGCAAATACTGGAGTTTCGCACTACCAAAAGGGTGGAACTTATGATGCAACCTTACTACCAGAACTTCCCTCTGGGGATGCAAATGGTAACGATACTGGTTACAGACGGCTAGACCTTGGTGTACCAGCAACGGCTGGAAATGGAAAATGGACCTACCACGCAGATGACCACGCGGCTGGAAGTGGGCTAATAAAAAATACTGATTCCTTTTTGTTTGACGCTGGTGAGGGTTCTGCCGCGTTAGTGGACTGGGGATGGGTTTCTGGAATTGCTATTGTCGATTCTGGAGAATATGGAACTGGAAACCTATTAATGCACGCCGCTCTAGATAACCCGCGAGTAATATATGCTGGTGATACCGTGAAGTTTGATGTTTCAACTTTGCAAATTAGCTTTAAATAAATCAATAAAGGCTGTATAAATGATTCTATCAAAGTCTGAGTACATCTCAAAAATACAGGGTCTATTACCAGACAATGCAACTCAGCAGATTTCCCCAGAAGATCTCAGGGAAAGCCTGATTGACCTGATAGATTCTGTCCATCTCTTTCTGGATGGAAAGAAAATTGCAACCTCCAATTTCGCCACTCCTGATTTCAGGACGACTAAAGGGGGAGATCTTGCTCTAGGTAAAATACACCTAGCAAATAGGCTCAGTATTGACAATACGGCTTATGGCTATTATTCTTTAGGGGCCAACTATGCAAGTAGCGGAAACACCGCCCTTGGGTCTTATGCTTTAGGGTGCAATCTACAGGGTACCCACAATGTCGCTGTCGGCCTTAATGCCTTGGGTGGCAATGTAAATGGCTCTGGGAACATAGGCTTAGGTAACTTCTCTTTACTGTCAAACAAAAATGGAGATTTTAATATAGCAATAGGCCACGGTGCTGGCCACTTTGTTGATTCAAATACTGACAATAAATTTTACTTAGGTGTCTATCCGGGCTTTGACTCTGACGCTACCTGTGACATCGTTGCCAACTCTGGCAAAAGACCGCTTTTATACGGCGAATTAGACAATCTAAGACTTGGTGTCGCTGTAAATTCCACGCACACAGATGGCGGCACCCTCCAAGTATCTGGAGATATAACCCCACTGATCAGTGGTGATGGAAATATTGGTATATCTGATTACGCTTGGAATTCTGTGAACGAGGTTGTATATTTCTCTGGAGGCAAGGTTGGGGTTGCCACAGATAGCCCCTCTGGTGATCACGGCATAATGACCATTAAAGGTCATGTTGTACCCCAAGAAGATGCATTATACTCTTTAGGCCATAAACACTTAAGATGGGATGGGTGGTTTAACGACGTTGTTATTAGCGGACAGCTTCACGCAAATGATGTTAATTACAACCATATCAATGAATGCCTCTATGACTGCAAGACACTACATTTAGCCACCAGCGGTTTCTGTGATCCAGAAGATTTGGGCTTCCACAACGATGGCATATGTGGTTTTTTAAGTGACGAGGCCATAGATGGTGGTGGATTTGAGATACACTCTAGCGGGGCCGATTATCAAAGAGACTATAAATTCCTATTTAGATTTCCAGATCAAACAATTAATTCTTGCGCACTAGAGGTAGACGATCATTATTCCAGAGCTAGATGGCAGTCAAACGTTTCTATAGAAGTAGATTCAGGTAGACATGTACAAACTGAGAGGGTTTTAGGACCAAGAGATAGGCTATCCTTAGTAACTCAAAGCGGATGTTTTGGCATTGGTATAAGAACTAACTTCCTAGACTCAGGAAATAATTTAGGTTTTGGTCCGTTAGGAATCATAGACAGCGGCTATTGCAGTAAAGATGTTGATTTCTTGTCCCCTTCGGGCGATTACCTTATTGATGGAAACCCCAGTGGGCACGACCTATCCGTTCTCTTCGGGAGCGTGGACTCTGGTGTACAAATTTCTAATCAATTTGCGTCTAGAGTAAAAAGCTGTAATACTTTACGAGGTTTTAGCTGGGTCTATCACGATGAGATGGATACAGAGGCAGTTAATTGTGACAGTAACAACTCTATGGCTAGTTTTCCATTACCGGGATAATAACTAAAAAGGCACATTAGATGAAAGACAGATTTTCACTACACATACATGATGGGCAGACTGGCATACTTGAAGCTCTGACCGTTATGAGGAATGGTTTTATTGGATCTCATCCATCCGGATTGGTGGGTGTTACCAATATGCCCCACGCGGAAAACGCCCATCCGATATTACCAGAAACAGTTTTCAATGTTCAGTCCTCTGGGGAATCTAATATCAGGTTTTCTAGCTTGGACTTAGAAAAGAGTAGTCTTGAGTTACTCTCTAATGGAAACGCTAAAGCTTCAGGTCTTCAGATATCATATTCACCCACAGATAGCTACATAGATTTTTCTTCAATAAGACCCAGTGGTTGCGGCGGCGTAGAATCTGGATTTATGTCCGTCACGAGCAACAACTTCGTGGGCATTGGTACTACTAAATTTCAATCCTCAAGAAAATTCACCCCAAATTCACCGCTCACAATCTGGCATGGCGGTACTACCAATAGTGGAACGATAGCCCTAAAAGAGCAGGCTAGTACTCCCACTAACACGTCTTCATTTGGGAAAATATATGTCAAACCTGACGTTGGCTGTTCTGAGCGGCAAAGCCTATTCTTCTTAGACGACGCTGGAAAAGAGTTTAATCTTTCACACCCCAGCGGCTTCCTAAAGACCGACGGCAACAATACGTTTGGTGGCTTGTACGCCCCCTTATCTTCTTTTGGCTGTAATGACAACGCTGCGTTATCCTGCGATACTGTATATGGCTTTGCTGCCGGTTATAGGTTAAGTACGGGTGATGACAACACTCTGGTTGGATGTTATGCCGGTAGCGGTGTAGACAGCGGGGCAGAGAACACCATAGTGGGTCATAGCAACCTTACTAACAACAATGCTTCATTTATGACCATATTAGGTTCTAGAAACCTAACACCAACCATTGCGTCACCCCTGCAACAGGGAAGTATATTCTCACACAATATACTTATAGGAACCTCACTAGCTCAAGACCTACAGTTAGATGAATATACCTTATTAATTGGTCACGGTGAGCACCCAGTGATAAAAGCGGGCCTTGGCGGTACAAACAGTAGATCCCTATCTGTGGTGGCGACAGCTGATGATAGAGCCTTTTTCTCTGTGGACAGTGAGTCTAATCAAGTGATTTTCACTGATTCCGCAGAGTCAACTGATCTTGGCCTTGTTAATGTGGGTGTGCTCAAGTTTAAGGATACCGTTTCGGCTTTACAGCATAGAGGGATGGCATCTCTTAGGTTTGCTAATAGGTTTGATGACAACCAAACTCTTGTGGATTTTGTTCCAAGTGGCGAAGTTCCAAACACAAGTCCGAGCTTTGTTCTACCTGAGTACGATACGCCTTACGTTGCCGTTAGCGGTGACATTAAACTATTGGGCGCTATAAGGTTTTCAAACGGAACGGTTTTAGATTCTGCCGAAGATCTTCAAATAGCAGCAACATCGGGCATCGACAAAAGAACCACTGCAAATACTACCTTTCTCGTATTAGACTTCAGTGAACTTTCTCTAGCTTCTTCTCTTACTTCCAGTATAGATGCTGGGACTAGCTATCTTCCTCTAGAAGTTGCTGAGGGAAGCAATAGGATGGTTGGGAAGATTAGTATAGAAGCCCTTGCTTCCTATGTTTCCAGCGGTTACGCAAGCGTTTCTGAGAATTGCAACCTTGTATGGTCTGATATAGAATCTGAATCAAGAATTGATGTTGTCAATAATTCTGGTACGGTATTTATCGGATGTGAGGTGGGAGTTGAATCTACCGGCTGGAAGAACGGCGTATTTTTGGGCACGCAAGCCGGAGCGTATAGTACTACTGCAAATACTAGTTTAGCAACCTCCACATCACCGATCTTCATTGGGCATCAGGCGGGCTACGACTGTGATGATTTAGAAAATACAATTGCGATTGGTACTAGCGCAGGAAAGAATGCAGACCAGTCTTCCGATTCTATCTTCATAGGGTCGAGTGCTGGCTTAAATAGCTCAGGCAATAGAAACTGTATAGGCATAGGCGAGAATGCCCTGAATGGGATTGACACTCCGGGTCACGATTCACTTGGCGGAAATAACAATATAGAAATTGTTACAGGTCTAAATAATAATCAAAGGCTATTATACGCTAGTGGAGACGTAAATGCTAGAATAAATATACAAAATGTTATAGCTGGAAATCATGGTAGAAGGATGATCTCCATAGGAGATGCTAGACTCTCCCCACAAGCGCCCCTTGAGGTCAGAAGAGATGTTGACCTTACCGGACATAGCGATACTGAAAATGTACAAACTTGGTTTGATAATGATGTAACCGTTGCTAGAGTCCAGAATTCTGGAGACTATATACGAAGAGACGAGCAGGGGATGGACACTTGGTTTGGCCATTACGAAGGTTTTATGGTAGATTATATTTACGCACCATCTAGTTATGGTTCCCCAACTAGCGGACTAATGAGAACTCAAACGTATCAGCAAGGATACGGCACGGATGGCTTAGTGTGGGTAACGAATAGAGACTCGAAACTAGATATTCATGGTCCCGGCGCCGATGGTGGAGCAGCGTTTGTTGTAACAGCAAGAGTAAATGGAGAAAATAGACCTGTTTTTGTGAGTTGCTCCGGCGACGGATCTTAATTATACTAGGAGTTTGTAATGACACAGTGTTGTCAATGTGATGGCGTCACGCCGCCACCACCGCCTACCGGAGCCTGCTGTTATGGTACAGAGGGGTGCCCTCCCTCGAATTGTGATAGCGTCATCAGCGAAGGGGACTGCCTAGTAAAACCGTGTTCTCGATTCTACCGAGATAAAACATGTGCTCAGATAACCTGCATTACCACTACCCCTGAGCCTACTACCCAGCCTCCCGTTACTACCGCCCCCCCTACTACCCAACCCCCCACTACTGATCCGCCCGACCCAGAGCTTGGATGCTGCCTTCCCGGTGAGGATGATGTGCATACGTGTGTCAATCTAACAAGGACTCAATGCGAAGACCTTGGCGGAACCGCCCTGAGTAAAACGTGTGAAGACGCAGGGTCTTTAGCCTGCGTAAAATGCTGCTGCCCACCCACACTAAGTATTCCCATTCGGGTAAAAACCGACTGTGAAGACTGCGTAATGGATGAAACTGACACCTTTAATGGCGTCGGCCTTGGGGGTGATCTCTGTTCAGACCCAATCACATATAGTGATGAGGGTACGTTTGACTGTGGTGACGACTGGAGAGCCACAGTAGTTTGTCAGTCGCAGATGCCCGAAACAGCGTGGCTCAGATGGAATTATGAGGGGGAAACCTGTTATGGCTTGAAAGGTTTCGGACACGGGGAGGCTGGAAATTGCGATGAAATAATCGATGGAATTACTTTTCAACTTCCTGCGCCCTGCGACGATATATCCGATGATTGCCTCTGCTGTAATACCACTGAACCCCCAGATCCTGAGTGCCCAGAATGTCTTGATCCAGACCTTCGCGGTGACCTTGGCTGCGCGCTTAACCCTCAGCCCGGATGTCCCAACATGGGTCCGTGCATAACAATTTCATCAGAGGGACAAAAGCTAGAATGTTGTAATGATGACGGTACTAAGGTAGAGATTTTCTGTAACGATCCAGTTGGCTGTTGCTGCTGCTGTCCAGAGTTTTTTAGTCCGTGTACGCCCTGTCAGGCGGCAGGTGGCACAGATTGCGAGGATGATGGCGATTGTCCTGACAATGCAGGCTGTGGTGGAGTGTCATGCTGTAAGCCTGATGGAACTGACGGGGGAATTATCGAAGGCCTAGATAACTGCTGCGTTTCATGTCCTGATGGATATACTAGACAGCCGCCCGGAGGATGTCCCGGCGGTGGCGGTGGCCCGGACCCGGACCCGGACCCGGAGCCGACCCCCGGCGGCACAACTACAACTAGCCCCCCCGGCGGCACAACTACAACTAGCCCCCCCGGCCCGCTGGGGCGATGCTGCTATTGCGGAGAGTACGGTCTCACCTGTAGCATGTTTACCGAAGCAGAATGCGATGATAAGGATGGCTACTGGGATGGTGGTCAAACCTGTTCCGCCGGTTGCGATGATGTAGCTGAGATGCATGGACTGGTTTGCACAGAGGGCACGGGCACCGGAGGTGGGGATGACCCCCCCGAAGATGGTCCTTCCTGCGGATCGTGTTATTGGGTCAAAAAACTGGTTGATGGAGTATGGTACTGGAAATTACCAACTGAGGAAGAGTTTGCAACAGCATATGGCTCCGGATGGGAGACACAGTGGGCTAATATTTGCGCGGGCAATACCGATTGGGAAAATGACAAGCCGGGGTGGCCAATGAGACATCCAGATGAACCTGAGAATAATGGGTGCAAATGCCCGTGTCCAGATCGTATCATCGACGATTCTTTAGTATCTGATCAACCTTGGGTTGTTGATGGCGGAGCGTTTTTTCCATCCGCTGGGCGTGGGGAAGAAGATTGGCCAGAGGGGTACTGTGGGAAGATTGCTCCAGATTACATTACCGGCTCCGAGTGGAAGCAGGTTGGCTGCGGTGACGGATCGTGTTGTAGAAGGCATTGGAGTTGGCCGACAACTTGGTCAGACGGTTCACCTTTTGGCGATGAGCACAAAACTGAAGAAAATTATTGGTTAAGAATTATGGGCGACTGGGAGTGTGAAGACAACATAAAGGAAGCCGATTGCCTTGGCTATTGTAACGATAGTGAGAAATGGAACCACGGCAAAGATGGGTGTGAATCAAAATGGAGTGAAGACAATCATAACTGTGAACGCTACTCGCCCGAGTCAAATGCCTCGACAGTTGATGGCTGGATGCCTTGTAACGACTGTTCATGTCCGAGTAGTTTCTCAGTAGTCGCCAAACTCAAGGTTATTGGAAGTGATGATAATAATACATGCGGCTTCGAGGAGACAAGTTACACCGGAGACGATGTCTCCTTGTACCCGAAAGCGACAATGACTGCCGAGTCGGCAGCACGTTACCTGCTTGATGGCGGTCAGAACGGGACATATTATTACGTAACATCTCAGCAGAGGTTTACATGTGGCGGCAAGAAAAATCCTGATGGCAGCGATTTTGATGGTGATACTTGGAAGTATAGTTTTACTTGCAATTCACAAAAGCCAAAGAGTTCGGCAGATCGGTGGATGGGATGGCTTGAGACTTGTCAGGGTAAGTACTCTCGGCTGCAAGCTCAGAATCCTGACGCGACCAATTTATGCTTTAAACCGCCAGTGTGGGAATTTGAAGTTCCAGTAACAAAAACGGACTGCCCCTGCTGTATTACCTGCGGTCAATGTACATGGGAACACGACGCGTCAGGTGGTGGGTGGACACTATTATCAAGCGATTGCGCAGACGGCTGTGAATGCGACGATCCACCTGAAAACACAGACCCATCACACCACGCCCACGCCGTCATTCATACTGCAACAAAACCCTGCGTACAAGGCGGTGGCGGCGGAGGTGACGGTGGCGATGACGACGACGATACGGGTGAAGCTCCCGATCCCGGTGGCGGCGACGACGACGATGCTGATACCGGTGGCGCTCCCGACCCCGGCGGAGATGACGGTGGAGATGAGGATACCGGTGACGCTCCCGACTCCGGCGGAGATGACGGTGGCGATGAAGGCGACCCCGGTGGAGGATATTCTTAATCAACGCTCAGGGTATTTAATACCAAAATAGTGTATAATACAACGTAACTTTAGGATACTTTTAGGAGAAAAACATGGAGAAGATGTTAACTATAGGAATGGCACACTATTCTGATTTTAATGGTGTTTACTTCACTATTCAGGATATTATTAAAGAACTTGTATATAACGGAAGAAGAGATTTACTATCCCAGATAGAATTCTTGATAGTAGAGAATAACTCCTCATGCCCACACGCAAATTCAGTCAAAAGATTTGCCAATGGTTCAAACGGACTAGTAAAAGTTATAGATTTAGATGAAAATCAGGGAACCTCTTGCACAAGAAACAAGATAATAGAGGAAGCTAGAACTAATTTCGTATTAGTTATGGACTGTCACGTACTACTTTGTCCCACGGTTAAGGTCATAGACCAACTTTTAGCCTTTATTAGTTATAACGAGAAATCTGAGGATTTATTCACAGGTCCATTGGTTTACGACGCGATGAACAACATCTCCACGCATTTTAACGATGAGTGGGGAGGAGGCATGTGGGGCCGCTGGGGTTTTGCGTGGAAGTGTGTTTGTGATTCTTTTTACTTCTCAGTGATGAATGTTGATAAGAAATGCAGCTTTGTTTCACTAGGAACGCAGGAGAGAATCAAAGAATGTGGGTATTGCTCTAGAGAATTCCCAGACCTTCAATACAACAGTCATGATAACAAGCTAAAACAAGAGGGCTATAATAGGTGCGGGTTTGACCCAAAAGAAAAACCCTTTGAAATATTTGCACAAGGCCTTGGATTGTTTTTAACTAGGAAAAATTCTTGGCTTAAATTTAATCCGAACACAACGGGCTTCGGTGGAGAAGAGTGCTACATTCATGAGAAATACAGGCAGGCAGGAAGAAAGACGATGTGTTTGCCATTCTTGAAATGGTTGCATAGATTTGATAGGCCAGACGGTGTGAAGTACGCCCTCAGCACAGAGGATAAACTTAAGAATTATATACTAGAATTTAAAGAGATCGGCCTTGACTTGTCTGATCTGAAGAAGCACTTTGTAGATGAACTGAGTTTTTCGGAGAGCACTTGGCAAAAGCTATTAGAGGAAACAGATACAATGGGTGACGATCCAGATGAAAGCGGGGGAGATTTAGAATCTAAAATAGAGCTACTAGAAAAGCAGATAGAGTTATTGAAGCAAGGTGAAAGCAAGAAATGCTGTAAAAAGAAAAAATCAACGAAGCTTTCTTTGGGGTAATACAAAATGGGTCTGATTCTAACAGATAGGGTAAAAGAAACATCAATCACAAGCGGCACTGGGAGCGTCACGCTCGCCGGTGCGTTTGGTGGTTTTGTCTCTTTCTCTGCCGGAATAGGTAACGGCAATACCACATATTACGTTATTGAAAACGGGACAAACTTCGAGATTGGTATAGGTACATATACTGAGGTGGGCAATACCCTCTCTAGAGATACTGTTCTGTCAAGCTCTAATAGTGGCTCTAAGATCGATCTTAGTGGTGTCTCTTATGTGTTTTGTTCGTATCCCGCGAGTAAAGCTGTTTTTCTAGATGAGGACGGTCAAGCAAATATATCTGTTGGCCTAACGATTGCTTCTGGCCTAGAGGTTTCCAACACACTAGATGTGCGTGGGGATCTGGGCGTTAGTGGTCTGTTAACACTTAAGCGTGACAGTGCCGGTAATTTCTTCCATGCTTATGTAGATGACTCTAATGATGAGACTATATCGCTGTATCATGATGGTACCGTATCGCCAGACTGGAAGCTAGGCCTTAAAGATTCTCCTAATAACTCCGGAGATCCGCCGACCTACGCTTACGTTTACGCTGGAGATGGCAACATTGGCTTGTACTCAAATTCTCTAACCAGCATTAATTTAACCCATGGTGGGGGCTTTAATGTAGCCCACAAAGGCAATACTGTTTTTGAGTCAAATAGCGATACTGGCTTTCTTGCTACATCTTATACTACTTCCCAACCTGCTTTTAGAGTCAAGGGTGCATCTGCCCAATCAGCAAATTTACAAGAATGGACTAATAGTTCCGACATTGTTCTTGCCAAGATAGATAAGGATGGAGATCTTTCCGCTCGCACAATTACAGCTACGGGGTCTTTATTTGCTTCGGGCCATAATGTACTGACAAATATTGAAAACAACACTACGAGTGGGGTTGCTGTCAGCGGTTGGGCAAAATACTATACAGACAACCAAGACCACTCAGCTACAGCTGTTAGTGGTGCCCTACAGCCCCAGATAACAAAAAATACAGCAGACATATTACTTGTTTCTGGACTAACAGCGGTTGGCATAGATGCTCTTACACACGCTTCGGGAGATTATTTCTTAGATGAAATTAGGTCAAATTCAGCTAGTGGGACCACTAACGCATCAGACCTACTAGTCGTTTCCGGTATAGCCGCTTCAACCGGTAGCGCCCTGCCAGTAGCCAGTGGCGGTAAAATTACATATAATCTTGACGAAATTCGCGCAAACTCTGCGAGTGGAAATACCAATGCGACGAACATAACGGCGAATACAAGCCTTGTCCATGCGTCGGGCGATTTCTTACTTGGTGAAATAGTAGTTAACTCTGCCAGTGGAAATACAAATTCTACTAATATTACATCAAATACTAATCTCATTCATGCTTCCGGTAATTCACTTCTCACTAAAATTATAGCTAATTCAGATAGTGGGATAACAAGAAATACTAATATAAATAATAACACTTTATCTATAAATTCTTCGGGGAATATGCTATTAGATGAGGTTAGGGCCAATTCAGCTAGTGGACTGGTTATTTCTGGTGTAGCATCAGCGGGCGGCGGTGGCCTACCTTATTCTTCTGGGGATTATTTCCTCACCGAGATAAGATCCAATTCGGCTAGTGGAAACTCAAATCTTACCGAAATAAGGGCTAACTCAGCCAGCGGCGTTACTAATACAAATCTAGTTCATTCTTCGGGCGATTTCCTTCTTGGAGAAATAACTGTCAATTCAGCTAGTGGAGCCTCCATCTCAGGATATGCTCAAGGCTATGCAAACATGAAGGTGGCCAATCTTATTGATAGTGCCCCCGCAGCCCTAGATACTCTCAACGAACTAGCTGCTGCAATTAATGATGATGCAAACATCTCCACCACACTTACTAGTCTCATAACTGCAAACACAACTGAAATACGAGCCAATAGTGCCAGCGGGGTTTCTAACACCAATCTTGTAAACGCCTCTGGGGATTTCCTACTCGGGGAGATACAGACTAATTCTGCTAGTGGAAGTTCAAATCTCACAGAAGTCAGAGCCAATTCGGCCAGTGGCAACTTCAACCTTACCGAGATCAGAGCTAACTCAGCTTCTGGGGCTGCTAACTTAACAGAGATTAGAGCCAACTCAGCCAGCGGAGTAACAAATGCCAGCGCAATTAATAACTCGGGCGTGTTCTGGCTTGGGGAAATCCAAACCAATTCAGCTTCTGGAGCTGCCAACCTTACCGAGATCAGAGCTAACTCAGCGAGTGGCAACTTCAACCTCACCGAAATCAGGGCTAACTCAGCTTCTGGAGCTGCTAACTTAACAGAGATTAGAGCTAATTCAGCCAGCGGAACCGTGAACGTTAATGCAATAAATGCTTCCGGCGATTTCCTGCTTAATGAGATTACAACAAACAGTGCGAGTGGAAATTTCTCGGCGGGTTCCGGAATAGAACTTCACGGAAAAGCATTCCAAGCCGCAGTTAGTGGAGCTAATCTTTTAGCCACAAATACTCCCACGGACAACTATGTCCCATCTTACGATATTGCTACCGGTAAATTTACTTGGGTAGAGAATGCCGGAGGCGGAGGGGGCGGCGGCAGCATGACTAGCGTCAAGTCTAATGGCTCTGCCGTTGGCGGTTCAGATATAGTTACCCTAGACTTCTCGTCCGACTTTGGTGTTGCAGAAACCCCAGATACAGAGATAAATATTACAATTGGCACACTTAACCAAAATACTACTGGTAGCGCAGCTACCCTTACCACTGCAAGAGCTATAGCGCTAGCTGGAGACGTAACAGGCACAGCAAACTTCGATGGTTCGGCAGGCATCTCAATTACAAGTACCATAGCCAACGACGCTGTAACCTACGCCAAGATGCAAGACACTAGCGCTGACAATAGATTATTAGGTGCTGCTACCGCTGGTACTATCGGAGAAGTACAGGTTGCTACCGCCATGATAGCCGATGACGCTGTTACTTATGCTAAAATGCAGCACACCGGTACTGCTAATAGAGTTTTAGGAGCGGCCAGTGCTGGAGCTATTGGAGAAGTACAGGTTGCTACAGACATGGTGGCAGATGACGCCATCAGCTATGCTAAGATACAAAATGTCAGTGCTACAGATAAAATCTTAGGTAGAGATTCAGCGGGTGCCGGAGTAATTGAAGAGATTAGTCCTGCTAGTTTGCGCACTATGATTAATGTAGAAGATGGTGCTACAGCAGACCAGACCGCTGGAGAAATATTAACTCTCTTAGAAGATGGCATTGATAGTGTTCACTACAAAGATGGTTCTATCGATCACGTTCACTTAGCGGCAGATTGTGTTGATGGAGATAACATACAAGACGATGTTATAAATTCAGAACACTACGTAGATGGGTCGATTGATACCGCCCATATAGCTGATGATCAAGTAACCCTTGCTAAGATGGCGGGCCTTACTAGAGGCAGTATAATTATCGGAGATTCGAGTGGAGACCCTGCCGCTTTAGCTATTGGAAGTAATACTTATGTTTTAACGTCTGACGGTACTGATATATCATGGGCCTCTGCTGGTGGGGGTAGTTCAAGATCTGTTGCTGGCGATACTGACAATGGAATTATTACATGGGTTACTAGTGATAATACGTTTGCCTCTGAAGCTAACTTTACCTACGCCTCGGACGAATTAACCTTAACATCCTCTTCTGCTAGTAAGCCCATATTTCATATTACAAATACACACGCTGGGGCGACTGCTGGCGAATTAAGATTTAATAAAGATAGTGCGTCTGGTGACGATAGTGATGTCATGGGATTAATATCTTTCTATGGTACTGATGCTGCTGAAAATACACACGAAAGATTAGCGTATATAGACGCAATTATTACAGACTCAGCACATACTTCTGAGGCTGCATCGCTTAGATTTTATGTAGCAGAAAACGATGCCAATTTAACGGCGGGATTGGTACTTGCTGGGCAAGCTGACGCTGACGGTGAAGTTGATGTAACACTTGGGGCTGGTGCCGCATCGACCACAACCATAGCAGGCACGCTCACTATGGGTAGTACGGCAGCTTTAACAAATGCAGGGCTAGTATCTGTTGCAAACCAATCAAATATTACTGGGCTAGGTACTCTTACTGCACTAACAGTCGATAACGTTAGCATAAATGGCACTACAATCGGCCATACGAGCGACACTGACTTGATGACGCTAGCAAGTGCTGGGTTAACCTTGGCTGGCAGCCTTACAGTTGGTGTTGATGACACAGGGCATGACGTGAAATTGTTCGGCGCTACTTCGGGCAAATACTTATTGTGGGATGAAAGCCACGACAGACTTACGCTAGTTGGGAATATCGTGAATGAGTTCCATCACGCCAACGATTCTCCAAAAGCATTGAATGAGTCCAATGATGATTCGGGTGCTACTATCAGTCTTGATTTGAAGCAAAGCAATCTTTTCAATGTGGTATTAACTGATAACACAAATGTAACAAAGATTGAGTTCACAAATGGAACAAGAGGTCAAAAGTTTATTTTGAGAATTACACAAGTAGCCGATGGCGAAACAGCAGCTACAGTAGCTTGGACTGATGTTGACTACAATACTACCGGTGGTGGTGCAACCGTCAGATGGGCTGGAAACACAATTCCTACCATGACAACCAACACTGGGCATACAGACGTTTATGGATTTCTTTGCACGAACGCTGCCGGTACTGCATTTGATGGATTTATTATAGGTCAGGACTTACCAGACTAATGCCAAATTATCCCGTACCACACGATCCTATATATTCAGCAACCGGAAGGCAGAGGATAACGGTAGCTACCGATTTAGCTATATCTTCCTGCTCTGCCAGTGCTGATCAATCCGAAGAGGGGCTTGGTGACTGGCAAGAAGACGCTTCAGCTATTCATGGTGGATCAGTCGATGAGACCGATTCAAATGGCCCAATCTACCAAGTGGTCTACAGTGCCGCCAACAACGCAACGGTGATGGTTGGCGATTGGGTTACTGCTTATAAAATGGAGGTGGCACTGGGGGAGCCGTATGATTTAGACGCTGAAAATTGGGAGTCCATATATACCTACAAAGTTGTGAAACGAGTTAACAACACAACCCTCTGGGTGAAATATATAACGGACAGTGCTAGTAGTGGAGACGATTCCCCTTGCGACCTACCAGATGGAGAGGGTAGCTCAGGATCTCCCGGCAAGGCACCCCACACCTTCACTAGAGATTTGGGTGGTGCGTTTATGGCGTTTGTGGAGTAATACATGGAAAAGAAAAAATTAAGGTTTGACGCAAAGCAGGTTATGAACAAGTGTGAATGTTCAAAGCCGGGGTTTTGCAGTTTTTATTCACAGAATATGTCGGCTATCCCACCCAACTGGCAATGGTGTCAAGATGCCACACCAGAGGAAAGGATTTGGTACAAAGAACAGGTTGATAAAAAACATGACAGACAGTCATACAGGTTGTGCGGAAAATTTATTACCATCAACAATATGATGCATGTAATTAAGACCAAGCTATTACCCAAATTAGGACGTTTAAACCTAAAGGGTGTAGCCGGAATTCCTAGGTCAGGAGTATTTCCCGCTAGTATAGTGGCGATGTGGTTGAATGTTCCTATATACTCTTTCGACAAAGAAGGTAACATATCACCGCTTTCTGCACTAAGCAAATTCGGTGGGTTCAGGATGCAGAATTATGAAGAGGGCGATGGAAAAATACTTATTCTTGATGACACGCTTTATGGTGGCATCGCAATAAAGAATACAAGAGAAATTGTCGGTAAAAGAGATGACGTTGTATATGGCGTAGTTTACGTTCATTCAAGCCGACCCAGCGACGTAGATGTTTATGGTGAGATCCTAGATCCTCCACACCTACTAGAGTGGAATTTCTTTAATAGTTCGTATGTGGAAAATTCCTTCTTGGACTTTGATGGAATACTATGCCCCAACGTACCCTACGAATGCACACTAGACGAAGAAAAATATATTGATTATATAACAAATGTGGAACCCCTGTATCACAGATTGCCAACGACATACAAGTGCAAGGGTATCATAACAGCAAGGCTTGAAAAATATAAAGACATCACCAAGGCATGGCTAAAGAAATACGACGTGGCATATGAGAATCTAATTATGTTCCCCACCGAGAGAGAGAAAGAAAGAGATGCGGACCATATCAACGAGGCTGCAAGCTTTAAGGCTAAAGTCGTCAGCAGATTCCCACCGTGTTATTATATTGAGAGTGAACCATCAGAAGCTAGGGTCATGAGAGAAAAAGCCTTTGAAACAACGATTATTTGTCCAGATGAAGGAAAATTTGCATAATGGAAAGAATTATAGAATACGAGACATCTCAAGAAATGTTTTTAGATGTACCGAAAGACGGAGTAGGGGCAGAAATTGGAGTCTGCAAAGGGGCGGGTGCTATAAATTTATGGCACATAACAAAACCTATAAAGATGTACCTTTGCGATGTCTGGAGAGAGCGTCATCCAAATTTAGGCCTCATTGCAGAACCTGAATTATGGGAGGACGACCACCGAGATTTAGTTAGCTCACTATTTTCAAGAGAAATTAAAAATGGAAAGGTAGAGATCGTTAGACAGTGGGGAGCCACCTTTTTATCCAGCCTAGAAGATGACTGCTTAGATTGGGTCTATATAGATGCCTGCCATGATTACAAGCCGGTTGCGATGGAAATTGAAAGTGCACTACGGAAAGTCAGAAAGGGCGGTTTAATAATGGGACATGACTATGTTACCAACTGTCAAGTTTGGCGAGCTGGTGTTATCAGAGCTGTTAACGAAAGGATTCAAAGTGGCGACATGAAGATGATAGGAATTACGATAGAAAAGTTCCCAAGTTACATGTGCGAAGTTTTATGATATATCTGCCAAAACGGGCGGTGTTTATACACATACCAAGAACTGGCGGCAATTCGATCAAAAATGCTATAGCGAGTAGTTGCGTAGGACATGGGATAGCGTGCCTAATTAGCACAACTCCTAACTTTATAAAAGAATTTGAAATGATCCAAGGTCATCAGACGGCTTATAATTTAAAACCATACATAAAAGAATGGGACGATATTTACCGATTTGCAGTTCACAGACCACAAAAAGATAGATTTGAAAGCATGTTTAGACTCATAGAAAACGTTAGAGACAAGGGGAGCTGTACACATCCAAATATTCATGAAGAAATTAAAGAAGTGGTGTGCAGAGATGACTACAGAGAGTGGATTTTAGAAAACTGGAATGACCACACAACGGAATTTTTTACAAAAGGAAAGCACGGCGAGGATCTTGGGGTTGAGCTATACAACTTTGATGAATTAAATATCCAATGGGACATGATATGTGATAAGTGCCAAATCCCAAGATGCACCCTACCTAAATTGTGCGAAAGTTTTTAGACATGTTATACCTACCCAAGAGAGCCGCCTTTATTCACATACCAAGAACTGGTGGTCACTCAGTAAAATCCGCCATTAGTAATGTTTGCCTGAGACACAATATACCGGTTGTCGCCAGCACTATTCCCGGCTGGATAAAACAATACGATAGAGTTGAGATACATCAAAGAGGGGTTAATCTTAAAGGCTACATAAGAGAATGGAAAGACATTTATAGATTCACTATTCACAGATCCGTGGAAGATAGAATTAAAAGCGCCATAAAATGGGTAGAGCACCTGAGAAGTACAGATTTTCATAAAAACCCCAATACCGCAGAAGAAATGAAAGAATTTATTGGACGAGACGATTACATAGACAACATAAGAGACACTTGGACTCCTTACACCACTCAGTTTTTCACAGAAGGGGATTACGGTGAAGATCTTGGTGTGGAAGTCTACAAATTTGAAGAATTAAACGATAGATGGCACGAAATATGTGATAAATGTCAGATACCAAGATGTGAGTTACCCCACCTCAACACCAATAGGTAAAACACTATATATTTGCTAAAACCGTGTATAATATGTAAATCACTCTAGTTTTATTAGGAGATATAATAATGGCAGTTTTTGAACTAGCAATCGCAGACGAAGACGTGGCAAGGGTCTTTGACGCCATTTGCGCCAATTATGGTCGTGTAGATCAGGTTGTCAATCCAGACTATGATGCGTCCGCGACCGTTGCGAATCCAGATTTCGACCCAGCAGAGCCTGAGTCCCCAGAGAACCCTAGCACCATACCAGATCCCGACCAACAGGAGATGATAGACAACCCGGAAGATCAGGGGCAGTTTGTACACAGAATAGTTAGACAGTTTTTGTCTGAACACGTACAATCCTATGAAGTTGGATTGGCAAGGTCACAGGCTGTCGAAGCTCTGGACACTTCAGTAGAAATTAGCGACCCCGCAGTATAATGTTTGGATCTGAAACACTTAGCGAACTTCCAATTTGCTCTTCTGAACAGATGTTGTTCAAAAGCAATGGTGAGGTTATTTCGCTAGTGCTATCAGTGCAAAATACAATTAACGTCAGCTTAAGTATTCAAAAATGATAGTAGAAGTAAGTTTAAACATACAGAAATCTACAGAGACAACCCTCAATATTGAAGGGGTTCTCTTTGATTTGGGGTTAAACATTCAGACAAGTCTACCAATTACTTTGATAAGGTAAAAAGATGGCTAGTGAAATTCACCAAGACGATGTGGGGACAAGATTTTTAATTACGGTTAAAGATGACGGTAGCCTCGTAAACATTTCTGGTGTTAGCGGGGGGTCCATTCATCAGGTCAGCTTTAAGAAGCCGAGCGACACAGTAATAAACAGAAACGCAACGCTTCAGGACTATGGAATTTCTGGCGTAATGTATTACGATACGGTTGCCGGAGACTTGGACGAAGCTGGATTATATAAACTCCAAGCTAAAGTGGTCGTCCCAAGCGGTACGTACTACACAGATATTTATAGTTTTAAAGTCCATAGCAATATATAGGTGATTTATGTCTTGGCAAGGTCAAATGTCCACAATTGTTAGACATCTCGTTAATGATGTTGACTCTTCCGCATACACTTTTTCTACTCAGAGAATAGAAACTACGCTTTTGGTCGCGGCCCAACTTATGACCATGAACGTAGATTTTGGTAATGATTACACTATCAACGTGGAGGCCATAACCCTATCACCAGATCCGACAGATACAGCAACGAAGGATGACCCCTTTATAACTTTGAGTTGTTTACGTGCTGCGTGTATAATAATTGGTAGTGAGATAAGAAAAGAGTCCGGAAACGCCATATCAATTAAAGATGGCCCCTCCGCTATTGACCTACGAGGCGTTACGCAAACATTAATTGTTTTATACAAAGATTTATGTGATAAATACGAACATTCACTATTAGAATATAGAGCTGGCAATGGTGTTGTCGGACAGTCAATACTTGGTCCCTATAGCCCCGGCTCCGATGCTATTTCAAGAAGCAATGCGGGTCATAGGTCAGGTGGATATTTTGATTACTAAAGGAGATTTTAAATGCCTACAATGAAAAGCTCTGGCGATTTAATTGCCAGTATTACTTTAGATATGGCTGACAATAATGCTGGGTTAATTTCAGCAGAAGATGTCCGTCACAACATGGAAGACACAGCGTTTTCCATAAATAGAATAGTTGCCAGTGGCGACACAGAGGTTGAGTTCCCATTTTTCCACAATGTCACTATCGCGGCTACCGGCAGAACGGTAAACGATGTTGATGGCAAGCTTATTATGCACTCTGGAATTCAATTTCCAAACGCGCCAAACGGTGATACCAGTGTCCTGCAACTGGTTCCTTACCCCGGACCTTGGGCTATTAATCATAACCAATTAACCAACTTAGCTGTCGGCCACGTCCACACACAATACTACCATATAGACGGAGTTGACCAGTCAAACAACGTATTGAACGGCAACATGCCGGTTAGGCATGATAACTGGATCAATGCTTCTGGCTATGACTCAGTTGGTTTCAAGTTTGTTCCCGTAAATGGCCATGATCAAGAGATTTATACCTCTGGAACACTAAGATTTGGAGACAACTCCAGCATACCAAACGGCAAGGTTGGAGCAAAGGCTTGGTGCAACTTTAATGCTAGTGGCAATCTAGATGGCAACCTTAACCTGCCCTACATAAGATCTTGGCACAATATTAGCGGTATAGAAAGATTGGCCCCCGGAAAGCTAAAGATTACTTTCCCGTCCGGACTGTTTAATGACAATGATTATGTGGCCATTGGCCATAGTCATGGTACTGTGGCTTCTGGAAGTAAAGAAGACATGGTAGTAAACACTGTTGGTACCGTAATGCGACGTGGCAATGATGGACCTGATGATGTAAATAATCCAAGAACTTGCACTTATGTTATCAGGACTGAAACTGGTGACTATGTAGATTCTGAGATATGTGATTTTGTGGCATACGGTTATGAGCCGGGAGAGACTTCCGGAATCGTACCAGAAATGACACGCTCTGCTAGCTATAGTGAAAACGGTTAATTTTCAATAAGGGTTTAAAATGCACTCCAACATAGTAGTATTATCAGACAGAATCAAAGAACTTTCCCACACCAAGGGGCAAGACCCGTTTGTTCTCGACGGAGAGCTTGCTGGATTTAGCCCTTTTGGTGATTTCTACAAGTACGGAGATGTTGTCTATTATGCTGCTACCGATGGAACCTATTACGAGATGGGTTCCGGTGAATATAGACAAAGTGGCTCAGATAATGAGCTAACAAGGTTCCCATTAAGAAGTTCTGCCTTAGATTCTGGCCCTTACTACTTAAATGGAGATAGCGCTAGTGGCCCAACAAGAGGGCAACAAGGTTATTTTCACCCACTGTATTTAACTAAGTCTGCTGCACTAGCAGTCGCTGGAGCTACCAGCGCTCACACACATACCTTCTCTGGCTATCATGGCAATACCTTCTACATGCCCAATAACCATGCGGGCCATGCGGAACCCTCTCACGCCGGACTTAGCGGTGTTGATTATGTAGCCTCTGGGCAGCCGTTTAATTTTCCAGACTTTGGAATCAAAGAAGTTTACGTAACTTATCCCGGAAAATATTCAGTATTTACTGGTTATGGCATAAGCGGCTTCAAGGAACCACAAAATAGCGGTTTAGCGGTTTGGGGTAGTGAACAGCTTTTAAATTATGATGATAATATATTATGGTCTGTTTCTGGAGCTAGACTTGGTATCTCACAAACAGATCCTAAATATGCCATAGATATTGGGGGTATTAGATCTTATTCTCAAGTTAGGGCTTCTGGCTTTATTGATGGAGGTTCTGGCGTTCTCTTTTCTGGCGGCCAAGCCTTACCGCAGGATGCAACCAAAACCGCCTCTGGTGGCACACAGCTAGAGCCATTTTTTAGAAATGAGTTAGATGGTACGACCGGCACAAATGCCGTATTCTTTTTAAGCGGAGTGGTAGATGAAAGATTTTGCTTCCTACCACAAGAGAAGGGTACGATTTTTTCCGGTCCGCCGAGCGGATGCGAAGCGGTTGGCTGTAGCCCAGATGTTCCAACCTTTAGGTACTTACAACTAGAAGATATCCCCGATCTTTCCACGCGATATGTTGTCCAAGACAAGGCGATGGATGAAGATCCAGACACCCTTACTGCTGGCTCCGTAGCCCTCTATAAAGAAAGCGGCATTATCACATACGATGATAAGTTTGTTTTCTTAAAATCTAGTAACAGAGTAGGCATTGGGGCGAACGACCCTATATTTTCACTGGACGTTAGAGGCGGCAACATTGGCGTTAGTGGCGATATTATTACGTCTGGAGATATTTACACTGCGTACGGTAGCAATGTACATTCTAGCGGGGGCGTATTTGCCAGAACAGATTCCTATTTTGGCAATGATGTGACAATCAGTGGTGATCTTTTTGTTAAAGGTACCACTACCTATAATGACAGTACGAATGTTACGATTCAAGACAAACAGTTGGAGCTAGCCTCTACTAGTGGCAATGACTCTTCCTCCAGCGTAGACCACCTTGTTGATGACGGAGGCGTTGTAATAAGATCCTCTGGCGATGGGGCTATAGACACTGGCGATAAAAAATGGACTTGGAAAAGCGGTTCGAACACATGGGCTGCCGCAACATCTAATAATGAAAAGCTGGGCATTACAACTAGCGGCCTTATATTTAATGATAGCTCTGTAGTTAGTGGTGCTTATGTGGGCGGAAGCGGTCTAACGCTTGACGACGGAAGAGTTTTTCAGATTGGCAACATGTTTAAGGTTGGAGCAATTTCTTCCGGCTATGTTAATCCAACACTTGCCTACACCACGCACCAAATACACCAAGGCACCGAGGTTGCGTTCAGTGGGCTAAGAGGTCTTGCAGTTGGCATAAGCGGCATAGCGACTACACCTTCTGGGGGAATAATATTTGACCCCTCTGAGTTATCAGGTATTCTTCAATATGGTATTGACAATACGACAGATTACTCTTTCAAGGTTAGTGACGGCACGACGAATCCCCCCGAAACTATATCCTCAGCAGATACTGTGTTTATAAGCGGGGCTAGCGGGTGTGAAGTATTATATCATTCCGATGTCAACCTATTTGCTGTAACTGCTAATGGACTATCTGGATATCTTGATGGAAGAATTGGATCTGCTGTTGACTATGCCAACTGGGTAGTTGGAGTTGGGGGTGGTACAGATGCTATAGCCTCTACAAATACAGTTAATTTCTCCGGCGTAGACCACGTAACCGTTGGGTACAACTCAAGCTCAAATGTAATGAAATTTTCCGCCTCCGGCCTTGAGGCGGTTGTAAATGCTAGTGGCGCGGCAGTCTCTGGTTTAGCAAACACAGCAATCACTGCGGTTTCTGGGTTCGCTTTTGGTCACGATAAAGCAACTTCTGGTATATTACAAGTCGGTGTCAATTTAGTCTCTGGGTATGTGAACGATAAAATTGGCGGCTTAGGCGGCGGTTATGGACACTGGAAACTAAGTGATGGCCTAACAGATTTTGACAATATTAGTAGCTCAGAAGGCGTTAACATTTCTGGCATAAGTGGTATTACCACCCAATACACAGCCTCAAGTAACCACCTAATTTTTAGTGCAGGCCTCGCTTCGGGCAATCTACAGTATGAGATAGATTCGTCTGGAGCAGCCGTTTCTGGAATATCAAAAACAGCTATTGCAGCCGTTTCTGGCTTTGCGGCGGGTAGTATTGATACGAGCGCCCTTACATTTAGTGACGGCTTAGTTAGAACGGCGGATGACGTTAGTCCCGTAAGTGGAGCAATTGGTTCCGGAGCAATGGCAATCGGAAGGCTTGCGGGTCACAATGCCCTCGGAGGAAGTCATGCGTCCATTGCGGTTGGTAGCGGAGCTGCCCAAAGTTCTAGCGGTAATATTCAAAGTATCTTTATAGGAACGAACGCCGGAACATCTTCTAGTGGTAATAGTTACGTTGTGGCCGTTGGCTCTCGCGCCGGAGCATATATCAACGCCGACTCTGAAAGCTCTAACTTTATAGGGAGAGATGCTGGCTTACAGTCGAGCGGCTGTGATAATTCTAACTTTATAGGTATCCATGCTGGACGTGTCGCAAGTGGCTGCTCTAACACCAACATGATTGGTAATCGAGCAGGACTATATGGCAGCGGCATTAACAATAGTAATGCTATGGGTAGATATGCTGCCGCAGAAGTCTTAGGTGCAAACCACACCAACTTTATCGGTGACTATGCTGGTTCCGGAGCGCATGGTTTTGCATCCTCAAATATCATTGGTCGTGAAGCTGGATACCAAGCCGTTGCCCAATCTGGCATGGGGGGGTCTGTACCAAGTAGCGGCATTGTTAACTTCATCGGTCATTCTGCTGGTGCGTACTCCTTTAAGGCGACACAGGGTAATTTCATTGGTGCGCTCGCGGGTTATAGCTCTAGTGGGAACACGGACGCGGTTGCTATAGGAACAAGGAGTTTGAAAGATTCCGCATGGATGGGCGGCTCTGTCAACCTAGGATACGAAGCCGGTATGGGTTCCTCTGGGATCAGGGGTGTTAATATTGGCTATGGAGCTGGCGTATCGTCGTCAGGGTGGACAACCTATCAGTATACTTTCGATTCCTCGCTGGTACACAGCGTTGCGATAGGCTACTATGCTGGTCGATCTGCTGTACTAGACAAGCATAATATTATGTTGGGCTACAAGGCTGGTGAATCTAGCCATGGGATGAGTGAAAATATAGCTATCGGCAGGGAGTCTATGCAAGGCTATATGGGTCATCAGCGTGGATCACTTACACAGGGTAACGTTTTCATTGGCCAAACTGCGGGCCAGCAAGCCAGTGGTCTGAATAGGTGTGTAGGAATCGGAAGGCAGGCATTGCAGAACGCGAGCGGTATGGCCGACACTCTGGATGGAAGCTGGAACGACGTGGCGATTGGCTACTTTGCAGGAAAAGACAGCTACAATGCATCTAACAATCAGCTTCTAGGATATGGAGCTGGAGCTTATTCCTCCGGTAATAAAGAAACGTCTATGCTGGGCCACATGGCTGGATACTTACTGGCCACAACTGAAAAAGCTACAGTCATTGGCTACAAAGCTGGTGAGGAAGCGAATAGGCAGCATTATTCGACATACGTCGGCCCCTATGCCGGGAGACATGCTCAAGGCAAGGATTCGACTTCATCATATAATAGGCATATTGGCATTGGCATGGAAGCAGGGTCTTATTCTAGCGGGATTGCCCGTCAAATTAGTATTGGGGTCGAGGCCGGTAAGCAGTACAACGGTAGAATTTCAAGCACAGTCCACAGCAATAATATCATGATAGGCTATCAGGCTGGAATATCGGGATGTGGTGCTTATAATACTCTCATCGGCTACAACGCTGGTGGCGGTCAGGTATTAAATCGTGCGATTGTGCTTAACAACGACACACCTACGAACAACACGTCGTGGGTTAGTACCTCACCTGAAGATTACGTCGTTGCTATCGGAAAGGGTTTCTTCCAGCACAATACAAATGCGGTAACGCAGATCGGGAAAAAACCGACCACTGCCGCAGAGTTCAGTGCCCACCTTTTAAAACTGGCAAACCATTCAACTGATAAAACAGGCCTGAAGACAACGATGTATAGCTCTTATCAGGTTGCCGACCAAATACAGGCATCCACCGATGAGTATGACTTTGCAAACACGATTGTTAATGCTGAAGGTTTCCTACAGCTCCCCATAGCTTTAAATACCACCGGCACCGGTGCTACTAGACAGTTGTATACGCATTCGAGCAGCACTATTGCTAAATATGAGATTTCACGAGTAGAAGGTACGGTTTGTATAGTAAAGAGTGGAAGTAATTATAATCTCGCTACTTACTTAAACGGACAGTGGCGAAAAATGGTTGATACATTCAATGCGTGGTAACCCTAGTCGAAGCAAATAATAGTTATTAATTTTTTAATAAAACGGAGAGAAAAATGCCTGACGAGATAGTAAGAAAAGCGAAGGCTTCTACCGACATAAAGAACGGCTCAATAGTCGTTTCAGTTCAAGAAAATGGTGATACGGCGAATAGACGAATAGATCCAGAAGTAAACCAATTCGTTGCTTCTGGAACACACTATTCTCGCCTGAACACACGTTTTGATGAGCACTATGGCGGTGGTCCAAGCTAATGCCTGTAACCATACCCCAAAGCGTTTTCGATAAGTACTACGATGTAGTTGATTCCACATTTAACATATTTGGAGTCACATGTCAATTGGTATATATTGAAAAGGTAGAGGAGATTTCTAACAGCTATAATAATATTCCAAGCAATAATTCGGTGAATGCCCACAGAAGACCACAGGACCAGTATAAAAGACAGAATAAAGTCTTTAAAGAAGTTGAAAAAACTGAAGACCTAAAATTAAAGGTTTACTGGGACAGTAAAAGCTGGGTCAAGGTTGGAGGGGAAATAGTGGTTCCCGACAATGCCATCCAGACTATATTTTACGCTACAGATTTGCCGAAGATTGTGCGTGCAAAAGAATTAATCGTCCACAAAGATATTAAAGACTATAAGGAAATGAGATTCAAAATGTCAGGCGAACCATTTCCCATGGGACTAAAACAGAATAGATACTTTGGCTGTTTTTGGGAGAGAAGCGTGTGACCATCTCAATTACGCTTAACGACTCAAATGCTGAAATATCTAAAAAGATAAATAAGATATTAAGCGAACAAATAAGCAAAACCATAATAAAAAATCGTGCAAAAGTAACAAGGAGATTGAAGGAGGCAATCAAAGGGTGGTTACGGCAGTCGCCAGAAGTCAGTAGCCTTTTGGCTCAAGGGGTTCCAGAAAGTTTAAATGCGCTATTTGGACTACCGCCGGGAGCCGCCCACGCCGCCGTTAGCGCAATAGTAGATTCTGTAGCAGACGCTTCAGAAATAAGGATTAGTAGACTTTCTTCCAACTTTTCCGGAGAGATTGTTTTTAATTTTCAAGAAAAATCACTAAGCAATTTGATTGGCCTAGGAGAAGGCCACCAGATCACTGCGTTTGGTGAGGACTTGCACTGGTTAGATTGGTTGATAACAAAGGGTGATACAATTATAGTAAAGGGGTTCTTTTACCAGCCTTCCAATAAAGGTCGTTCCGGAGGTGGAACTATGAAAATTGGTGGCTCTTTTAGGGTTCCCCCCGAACATGCAGGTACTGCTGGAAATAACTTTATAACTAGGGCGTTTGCAGGAAAAGAGAAAGAAGTTTCCAATGTTCTAACTCAATTATTGGTATAAGGTATGTCTGATTATTATTCACCGTTGAAGGGCTTTACCTCTGTACATCAGTCTACTTTAAGTAATGATATACAGGATAATCTAATAGAGTATTTTGATTGGTCTTTACTTGAGAAGGGCAACTATTTTAACAGTACACTAGGGGAATCATCCCCAAGTTCGCAGGATTACAGCAGATTAAGGCTGTCAAAAAATGACAATTTTGTAGCCGGTCAAGCGTGGGAAGGGTTTAGGAAAAACTGGATTTGGCAAAGTGGTGTCTCAGGGGTTGCGGGATTAGATGACCCAATCACTGGGAGCAATCATGAGATCCCCGGAATTTCGGGTGTGTGGGTAGATGATACCTTCTACGCATCAGATACTACTGGTGACTATTCCCACTACGTTGATTACTTTAATGGAAGGATTGTGTTCGATAGTGCGATCCCTACGGGGTCAAAAGTCCAAGCAGAGCATAGTTATAAGTATATAAATGTTATTTATGCTAATAATTTGCCTTGGATACAGGAATTACAGGCCAAAAGCCTAGCGGTGGCCTCAAATTTCCTTACTAACGAAAAGGGTGATGTAAATGTGCCGCAGGAAGCTAAGGTTCAATTGCCGATGATAGCAGTAGAGGTAGTGCCTCTCAGGACATTTCAGGGCTATCAATTGGGTGGTGGACAATGGGTCTTCACAGATGTGATTTTCCATTGTATAGCTGAGGATGAAGTAACTAGAAATAAGCTAATAGATATAGTTTCATTACAAAATGATAAGAATATCTCTTTTTTCGATAGCAATAGCATAAATTCGGCTGGTAAGTTCCCTATAGACTACAAGGGAACGCCAGTCCCAAGCGCTTTGAGATATCCAGATCTAGTTGAACAGTATTATGGCGGAAAAATGAGGATAACAAAGGCTTCTGTACAGCAAATGCAGATGATAGACTCCAATATTTTTGGAGGGGTAGTCAGAGTGACTACAGACGTAATAAAATCAAATATTTAACTTTTTCGTGTATAAATTAGTAGAAAATCTTTTTTCCATTAGAGGAGAGAAAAAATGTCAGATAATAAAAGAATATTTTATGCAACACAGGCAGTAGGCATACAGCCCTTCCAAGATGGTGGAGATATCACCGCTGCGGAGATGGTCCATGGTCTACAAAGTGTTGGCATGAATACAACCTTCAACTTGGAACAAGCTTTTGAACTTGGCCAGATTGAAATTTACGAAAACATCGAAGGTACTCCAGATGTCGAGGTGACGTTAGAGAAAGTTCTTGATGGATATCCACTTATATATCACTTGGCCAGCGTTGGCGGTCTAGACGGCACTCCGGGCGGCTCTGGCCTTGTTGGTCGATCTAAGTCTCAGTGTGACCTTAGACTTGGTATCTTCCCAGACGATAAAAATAATGTTAGTGCGGGTAATGCCTCAGCTGAAGCTGAAGTTTACTGCTCTGGCCTTTTCATTAGTTCTGTTTCGTACACCATCCCGACTGATGGTAGCATGACAGAATCTGTCACCTTGGTTGGTAACAATAAGCAGTGGTTAACTTCTAGTCAAAAGCTTACAGCTACGGCAGTTGATGCCTTTGACGGGCAAGATAGCCCGGCTGCCCTTACTTCTGGTGCTGTTGATGGTTCGATTACCGCATCTGGTGGTGTACAGCAACGTGAGGACGTTCTAATGTCCGGATGCATTTTCCCAAATAGTATCATGGGTGTTGTTGGTAGCGGATACGCCAATGCGTTTGATCCGGGAGCAAATAGCCCCAGAATTCACGTTCAAAGCTTCTCAGTTAGCACGGACTTCTCTCGTGAAGACATTTTGGAACTGGGTAGAAAGACGCCTTATACACGTCCTGCTACGTTCCCGATTGAAGTAACCTGTGAGATTGAAGCTATTACCACGTCTGGTGACTTTGTAAATGCTTATGAGTTTGGAGACTCTGCGTTAGACGGCACCATAGCTTCTGGTAATAATACTTCAGATGAAGATATCTTCGTCTGCACTAGAGCTGGTTACGCTTGGGACTTGGGCCGTAAGAACAGACTCTCCAGCGTGAGCTATGGAGGGGGTGACGCAACTGGTGGTAACGCTACGTGTACCTACAGTTACACCAACTTCAACGAGCTTGATGTTCAGGATCTGGGAGCTAATGGATATATTGGATTTGAAGTACTGAAAGAGCTGAATGGTGCGGATGCGGTTGCAACATTCGCAACTGGCGTCTTCTATCAAGATTAATTTGACTTTGCAGTAGGAATATGGCTACTGTGGACTGACTTTATAACTTGCGATAGCTAAGATTTAGGAAAGGCAAGTAATGTTATAAGGTAAAAGGAAAGGAATATATACTATGATATACACATACTCCCGCCGTGAGGTTTTGTAATGAAGCACCATGAGCGGGAGTATTTTGTTTCTAGACTAAGGTCTGGCATTTATATCATTGACTATGACAATATTAAGCTCAAAGTAGTCACACCAAATATAGAAGATGAGTTTTATATAAATCAAACGTTTATGGATGCATACAATGAGGCTTATCAGCAAGACCTGATGACTCAGGACGAGATGCTAGAATGGATGTATGAAAAAGAACTATGGACAGAGGAGGGCGACAAAAAGATAAAGGATCTGGAAGATAATATAGACAAATTAAAAATCCAGATGTTTGAAAATAGATACAAACATAACGTCAGGGAAACCGCCAGAGCCTACTTAAGGGCTACTGAGAAGGCGTTAAAAGAAGAGTCGGCCAAAAGAGATTCGCACTATGAGAATACATGCGAGGGAATTGCTTTTATAAAGAGGTGTTTGGAGCATGTTAAAAGATGCACCTATCTAGGCAATGAACTTTGCGATTTTTCCACGATAGATGCCAATAGGATCTTTTCACTATTAACTACTAGTTACTTTAAAGAGGGAGAAATACGGGAGTTAGCGAGAAATGAACCTTGGAGGTCAATCTGGTTAATGAAGGATGAGACCGGCCAAGATTTGTTCCAAAACTCTTCAAAACAAGAGCTATCTTTTGACCAGAGGAATATTTGTATCTGGTCTAGAATGTATGATAATGCCCAAGAATCAATGGAGTGTCCCGGAGATGAAGTCATAGATGATGACGATTTGCTAGACGGATGGTTTATTATTCAAAGGAAGAAACAGGAAAAAGAGAAGCTTCAGTCGGAGGTTGCGAACATGACAAATAACGAGAAAATAACAAACTCAGAAGAAGTTTACATTTTTACGGATAGCGCAGAAGAAGCAGAAAGAATCAATGATGCAAACTCGCTGCACATGCAAATACTCAAAAAGCAGAGGATAGCCCAAGTCAAGGCTGCGGGAGGAGAAATTCAGGACCAGTACCTTCAAGATAAACAGCTGGAACTAAGACAGATGTCTAATGAACAATACAAAAATAAATTTAGGAGATAGATTAAGATGGATGAATTTGACAAATTAATAAGGGAGCAGAAGGAGTATAAGTCGCAAAGAGATGAGAAATATAAGCACGATTCAAAGTTTAGACTTTCCAAAATACTCAGGAAAAAAGTCGAGACTACTATGATTGGCGCCCTAAGTTCAATAGAAGAGCATTTTTGTTTTTTATGGACGGGGAAGGATGGGGAGGAGTTATCCCCGGAGCAAAAGATAATGTTCGATACTTTTCAAAAGGTTCGCTCTGAGATACTAGACAAGGGAAATACCCAAGCTAGAAACATAGACGCAGAGCTGAACCAGTACGACATTAAATGGTTAAGATATTCTGTAGACATACCAGTACAAACTAAGGAGGACTAGGATATGAGTCGAGAAGAAAAAGAAGTAACAGTAGATGGCAAAAAGATAACCGTGTACGTTAAAAAGCCGTCAAATGAAGATATTTCCAATGCCGACATGCACAGGGCGAGAGTCTGGAATAAGTGTATCAGAGAGGGGATTATCACCAAAAAAGAGCTAAAGTCACTAATGGAGGAACGTGGAATTTGGGATAAGTCAAAGAGTGACAAGGAGTCAGATATTGGTGACGAGATATCAAAAATGGAAAAAACCCTTTATAGGGGGTCAGACGGTAAAAAACCTAAAGTTTCTGATGGCAAGAAGCTGGCTGTAGGTATGCGTGAGTTAAGGGCAGAGCTTAGAGAGTTGATATCAGAAAGGCTTGCTTTAGAGGAAAATACCGCTGAGGCACTATCTGATAACGCTAGATTCGACTACTTCGTAGCTAACTGCACATTTTACAAAGATTCCGATAAAAGAGTGTATAATAACGTGGAAGACTACAACACCAAAAGCTCAGATCAGATTGCTTTTGCTGCCGCCTCCATGTTAGGAAATATACTCTACAATCTGGACTCAGACTTTGAGAAGAAGCTACCAGAAAACAAGTGGTTAAGGATGTTTGAGCTGGCGGACGAAGAGGGAAACCTCGTCAACCACGATGGCCAAAGAGTTGACGCCACCGGAAACGTAATCAATGATCTTGGGCACTATCTGGATGAAGATGGCAACAGGATTGACATTGACGGTAACCCATTAGATGAGAATGGGAATTACGAAGTGGTTGATTACGTAAATGACCTTGCTCCGCCCAAAAAGAAAAGGGCTACCAGAAAAGCGAAGGTCACCAAAGAGAAAGCAACTGAAGCAGCCGAAGTGGCTGAAACAACTGAAATTACGGAGAGCTAAGGGGAGAGTGTAGTCGCCTATTTTAGAGAGATCAAATGTCTAAATTTGTACTGACTGCACAGTTAAAACTACAGGCACCGACCAACACCAGCCAAGTTGTGAACCAAATGAGGTCACAGCTCAAGGGTTTGTCTGTACCTGTTAAGGTTACCGGTGCCTCAAAAGCAACTAAGCAAATCAAGCAGGTCACTACCGCTACCAAGGAAGCGGCGGGTGCCGCTCAAGATATGGGTAGATCTTTTGGGTTAGCCCTAAAGAGGTTTGCCGCCTTTACTGTTGCCAGTAGGGCCGTTAGTCTTTTTACTAACACTATCGCGGGCGCCGTTGATGAAGCGATTGACTTTCAGCGAGAACTTGTAAAAATCTCGCAGGTTACCGGCAAGAGCGTAAAAGATCTTAAAGGGCTTAGTAAGGAGATTACCAATCTCTCTGTATCTCTAGGTACTTCTTCTAAAGAGTTACTGAATGCTACTAGAATTCTAGCTCAAGCTGGTATTCAAGCTACTGATCTGAAAGTTGCGTTAGAAGCTCTGGCTAAGACCACCCTTGCTCCTACATTTGAGGATATCAACAAGACGGCTGAAGGCGCTGTTGCCATTTTAGCCCAGTTTGGCCAAGGTGTTGGTAAACTAAAAGAGCAGCTTGGTGCCATTAATGCTGTTGCTGGACAGTTTGCCGTTGAGTCCGGAGACCTTATTGGCGCTATTCGCCGTACTGGTGGTGTCTTTAAAGCCGCTGGTGGCGACCTGAATGAATTCTTAGGTTTGTTCACATCTATTCGTGCAACGACTCGTGAAAGCGCAGAGTCTATTGCTACTGGTTTACGTACCATTCTTACACGTATTCAGAGACCAACTACCCTTCAGTACCTAAAAGAGTTAGGTATTAGCCTTACTGATATGCAGGGTAACTTTGTAGGCCCGATGGAGGCCGTAAAGAGATTGAGCAAGGCACTTGGAGATGTGCCAGCGGGCGATGTAAAGTTTATTCAGATCGCTGAACAGCTTGGTGGCTTCCGACAGATTGGTAAGGTCATTCCCTTACTGCAAGAATTTGAATTGGCAGAGAGGGCTAGACAGGCAGCTATAGCTGGAGCTTCAAGTCTTGATAAAGATGCCGCTACTGCACAGCAGGCCTTAGCCGTACAAATACAAAAGACCAAAGAAGAATTTCTTGCCTTGGTTCGTGGTCTTACTGAAACCACCTCTTTTCAGGTGATGGTTAAAACCGCGCTGAACTTAGCTAGTGCATTAATCAAAGTTGGCGAAGCTCTAAAACCATTGATACCCCTAATTGGTGCTTTTGCCGCATTTAAGTTTGCTGGCGCCATGTCTTCGTTCGGCAAGGGGGCCGCAGGAGCACTCAAAGGTCTTTCCGCCAAAGCTGAGGGTGGAAGGGTTATGGCAATGGCTAGGGGTGGCATGGTTCCCGGCACAGGTAATCGTGACACTGTTCCCGCAATGCTTCAGCCGGGAGAGTTTGTAATACGCAAGAGTAGCGTTAGAAAGCTTGGTGCTGGACGGCTTGCAGGCATGAACAAATATGCTGCTGGTGGACAGGTTTCTAGTTTTCCCTCTTCAAAGGGCTATGTAAAATATGAAGATGAAACCTTCTATAAAGGTAAAGGCAAGAAATTCAACACGGCCCCAGTCAGAGGTTCCGGAGCCACCAGATTCAATGAAGACGATTCATTCTCGCTAGACCTACAGAAAAGAGGCATTAATCTTAATCAGTACAAAAAGAGAATAGAGGCAGACAAAGGCCTGACGGCGAAATTCAATAAATACCAAAAGCTAGCCGCTAATAGGAAACACCAAGCAAGAGGTTTAGCATTTGAAGGTTTGCTGAATTCCCTCGGTATAGCAAAAACCGCCGGTGGTAGCTCAAGAATGGATGCTATGGATGGCAACAAACTGGTAGAAATCAAGAGTTATGAGAAACAATCAGCAAGAGATCTAGAAAAGAACATTGGCGATAAGATGATCGGGGCGGCTCTCAGCCCCATGAGTAGTATCGACAGAAAAGTTGTGCCCAAGCTGACCGAAGCTAGACTAACTGACGCGGCCAATAAATTTGATTTAGGTCAAGCGTGGCTATACCAAGACATAACACCTGTTCAGTTAACTGCCGCGTCGAAAAAAGCAGCAGGCAAAGACAAGGTACTAGCTAAAGCCCTCGATAAAAAGGGTAGACTCAGAATTGGGAAATTTGCTGCTGGCGGTATTGTTGGCACCACAAGGGTCGGTGCCGCCATCTTAGATCCAGACGAGCCAGAGAAGAGCAAGGTAGATCTTGGAAATATTAGTCAAGCAAACGTTAAGAACAATAGAAGATTAAAAGCAGACAAGTTAGCACAAAAGAACCTCAGTCAATTCTTCAATGGTAGAAAATACTCACTCACCAGAAAAGGATTAAACAAGAAAACTTCTGATAGCTTTAAGAAAAACATTCTCGATGGAATGGCTGTGGGATTAGATCATGCTACGGCGGCACTTGGTGCAGACCTTGGTATAGGTGCTCAAAAATTAGACGACGCTTCTAAGCAAGAGTTTATTGGCCACATGGCAAAACGCGGAGCACCAATGGGCAATGCGTTTGAGGCGGCGGTTTCTGTTTTAGATGGTAAGGGTAAATTTAGAGCAGATCAAGTTAGCTCTCCATTTGATTTCCCCGGCGGTATTGGCGGCGCCCTAGCTGATAACTTCTCTGGCCTCCCCGGATCTTGGGTTGACGCCAAGACTAGCTATAAAGAAGCGAGCAAGGCTAACTTTAGGACCAAAGTTGCGAATCAAATTGCCGATGAATTCTACGCTAGTGGCTTGGCCTCACCCAAAAAGAAAGCTGGCGGTGGTGGCATATCTGGTAGAGACACCGTACCCGCCCTTCTTACTCCGGGCGAATTTGTAGTTAATAAAAAATCTGCCCAACGCATTGGTTACGCGAGTCTTAACCGAATGAACAAAAGAGGCGTTACTGGATTTAACGCCGGTGGCGCAGTTGGTATTCAGAAGTTCGCAGGAGGCGGGGGTGTCGGCGGCGGCGGCGGTATGGGCCTGATGAATCTCTCAATTATTGCTGGAGCGGCATCGACCGCTCTCCAGAACTTAGGAGATAAGTCTAAAGAAGCTACTGACTCACAATTCGCAATGGCCGTTGCTGGTGAAAAAGCCAGTCAACTACTAATGTCGGCTGGAGTGGTGTTCATGCTGACGATGAAGGGTATAGAGAAAGGTCGGGAGATAGCAGCAGGAAAAGGGAAGGAAGAGGGTGGATCGGAAGATGGCGAAACCAAGAAGGAGGCGGCAGAAGACAAGAAGGATGCGGGAGAAGCCAAGAAGGACGCCAAGGTGGATGCTGAAGAGCAGAAGCCTTCCCAATCAGCCAAAGCGCAAGCTGAAGCAGAACAAGACGCAAAGCTGAAGGAAGGTGCGGCAAAAGAAGCTAAAGAGCAGAAAAAACTTGAAAGAGCAGAGAATCAACAGGCGGCTTCCAAAGAAGAGTTTAAAGCTGCTCAAGAAGCAGAGTCGGCGGGGCAGACGGCTATTGACACTCAAAAAGAGGAGGTCGCTGGTAAGCAAGCCAACGCCGATCAGAAGAAAAAAGATCTCGATGTAGAACGGGAAATGAATCAAGATGCGCACAATGAGCGAATAACCGCACAGACTGATGATAATGCGGCGGCGGCTGAACAAAAATCGGCTCACGCCGAGAGGGAATCACTCAAAGAACAACAAATAAACACTGACAAAGAGAGTATGGCGGCATCGGGCGAATCAGCACGAGCAGGACTCGACAAAACGGCGGCGGACGAGCAAGTGAGAAAAGACCAAGGCAAGCTCAACAAAGAAAAGAACTTGCTTGAAGGTGCGGAAGCAAGCGAAGCGAAGAAGAATGCGAAGATAGATAAAGATCTAGCGGGGCATAAGGAGAACAGGCAAAACTTAGAGAAAAAGGCCATGACCCAAGAGAAGGGGTCCGATGAACGCAAAAAAACCGAGGCGTCAATCAATAAGCTTGAACAGAGAGAGCACGAACTAAAGAATGCAAGGAATAAAAATTCAAAGGCCACCGCAGACCAAAAGAAAAAGACGGTTGATGCAGCTAAAGCTCTAAGGAAATCAAAGCAAGTCCAGAGGGGCGCGACTAAAGAGTTAACAAAAGCTAATAAAAAAGTAAAAGATGTTCAGGGTGCCAATAAAGACCTTGCGGCTGCATTCGCAAAGAGTGATGCTCGGATTGATAAAGCCACGAAAACGAGGATAACCACTGCCAGCAAGTTAGTCCAAGCAAATGAAAAGGTGAAGGCGAGTGATGTTAAGTTAGACAGGACGAAGAGGAAGAGCGATTCTGCCAACAACAAGCTGGCGGGTTCACAAAGGAAGTTATCCAATCTTCAAACAAAACAGGCTGGACTCTTTGATAAAGTAACTACCGCAGGGAAGCGGCTTGTTCAATCCACCAGAATACTGGAGGGCAGACAAAGGAATCTGAATCGCACTCAACAAATAAACAGTATCACAGCTAGACAAGCAGGGAAAGAGAGTTCTGTGCTCTCCCGCACATTCTCAGCGCTCACTGGCTGGATGACTAAGTCTGGCCGAGCCGCCCGGAGGCAGAAAAAGGAGATCATGGCGCAGGCCAATGCCGAAAATCTCGGGGCTTCGACCAAGAGAAGGGCGACCGTAACAACACAACATCTGACTCGAAACACTAGCAGGCTCAAAAAAGAAACCCTAGGCGCCGACATGGCCGTCAAGAAGGTTACTAAAGACATGAAGCGGATGAAGATGGCTGGCATGGGCGGCGGCGGCGCCGGTGGCCCCGGCTTGGGGAGAAGGATGGGTGGCCGAGCCATGAGCATGGGGTCCGGGATTGGTGGCGTAGGGATGATGGCCGGAATGGCGGCCCAAATGCTTGCGAGCGCACTTTCGGAGATTTCCCAAAGAAAGTCTGAGCAAGCTGTTGGTAAGGGTGATGTTTCGGGGGCAGCCAAACACGCCAGAGCGGGCGCTGTGGCCGAAGGAATGGGCCGAATGTTTACGCTAGGCGGAATGATAGAAATGTTCCAAGACCCCGAGGGGATGCGGAAACGTATGGCCCAAGATGTACAAAACAAGGGCGCCCGAGCAGCTGGCGAAGGCGCTCGCGTCCGTAATGAACTGGCTTTTCAGGCCTTGGATGAGGGCAAAGTCACAGACATGAGCCAGCTTGGTGAGGTCATTGGAAGTTCTTCCAGAGATGCCCTAGCCGAACTCGACAAGACGACAAAGAGTGGCGTTAAAGCTGACGAAAAAACACGAATGGAAGTTGAGAAGAGCCTCAAAGAGGGCGAAAAGAAATTCGTTACATCGCTCGGCTCAACGGCAGGCTCAATGGCAGATCTCCAGAAAGGCCTTGCCTCTTTGGGTAACAAGACTGCCTATACTAAAGATCAACTTGAGCGAATGGCCAGAACAGCCTTTAATGTTGCAGAAGCTCAAAGAGCTTTAGCCAAGGCTAACTTTGATAATCTCAAAGTAATGTCTGCATTTAATAAAGCAAATCTTGGTGTTGACCAATTCTTAAATTCGCTAAAAACCGGCTCTTCCACACTGGCAGATTCCATTGCCACAGTTGAGACTGCCTCATCAAATATGGGTATGGGCGGTGAAGGGTCTGCTGCGCTAGAGAGTATAAGGCAACGGATAATAAAAGTTGCGGCTGGTGGCGATGAAACAACAGCTCAAGGTAAAGCTGTAAATCGTCAGTTCTCTAGAGCCGATGCCGCAAATAAATTTATGGCATCTGTACAGAGCCGCGTTAGTAACTTGGATCTTAATCAGGGCACTGAAGCCGCCGCAAAGCAATCATTAGAATCTGCCCTATTAGCCGGGGTTAAAGATGCTGATATCAGAGCGTCCATACAGGGACAAATCGCTGCGATGGGCGACATTAGAGGTAAAGATGCCTCCGCGTTGATTGCTGAGATAACTAAGGGCTTGGGACCGATGAGGGACGGCGCCCTAAAGGCAGCCAAGGCGTTATTGAAACACGAGCAAACAATAACAAAGCTAACAACGATAAGAAGACAGGCAGAACTTCAATACATAGCGGTACAAAGACAGGCTATTGATGCACAACTACAGTTCGCTAAAACGTTTGAAGAATTTGGTGGCGCTAAATTAACCGCAGATCAAAAGCTTTCTGCCAACTTAGCTAAGTTTAATCTTGGGGCTAAAGACGCTGGAGTTCAGCAACTAAGAACTGGTAGCGTGGCTGATATACAAAGCGTAGCATCTAATATTCAAAGCCGTATGAACCAGCAGCAAATTGATAGGGCCACTGGTGGATTTCAGGATACTCAAGGTATAGACGCTGACAGGATTAAAGAAACCAATCAGTCAATGAAAGACTTGGTTGGATTTATTCAGGCACAAATTCAGGCGACTAAAGATCAAATAGCGATTATCGAGAAGAGAAATTCATTAGAACAATCTTCTATTGATAAATTACTCAGTGGAGACATAGGTGGCTTTTTAGATCAACAGGCCGCAGCCGGAGCAGCATCCGCCCTAAGAACTGGCGATGCTGAAATGGCTGGAATGTTTAGTCCGCAGGCTATGGCGGAGGGGATTAAGCTGTTGAAAGCAGAGGGTGCAGATACGGCAACGCTACAGCGTGCAGGTGAAATTGCTGCTTCGTCCGTTGGCTTAGATGAAAGAGCTGGACAAGTACTAACAGGAACTACAGAGGAACTAAATGCGTTAAGAAATAAAGGGCAAGCGCTCGCCGCCGCCGGTGGTCAGGTCAGCCAGATGATGGCAGATAGTGCCATGATGGAAATTGCCAACGCAGAGCTTACGATTGAACGAGCCGAGATTAAATTTAAAGAAGAGATGGAACGGGCCGGTAAAAAGCAAGAACGCGCCGATGCGGGTTTACCACTATCTAAAGGGGGAATGGTATACGCAAGTAGAGGTATATTCGTACCAAGAGGCACAGATACTGTACCCGCCATGTTGACTCCCGGAGAGTTTGTCGTTAACAGAGCAGCGGTGCAGCGTGGTAATAACCTACAACTCTTGAGGGCCATGAATGGTAATGGGTCTACTGTGAACGCTGGGCCAGCTGGCGCTGCCGCCATGTCTTCAGGAGGCACCGTGGGATACTATCAGTTTGGAGATATGGTCAAGCAGATGGGCGGATTTGTTGAAACCGTTGGCGACCTTAGATCCATATTTGACGGATTCTCAGACGCTGTAACATCACTGGGTAAGATGGAAATTGGTGTAACGGTCAATAAGCCAGTAGATGTAAACGTAAGACTTCTTAATGATAACATATTAAAGGTTATAGATGAAAAAATAATGAGTGCTACCCTAGATGCTGTCGCTCAGGAAATTCCAAAATGGAAAAACACCGAGGGCGGTGGTAGCGCGCGTTCTGAATCAACGTTGCCTTCGTAGAGGATTTTAGGAACAATAATGTCGCATATAAATGTCAAGAACTTAGAGTGCTTATGCGTAAAAGACGCCACGGCTAAGAATGTGGACGCGCAAGGTGGCGTTTTTAAAGCTAAGATGAGTGGCACATCTAACCTAAGAACTTCTAGATCCTATGGCTATGGAAAGCTATCTTCTCCAAAAAGCGTAGTTGACAAAGAGTTCCGCTATCGCGTAACACCCCCTCCCGGTTCCAACCTTGAAGTTGACTCAAAGGGGCCAATATATAGAATTTATGTAATTCTGTCCGAAACATTTGAAGCGGCACCCCCATTAATTGGCGACACCGTTGTACTAACAAATGATAGTGGGGCCTACGAGTACATTGTATACGAATATATTGGATTGAAGACCCTATCCAATGGTGTTAAGGTAAATATTCTTGACATAGAATACTCATTAGATCAAGATGTAAACGACCCTTCGCCAATAAACATTTGCGACTCATTGGTTGGGTATACCTGTATAGCAACTCTAAAATACACAACACAGTCTAACCCCATCATGATAGTGGCGCGTGGGGTAAAGTCCGAATTAGATGGTATAGCAGGGATTAACGGTAAGATATCCGGAAGAGTCGGGATGCTCGCGGGTCTCACAGCTATCGGGGAGATCGCAAGCGGCGTTATGACCGCTAGTTATAGCATCAAACAGAAGGCTGAAACTTCCTCCTCGTTGATGCCAACGTATCTCGACAAGTTCGCCGGGAGCTTTGGTGATTATAAATGCGTAGAAAAGCTTTATCCTAGCGGAGATCTAGATCTTGATTCCGGGATGCAACAGTTCGTTGGTCCGTCCAATGAAAAACAAAATCTTTATACATTTATAGATGAGGGTGTTTTTACCGGGGATTATCACACCCCCTTTAGCCAAAGCGTCCTTTTGGCCGACGACGCCAATTCTTTTATTCACCCCAGTGGCTACCATACTGAGGGCAATTTCCAGTACAAGAGTGAGTTAACTGATTTCCACATTAGGCCGGATCAGACAAGACTGCGGATTAGAGCATCTGCCCCGATGGCTAACTATGAATCCAAAATAGCCCCGCTTTATACGATTAAGAACGTTACCTTTTCCGACCCATCCGGGAACGCGATGGTTCAGTATGAAGATATAAACATTCTTGGCGATGTAGACTATAGTAACGATAAAACTCTTGTTAACTATGCTACATATTCTTTAAAACCAATTACAAATAAGTTTGCAGACCAGTATGACTGGGAGCGTCGTGACCAACCGCACACACATCAAATCACTGGTTATCAACTCTCTTTCGAGGTAAAGGTTACACCGAGAGACGATGCGTTTGACCCCGGATTTGACGAAGGGTTTGAAGAAGACTATGTAATGCACACGACCGTTGCGGATGATGATGATTACCTAGCATTGGACGGTGCTCCGCTATCAACGCAAGGCCAGTCTTTAATTAATCCAACTAAAAGCATAAGAATCTCTGCTATAGAAATTTGTAACAGCGGTGGGGACTGGCTGAGTTCATACACTGGACCAAGACGAGAGGACTATTTTAATCTCTTTCTAGACACTCCGCGAAACGGGAGAAGACTGGAAAAGAAAATCTTACCGTCGTTCTTTGCCTTAGCTGACGCAAGTAATAGTGGAATTTTCCCAGCAGTAAGTAGTGTGTGGCAGCATAAGAACAAGCCAATGTACGATGGTAGTTCTAGCATTCTTGGTAATAACTTGGACACATGTGGTTCTGAACAGATTGTCAAGGCATTGCAGACTGATTCTACCTTAGATTATGCCGAGCTGCACAGTACTGGGCCTCATTTTGATTCTGGCAAGATGATTGTAAAGTTTGGCTATGGCCACGGGCCTGTTAATGAGATCAGGCGGGGAGCATTTGGGTGCGAGTTTGATCAAAACACTTGCCCAATTTGGTTCCACCCGAGCGGAGCATTTCAAACAGAAAGAAAAGTTGAAGCTGGATTTGATAATAACTTCTTGGCCATAGAGTCTATTACACTAAAGGTAAAGGCAAAGAAGGCAGCAGATTCCCGAGACTATGTGCTAGACATTGTTGGGTGGAGCGACGACAAACTCCTCAATATCACAAAAGCTCCAAGCGGATTTTTACAGAACCCGTCATCAGTCCAGATTAATGGGGAGATCATAACCAGCGAGGGCACTCACCCTGTTATATCTGGATACTATGACAACGATGACGATTTAGCGTTATCTACCAGAAGTATATCTGAGAGGGAAAAATATTTAGAGACAAGCGGCAACTTAGGGGGAGACCATTATTCCCTGACAAGATATCCAATAGTTAATACAACAGATTTTGCTGACTATGAAGTACCACTAAAGGTATACAAAGATGATGTAGAGATCGGGCTTTCCAGAAATTACAATGTCAGCTCTATGCTTGAACATTTGTATTTAGACATATACCCACTCCCCAGCGGAGCCGCTATTGCCAGCGCCCATCTACTGGTTAGATATGCCCCACAGGCCGCGCTACAACTTGAGATTCAGGGTGGAGAGTGTTTTGATAAAATACAAGACGGAAGATCTGAAGGTAAAATCTTCCCGTCCACAAAGCAGGGTAATGACAGCATAATAAATGCCGGTTCTGGATATGGCCCGCTTTCAACTATAACTAATATTCCACATGCCTATAGCACCCCCTCTAGCATTAAATCTAATTACTCTAGAAGGTGGAGGGGGTTAGAGGGGACCGTTCAGGGTCCATACGATACTGATGCGTTTGGCTTTGGATTTTATAATCCTTTACTTGAATTCCCCCTTCTGTCCGGTTTCTATAACTTTGACTACATGGATGGAAAATATGTTCAATCTAGATCGCTGGGAGCAGGCTTTGGTGGAGTAAGTGGACTATTTAATTCCACGCCTGAGATTTACAAGAATGTCGGGTGGAGATTTAAGACTCAGAATATATTTAGTACAAAAGCACCTAATCACACCAGTAGCTACAAAACAACAGACTGGACGGCATTGTCTTCCACCTCCCCGGCACACAATTTTGAAGACCATGAATTATATGGTATGATTGCCGATGCTCTTGATAACGTTGTAAGAATATCTGGCCATAATCAGAACGTTAATTTTGGTAATATTGACGCCTCTGGAGGATTCTCTATCTTCACGAGATTCACACCAGATATAGATGTGTCGGGAACAACTTATGATTTATTTAGCTCTGGCGTACTTTTCTCTAAATGGACTACGCCATCAGACATGGATTTCGCCCTTGGTTATAAAGACGGCTACTTATGCGGTTACGCTAAAGCCACAGACGGAACATTGGTCTCTGTTCAAGACACTGTAAAGTATAGCGGATATCAATACCCACTGTCTGTTATACTCACATATAATGATCATGAGAGCGAGAAGCTAAAACTATATACTGATAATGAATTCCACTCCGGCGTTTGGACTACACTTAGAGCATCTTCTAGTAAGTTTACAAAGCATACTAATAGTGCAAATTTAATCGTTGGTCACTCTGACGGTTCTGGCGTTGGAATGAATATGCTACTGACCGAATTTGGAATCTCTACTTGGAATAGTGGCGTATATGGCTCAGGAACCAACATTGTAGAAACCAATGCTGACGCGACATACAAACAGGTCACAGCTCAGAAGTTCTTGGAAAATCATAGGGTTAAGTTCTTTGAGCCGGGAGAGCCTAGCAGTAACGATACGTACAAGCTCTGGGACTACGTAAACGAAGATACTCAAGCAGACTGGGCGTTAGGTGACTTCAAGACTCATGCATTTAGCTCTGCCTTTAGCCATTGGACAAAAAGGGCTGGAAAAGATTTAATTAGTTTCCACCTGAAACATAGCGGCATTCCATATGAGAATCAAAGCTCTCTATCGTTGAACTCTTGGCCCTCGACGATTAGTAGCGGCGTTTCCTATCACACCCAAATCGAAAATGACTTCTTGCGGTTCCACCTAAGCGACACGTCGGACAACTTCCACTCTGTAGCTAAGAGAATAACTAAGAGTCTGCCTATTGGGTACAACTTTAAAGACAAGGCCTTGGTTGTCGAAACTGTCCTTGAACACAGAGCCGATAATGACATTCAATGGCCAGAGTGCAAACCGACCACCTTCCATCTTTGCAATGAACATAAACACGCTTACCAAGATCACTATAAAGGCCCAAGGTTAGTCGTAAGCTTATATACGAAGAAAAAAGAACCTTATTGGACTCCTAATGAAAGCAACTGGGGCTTAATTAACAGGTCCATTCATTACATTCAACCTTCTAGTTATATGGTAAGGCTGGATAGTAAGTTTGATTATCAAAATCTTATTGATGATTCAGAACAGTGGGCATTATTCCCGGCAGAACCAAGACTGACTGAGTTTACCGAAAAATATTATTCGCAAGATGTTGACGACATGTTCTTGCAATATGATTTGGTCTATCCGTCTGGCGGAGCATTCGACTCTAATATTGATATTCATAGCGCTCATGTCAGAATGGATGAAGCCTTTGTGAAGTGTACGCCCGACTCAGGCATATTTAACCTATATGCTAGTGGTTGCACAGATGTCTTGAAGGGAAGCCTTGATTTACATACGCTTTCGGTGGCTCCAAAAGATAGTGGCATACTTAATCTTAACACATTTGGCCCAGTCTTATTGCCTGAATCTGGTTTTGAGCTGAATGTTAGCGGCTCCCTTAGACAAGATGGGGCTTTACCACTACGTACCGTAGCTGTAGCTATCGCGTCTGACCCGGAATTCCCACTACACACCGCTGGTTGTTGTAATGTTGTTAGCGGGGCTTCTGGCACATTTAATCTGGTAACGAAAGGTAAAGGCATCTCTACGTTGCAGATGCCCCTGTCTATTGCTAATGACGGATTAGTAATTACACCTAGTGGCGGCGAATTACCTCTGTATACCTACGCCCCATCTGGCAATAGCACGGGCTTTTTCCAGCAGATGCAGCTTCGTATAGAGAATAATCTAGCGGGTGATCCTCATCCTCATTCGGGCACGATACCAGTCTATATATTGGGTGGTGCCGAACTAATAGATAGATCCCCAGAAGTTGAAATGCCTCTGGTTGTAGTTAATAACCAGTTTGTTACCTCCGGAACCCTAAAGCTCACGGTATACGGAGACGACGAAGTAACTAGTCAAGCAAATTCCTCCTCCGGAAGCGAAGCGTCGGACGGCGGAGCCTCACAACTTGGAATGAACCTATATGTTCCAAACTATGGAGGGGTAGGTTCCACATACCTAAGATGGTATAACCAAAATTATGGTACCGGCATCCAACTAAGAGATAACTCAATTGCGGCCATACCGGTTTCAAACGAAATCAGGGGTGTTGATTTAATTGGCTATGGAGCATGTGATAGTGATAGTCCAAGAAAAGCCATTGATCCACCCCTCGTGACCGACGAAACAATATGGAGACCAGAAACGTGTAATGACGGAGGTATATTCAGAGCTGTCAATACATACACAAACTCCGGAGCTATAAACTTTGCCGGAGAGACTGGCTATAGCGGGAACTATTACGGCTTCAGAAAATATACTGGTTTGATTCCAAACGCCCCTTATTACTCTACCCTTAAAATAACTACTGGGTCTACAGACTCCATTCAAGTGCCTAGAGACTTTGAAGAGTGGGAATACGGAATATGTGGCCCGAACTGGAGGGGCGGGGATCAAGGCGATGGAGATTGTGATTCTGACATTGTATACTCTGGTGTTAAATTAATTGGCGACTATCCATATCTAAGTGGTAATCTTTCCATCACACCCATATCCGGACGAAACCCAACTGATAATTACGGGGAGGCCGTTGCTGTTACCAGCGATCTGATGGTTGTTGGTTCACCCAAGATAGAAATCCCAGATGCTTCTGGCCATGCCATACCAGATGCCGGATCGCTGTTCTTGTATCGAAGAGGGCAAGATGTTGCTGGTGAAAAGTCTATCTGGACGATGGAAGATAAGCTAATGCTCCCGTCTGGATTTAGGCGAGATTATGTAGACAAAGTTGTTGAAAACTTAATAACATTTGATCAATTCACCATATCTGGACGAAAATGGAATATAGGTCAAGAGGGTAGATTGCTTGGAAGCTCGGTAGACATCGCCAAGAGCGGAGACAGGGAGACCATTGTTGCTGGAGCACCTTTCGCCGGTTGGTCTAGACGATTCCCAGATATTACTACCTCCGGCATCCCAATGTGCATGGTGGTCTTTGTTGACAAGTTTACCTACAATGTTGACAATATAAAATATATAAAAAATGTTGGTAAGAAATGGGAGCACCTGTACAAATATTTCTCAGCCCCGTGGAATGCCCAAACTGCAAATGAATTTCAGCCAAACTTAAACGTAAAATGTCTCATACTTCAACTTACAGATCACGATAAGGACAAGAAAAAACATCCAGACGAGTTTAAAGATTTCTTCTCACATACCTATATCCCAAGAATGGATGACCAAAAGCTTGTAGATAATTTTGGAGCTAGGAATACCTATAACTCTATGCTTAGTGGTATTATTGGCGCATTCAGAGAGATGTTCCCTCCGAAAACTGACTGGACAGCCTTTGAGCCTCACAGTGGAATACCGCCAATTGTAGGTATATTTAAAGAGAATAGCCACAGTACACTCTTTGGTAAAGCCTTCCAGTTAGGCGATGAAGATGTTGTGGACGATTTTGTTGATTTCTATAAAGAGTACAGTCATGCGAGCGGAGTAGTCAATCCAGAGATTCCCGTTCCCATGTCTGGCCATACCAGAATAGAACTTGGTGCGTCTGAGAAAATGGAGCTAACCACAGCGTCTCTGATTAACAACACGTTGAACTCTGGCTATCTGATAGATAACAACATTGAAAATACGCCATATCCAATCCTTAGCTTCATCACGAGTGGCGTTGGTCAAAAGTGGGCAAAGTCCAATGCTGCGGAATTCCAAATTCCCCCCTCTTCTGGTGGTAGGGTTTTTGTATTTGAAAAAGAGAGCGGCACATTTAACTGTGTGCAAGAAATTATACCATATAGCGAAAGACAGGTTAATGAAGAGAATGAACAGGATGCTCCAGATGACTTCTTGGGTTTTGGCAAGCAATACAACGACAGGTTTGGCCACTCTGTTGCAATCAGTAAAAATTCGGATGTTATTTCGGTAGGTTCTCCGTGGACGTATGTTCCTTGCGAAATTTTCGAGCGACAAGACGCAGAAAACCAAAGAATGTATAATAAGATTCGGGACTGGCTTGTTTATAGGAACCTTGAGATTCCCTTGGCTAGATATGATGCCTTAGTTCTAGAACATGGGGCTGATTATGCCAAGAAACAAACTTATCATGAGCTTTCTCAGACTAATAAGCTTTGGCTAAGGACAGATAAAAATTTCTGGGATGGTATTGGTAAGGGAACAAACGGTCACGGACTTCCCATTGAACTATATAAGCCCATATTTAACTACAAGTATGGCGATATTACAACCACTGGAACTTGGCAATTTATTCAAGGTGAGTTCTTAGGAAGCTCTAGGCTGGGATATAGCACCTCCGTAGATGATGACGGAATAACCGTTGCGTTTGGAGCGCCCACAGATTCCACCACGATGTTTGAGGATAGCAATGTGTGGTACAACAGGGGCGCCAAAGAGGCTACATTTGCTTCGTATACAAACGCCGGTGCCGTGAGAATGTTTGAAGCTAAACAGTACGTTTCCCATAGCGGAGCCGTAGAATTCACGAGGTTTGGAAATCTTGACAGATCAGTTCATCATGAGCTTCGTGAAGCTGGTTTCTATGATCGCATGGGTAATTACTTCCAGCCCGACAATATACCATTTACAAGATTGCCATTTTCTACCATAGAAATACCACGAAACGCTGGGCTTGCATTTATAATTACACCAGAACTAGATGCTGCCAGCGATGAAATTATTGATAACATTAAAAACTGGTTAGCCCTAGGCGACAGAACCTTGGTTTTGGTTGGTAATGATCCGCTTTATGAGGAAGATGGTCTCTACAGGGAATCCAACGATATAGTTAATAAGATCCTGAAAAGACTCGGCTCTCGAATGAAAATTGAGGCTGCCGACACTGAATATGAGTCTCTTCCGGAATGTATTAGTGAAACTGATGTATTTGGGAATAGATGGAATGTTACCAAGTCATTTGTTCCAGAAAATGCTTACACTGATACCTATGAATCAAAACATGCTGCTCCCAACATGTTTGCCAAGGGCGTTGGAAAGATCGTATACGACGTGTCTGATTTAGGTCTTGAAGATTTGTTTGTGTCTTCACCATGTGACGAGGACAATCAGACCGTTTGTAACCTTCCGATCAAGCATCTTGGAGATCTTAGGGCGCAATGGAATGTAACGTGCGCAAAAGATAATGGGATGCCCCATAAGTATAAGATGAACTGGCCATTCCACTTCACGAATTCAGATAAGAGTGGGCCTATAGGATCGCCATGTAGAAACTATCCCTCATCACCAAAACCCTTGATTAATAGGCCGTGGGAAGATGTTGTTCCAATCCTGACGGCGGCAGAGTGGACACCGGACCAACATTGGTTTCGCCCAGAGGAAACTATTTGTGAGACGGTATGCGATCCAATTTGGGAATTCTTTACCATCCCTCAATTTTATAAGGAATGCAAATTTGCAACCCATCAATTAGACACCTTGGCCTTCTCTGTTTCCGGAGACTTCACGGGGCAGTCTATAGGTGAGAATATAGAATATTGGAGATTATCCGATAACAAGGGTGGCTTTATAAATCCAGACCCCAAGAATGGCAGAGATGCAATTCTACAGGGAATAGGAGACGTGAAAGAAAAAGTCACGGTTGTAGATAAAAGAGTATTGCTCGATAAAAAGTCTACATTAATGGTTGAAGAACCATACCTATACAAGAATGACGAGGGGGAAACTGTAGACGGGAATAATAGGGTGTTTATTTTAGCCTCTGTTAATGGAGAAAATGAGCGTAGCTTTACCGACTCTCTTGGTGGTGACGATATAGGGGGCAATTCCGATCAAAACATAGTATTTTATGTAAATACAGTAAGGAAAAGCTGTGAGGAAGCCGGTCGCTTAGTGCAGCTTGGTGGGTGGACAAAGAGAACCTCCTTTAAAGATGCTTATGAATTTTCAGTTATAAAAGAAAAGCTAACCGCCTTTGGTATTAATGTTACCGAGAATGAAGTGTACGGACCCGGAGTTGATATTGATGGCACTGAGGCTGTTGACACTGTTTGGATTGCTAATCCGGATGGAATGCCAACAGACGATGACATTTCCGTGTTAAAAAATTGGTTGAAGAATGGAAACAAGAAGCTATTCATCACTTATGCTGGATGGCACAGAGAGAACAGGCAGGGCCTAGCGGAAAATGTTTCAGTTCTACTTGAGAAACTTGGGCTAAAGAGTAGGCCTTGGCTCAGACCGTGCAAGGGCGATTATTTTGTTCAAACCAACAAGATAGTGGATGAGGGCAATAGGCAAGATTGTTGCCCATACGCCCCGGAGGACACTGATACAATATTGCAAAAACTAGAACTTGATTCCGATGTTTTTGCAGGCTGTTTACATGGTTATGCGTGGGATAAAAACTATAACTCTCAAGAGAGAACATCTGTCCAAAAGGTATCACTGAGACACAGCCCTGACCACGAGTGCGATGAAAAAGATATTTTCAATGGAGAAGATTGTGGCTGGGACGAGGGTGATTTGTTTGATTTTATTCCGATTTCTGGCGGCGGAGATTACAAAAATTTAATTTGGTATGATACACCCGAATTACACAGCCAGTGGCAAGGGGTATATGATATATGTCCAGAAGTCAACAAAGAAAATCTCTGGTATCTAGACTGTAAGGCTAGCGGTCAATTCCCTGTTAATCCCGGCTCCGGCTATAGGGTATTTGTGAATTGGGTGTCTGAGACCAAGAATGAAATATATGGGACGTTTGGTGTCGCTGAGAATGTCTTTGAGGCGAACGCCCCGTGCGCATGGGATGGTACCTTCCCGCAGCCTCCCTGCGACTGTCATGGTATCATTGAAATGACCGACGAAAACGTTGCGCCCCAGCGAAACCTTAGAAATGGTTGCTGGTATAATGAGGATTTCCACGATTGTGGCACTTGTGATCCAAACGAAGAATGTGGAAATTGTCGTTTGGGGGCAACCACGGTTGGCAATGTACAACAGTCTTACGTAGATGTGAAAGCAGACCAGACTGGTAAATTAAGAATCATATTTGATACGGATATATATAAAGAGCAAATTTGGGTAGAACAGTGCGATGAGGCCGGTGGCAAGGGCCACGACCCAGCAAATGGTTATCCTCAAACCGCCAGAATATTGTCTATATCGGGATGTCCACTTCCGCTTGAGGAAGAAATTCTAAACAAACCAAAAGAAGGGAAAAGGATAATTGGCTGGGATTGCAGAGAAGAGTGTGAGACCATTCCCGCTGAAGAAGGCGTGATACCGGGAGTCTTTAGGCCGATCATGCATCGAAGTGAAGAGTATTGTAATCCAGCTAATCCCCCGTGCCCACCGCCCAAGGATGAGACGTGCTGTGCTCCACGCGGCGATGAAGAAATCGAAGATGGCCCAATTGTTGCGGCAGAAGAATATGAGCATTTCACAAATGGCGCGAATGGTTTTGAAAGATCCAAAATTGTAGTACTTACAGACTCCACTATGATTCAAGGGCAATGCAAGCACTATAGAAATGATTCTGTTGGTGAAAATCAATTCTTTATCAGAAGCCTGTACCCCGTAAGCCCACACGAGAGAAAGGAATTTGGTGGTCGCGGTTTCGACGTGACGACTAGCGATAAGGTATTCCAGTTTACCCAAAAACTACGCGCACCAGAGAGAGGCAGCGCCCCTAAGTATTATGCCGCGAAGGGCGTAGCCAATACTTTATTCCCACTCTATGGCGCGAATGGTGACGGAACCGTAGATGAATTTGTAGACAATGAAGATACTTATCATCCAGCGAACGACGTGGGCAGACCGGCAGACCCATCAACCCCTAAGCAAATAGACATCGAAATTAAATATTTTGGAGGCAGCGTCTATCCCGACTATGGTGGGTATCCCAGATTTAGTGGTGACTTCCTGAATCAACTTCCCACAAACTACGTTGTGGATGGTGTAGAGAAAGATTTCCTAGTTGATGCGGGTTCAGAAGGCGGCGTTAATGACTTAATGAAAGTAGCAGAAGGTAGAGACTTCTTAGACTTTGATTCTTATAACTCGGGATGTCCCGGAGACCTATTTGGCTTCTCGGTTGACCTAACAAATAACAAACTTATTGTTGGCACACCCTTCAATGGTCTCGTTACGGAAAATGTTGCAAGCGGAATTAGCGGCATAGTTCAGTGGCACGAAATAGAAAATGACCCATTCAGGTCTGGGGTCGTGGTTAGTCAAAACGGTGGAGCTGGAGCTGCGTTCTACTTTGAGAAAACTGGCAGTGGAAAGAATGTTGTTAACGAAAGACTACCTTGGGAATTCAGACAAAAAATTAAACCGAGTAGTATTAACATCGGGCTTGATGGTGCTACTATTTCTACCCTACAAACGATTAAAGGCGATCATCACTTAAACAATGATTTTGCTCTTAATAATGGTGGTAGAACTGATAAGTTTGGATACTCTGTAGCAATTGACGCAGATATGATTGCAATCGGTGCCCCACATCACGATTACGAGACGCTTCATGAGCATATTTATAGCGGCGCGGTGGTAACAAATGATTTAAACACAGCGTTCCAAAGAAAGAGTTTCGGGGCTGAGTTCGACATACCATCACACAAATTCTATGATTTAGGCAGTTCTGGGATTAGGGTTGACTACTTTGATACAGACAGCGGAACTATGGTTCTTAATCATGGGGCGGTGTTTAATTACAGACATAGTATTACAGACTGGCAAGCAAGGACAAAAGAATGGGTTTATGCAGAAAAACTCTTCTCCCACGGGTATCACGCCAGATCGGGCAGTATTTACATTGGAGACAATTTAACTTCTAGCGGATGCGAGAATGATAGTTTTGGTAGGTCTGTTTCTATATTCAGGTCAGAAAGAGGAGACAGTGATTACACCCTAGCCGTTGGCTCTCCATTCCATGATCATGCCACGAGCGGAAACCACCATTCGAGTGGCGTGACGGACGCTGGGGCCGCCTTTACTTATGACGCCATGCTGAGGGGGCAGATCCCATCCATACCTAATTCTGGAAGCTGGATCGATGTAAAGATATTTGGAGCTAAAACAGACGACGGCCAAAATATGTTACTAGATCGCGTGTACCAAAATGAGACCGGAGATCCAATAACACATGAGACATCTGGAATCGTATTCTCCAACGCCTACGGAGATTTGTATATTGAAGCGTCTGGTTTCGATCCATCAATAAAGGGTTTTGTGACCCATAGACCATTCGTTGAGTGTGTTATAGGGGACTTCGTTGGTGGTGAGTCTGCAAACGGCTCATTAAACCTCATTACATCCGGAAAACCAGTGGATGTGAGCGGACATATGAGCCTAATGTTATCGGGTGCTCCGTCCGCATATGTGTATAATAGTATGAACTTAAGGACTTTTGGGGCTAGTGGCGTCGTTTCTGACAGCGGCTTGCCGCTAATTGTGACTGTAGCTAGCGGTTCTTCCAATCAATCGTTGAACCTAAATGTTACTAGTACCCAAACTACGGACAACCTAAATTTAAGACTTAGGGGTAAATAATGCCTATCAGAATCAGATATCAGAATGACTCATCTCAAGAGTGTACTATACGTCCAACTCCGCTAGTTAGTATTAATACAAATATACTAAAAAATGGAGCTGGGGAAGCGTTTGGTGTCACTTATACAATAACTTTAACTGGTACATTATTACCGGATGAGGGATCTCCGTATGCGCTTGACCACGTTGCAGACGGGCAGGCGGGAAGGACTTCTGTTAAAGATGGCCCTTATCCGTTTTGGGCTGGAACTAGCCCCGTGCCAGCACATATCGGCCCCTATGGAGCGTTTGATAGCAACAGGTCTCACACCGGCATAAATAAACCCCCTAGACAGCAGGTTCCTCAAGAGAACCTAGCTTCAGCCATTCTATCTAAACAGAGATCGTTGAAGGCCTTGTTCGCACAAGACGGTCAAAGACTTGAAATTACGGACGTTAGAGAAGACATACCCGCAGTTATATGCTACCCAAGGGTGGTTAGCATTAACTTCAGTGAGGGTACTTATACAAATAAATCTGATTTTACTATTAATCTGGAAGCGGATGTTCTGCTACACCAAGAGGCTGCCGGAATTAGACCAGACTTAGATGGAACATTGATTCCGATTGGTAGCGGGGATTCGGATAGGAAACACCCCAGAGAAGTTCAACTAGTTTCTAATGAAGACCTAGTTGTCGCACTAAGTGGCGCCTTTATTAAAAGTTTTTCTGAAAGCTGGGCCGTCCAAGTGGACGACGGAGGATCGTCAGCAGAGGTAAATTTGGGGGATGGCACTGTCGCCCCCAGAGGTTACAGGATATCTCACACTATTAATGCCGCCGGTAAGACGCATTACATGCATAAAGATCCCGAGGGGACAGCGCCGACAAAAATTCCGGCTTGGGAGTCTGCGAAGAAGTTCGTAACCAATCGACTCTTTAGCGATGGCGCAAAAGGATACCCAAATGTATTTGGAAAAATCGGTAGCGGAACTCTAAATCTCGTCGATAAATATGGTGGATTTAACCTAGTAAGAACGGAAAACGTAAGCGAATCCGCTGGAACATTTTCTGTTACTGAGAACTGGTTTCTATCCAGCGGTGTTGCCTACGAGAATTTCAATTTAAAGGTTAGCTCATCAAACAACAGTCCTTTTGTACAGGTGTCGGTAGACGGCACCATAAAAGGTCTTTCAACGTTTAGCCCAAGCGGTACTTTTCATGGAGGATTGGACGGCAGCTCAATTATTAATCCCCTTCAGTCTGGAGTTAACGCTTATGATAATGCACTAAGTAAATATAATGAAATAACAAATTCTGGATTCTTTGGCGTTGGTAGCCATGTTTATAAGCGTGCGAACAACATGGTTGCCGTTGGCCTTAATTCACAGCCTGCCAGCGTGAGTATAGGGGCAAATAAATTTACCGGTAACCTGACTTATAGCTTGGCGTTTGATAATAGGCCGACTAATATAATATCAGGGGCTATAACGGAAAGTATTCAAGTAAACGATACTTATCCCGGAGACGTGTTTGCTGTCATTCCCGTACTGGGAAGAAAAACAGGGCCGGTATTACAGTACATTGGAGGTAGAACTGAGCATAAAAGGGATGTTTCAATAAATTTAGTTATGGACTATACTAAAATCCCATATGGGTCGGGTAGAGATCCAATCATGCTTAAAAAACCTAGCGTTGTAGAGCCTACAGCCACCCAGTTGGCAAAATTACTAAAAGAAGTAAGCCCCCAACAGGAACCCGGAATTAGAAAGTGTTTCATTTCTCCCCCGTCAGAAAGCTGGAACCCAAAGGCCGGAACCTATAGTTTTAATGTATCATTTACGTATGAACTGGACAGATAAATATGCCTGTAGATCCCAATGAAGACTGTGAAAAAATCCGAGAGGACGAGCAGGGGTTTCCAGAGTATCGTTACTGTGACCCCGCAACACCCTTGAGTGAGGAGTTTTTAAAGGCAAACTTCGTGAGCGGAGTTGTAATGCCGTCCTCAGAAGCTCACTTTTTTGATTATTCACAACACCACGAGAATATATTGGGCGCGAATGGGCCGAGTGGTATAAATTTCCCCTTCCCATCGCCCAGCTCTGTTTCAGCGGTTGCAGATTCGCCGTATAGCCCAGAGTGGTGGGCTGTTTCCGGTCTGTACAAAACGTTTGGCGCAGATGTTGACACAACACTCAACGCAGAGCAAACTGGTATTTTTCATTTTGATGGCTCTGTAGGACAGTTTAGCAACAGGGGAACCAAGTACGTTGCAATAGATTTTAATCTGTTTCAACCGTTTATTCACCACGGACACGATTCACAACCCCCAGTATATTTTGTAGTACCTTATGTTTCGGACTATGTTATAGCCACACCGTATTATCCGTATCCATACTAAGGAAGGAATCATGGCTGAATCTTCAGAATTATTAGGCATGTTTGCACCCAGCGGTCATTTTGGCACCGACTGGCCGTCGCAACCCGTCTTGACTCAGGGCATAAACGGCTCCCTGTCTGATGCGGGCTGGAAGGAAGGCGCAGAGGGATTTCCTCAGCAAACTTTTCTTGGGGCCTCCATTAGAAACTTTAGTCTATCGGCTGGGTTCGGAGATAGTGTGTCTACACTGTCAGTTGATCTAGTTAATGATGAGTTCAATTTTTCTGATCGCACCCTGCTGGGAAGCGGTGATGATCCATATCATAATGGCGATGCAGACCATTTCAGACCGCCAATTGTTGGAACACCTGTTTACTTTAAATTTGGTGGAAATCCAGCCACAATTGAACAGGCTTGGAGGAAAACCTTTGATGATACTTACGGGCATAGTACATTAGGGGCGCCCTCAGATTTCCCAGAAGTGACCACAAATGGAGAAATAGAAAGAGTTCCCGGAGAATACCACTACCTGAGAGAGATTACCAATAAGGGCGAGAGCAACCAAAAAAACACATGGGTGAACAAAAGCGCGCTTTGGAATAACGATACGGTATGGAGAGGTAAAGACCATCTATCTTTTGGTGGCATCTTGCAAAGCTATACGCAGAATAGGGGTCCGGGCGGCGCCCCCTTATACTCACTACAGGTTAAAGACCCTAGAGAGATACTATCAAATGCCACGGTGCTATTGAATAATTATGCCGGAACAACGTTTAATAATAAAAACTTACTTAATGTTTTTGGCTTTTTAGAGCATGATCCCAGCGAGCCTTTGGTTACTGCTCTCAACCAAGCTTCCCTGAGCAAGAATCCCGTGGGTAAGATTGTAGATCCGGCTACTGGGAAATTTGGCTTTGTTGGAGATGATAACTACCACTTTCCACCTGCTAATTACGCGGGGACATTCTTCAGCGCGGATTCGAGTTCAGCGCTAAAAGATACCCTTGGTAACAAGTTCCCAATTACAGGACAAGGCTTTGCCCGTAGAAGCGAAAGGGGTATGCCTTGGTATAGGGTAAAAGACGGCTTGGCGGCTTTGATGAACTATAATGGATTCCTTCCGACTGAGTACGAGCAAGCCGGATATGGCGGCCCAATAGATTTTAGGGGATATAAATATGTAGTTGATTTTGGTGGCATACCGACCGACCTCATACCCCCAGCTTATTTCTTGGAGTTTGACCAAATAGATCTACTTGCATTGGCTCAAGAATTATGTGATATTATAAGCCATGATCTCTTTGTTACCCTGCTGCCGGTGATTAACCATCCCGCATGTAAAACTCTCTATGATTATAACAGTCAGATAATCAATACCTATCCGGAGAAGAGATCACAAATGATAGCGGGTATTATTAGGGTAGATGCTATTGATAAAAGGAGACCTCCAACATATGGGGCTATTAAATCCTACTTAGACTTTCTTGCACAAAGCAATGTCGAAGTAAAGAACCAAGATCTTGGATATGAACTTTCAAATGTAACTACTGATAAGTTTGTTGTTGGCGGTCAAGAAACCAACATGTATTATTTTACGGCTAATAAAGATAGAAATGATGTTGAACTTAGAAAGCAAAAAAACGGACATAGAAATAGACTTAATAAGCTTGAAAGAGATAAATGGTCTCTAGAAACCATGTTAAAACAACAGGTTCTACCTTTTTATGGATTTCTAGGGTCTGAGAAGGCGGTCACTATACCCAAAGGGTTTGGCTCCTATCAACAAATTCTACTAGATTCTACTGGTCTCAACGCCTATGGTGTGGGCAACTATTATGTCGCAACTGAAATTGAATTAAGGGCAGCTTTAGTCTCTTATGAGCAGTGGGAAAACTTTCTCCTGCAATATGATGAACAGTGGATGAAGAGGCTTGATGGCCCACAAAAACTTTTTGATTCTCATATTCCAGCCGACGTTTTAACAGAAATTGAAGATCTGGGCCTTGGCACAGAGTTAACAGAAATGCTTAAAGTTGTTTATGATGGCAAGTATGGCGTTTCAGTTCCAAGGTGTGTCTGGAGATCCGATAAAAACTATTTGGGTAAGGATGGATATCCAGCTAGCCCTTGCGCTCCGCCATTTGGGTACCCATTATATTATAAGAGGGCGGAAAAAATTGGTGTTGCGAGAGCTGGTATGGCAGGGGTCGTTGGGGCGCAAACAGCTTTAACTAGCAATCTAGAAAGACTGAAGGATAAATTAGATACAAACGGCCCATACTTTGACATGATAAAAGAAGATGCTCTTATAGAAATAAAAAAGATAGAAAAGAGTATAAATAAAAAGTGGATTCAATTTAAGAGGGCTTACTCGAATGACATACTTGCAAAAGCTACTTTCGCGGCCACGCACGCAAATCTATATTTAGCTCTTTCTGAAGCCAAAAGATATGTAAAGGATATTGAAGAACAGTTAAAGGATGCAGATGCGGCTGATAAGCTTTTAATTGCCGAGATTAAAGATACCATAGGTAACAACAAAAAGCTGATAAAAAATGTTTCGAGATTAGCGAAAGAGGGGCAGGCAAACGCCAGAAAGGTTTATGATTTCGTTAAGAAGGTGGCGTCAGAAAACTTGGGCAAAAAATTCTTGGTTAAAATTCCCAATAAGACAAACTTAAAATTTCAAAACGAGGTAGAATACTATCGCGGTAATTATGATAGCATAAAAGCTGGTCCCTTTGGATTCAAGCCACTTCCAATAACTGCAACCAATGCATTCTACGCTACTGGCACCGAATGGTCTGCCACTATTAGATCGCTATCGTCCAGTGTGACCTTTAGAGACTCCTTTGAGCATTATTTAGATTACGAGAAAAGATTTGGCGATGCGAATTTTAAGTACGGCTATGGCAACGGAGCCTTAAAGGTTAACTTTAACCCGTTTGCAGACAAGTGGGAGTATAACTATAAACCAGAACCACAGGGCGGGTTCGTTGACCACAACCTGAGAGGCTTCCAGTCTGCTGGCTGGAGGGCTGGTCAGAAGGCTAGAAGTAAGAAGAGCTTTCCTCGTGATATCAGGGATGCTCTATCCCCCATAGACCCCACAAATATGATGACGGCAGCAAACCGCATGTCTTGCTATGTCAGGTTTGACAATAGTCATCTTTATGATTTTTCAAAAATATCAGCAGAGAGCTTGAGTCAACAGAGCATAAATAAATATGGGTTTATTATTCCAGACGCCTTGGAGGATTTAGATAACGTAAATCCAGACAAGAGCCTCACGATGGCTCAGATTCAGACCAAGCTGGCAGATGACAAACTCTTAGATAGGCAAGACCCGTCTATAGCTTTCGTAAGGTGCAGCGTGGATGAAGAGTTTTATATGCCCCCACAGGTTATAGATGTTCCAACAAAAGTATTTGCCCGTGGGTTTAAAACCGTGGTTCCCATTCCAAGGATGGAGATCATTAATAGAACGTTAGAAGATGATCCCGACACTCCAGAGAACGAGGCTGGCTGCGTGGTTCCTAGCGGCGTCATAAGAAAAGTATTACCAGTTTTCAGCCCCGCCGACGGAAAGAAGAACAAACGTGTAAACACAACTGATTTCATGAAATCGAATGCTGTTGATGGCGTACCAGTTTATAAGAAGTCTGATGACGGAAGTTTTGAGGGCGACATAGTAGGTATGGATAAGGATATTATACAATTGGTAGATGGAAGAAAAGTTCTTCAAGCTTCAAACCATGTGTATGCTCTGGTTACTTTACCGGGGATGGTTACCCCCACCGTTGATTTAAGATATTGCGACGGCCCGCTTTCTGCTTACCAAACAGCATCAATGTATAGCATACAGACCCGAGACGTGGTTAAGGGTGTCATAGGTTTTGAAGAACCTGCTGAGATTACTAATGGGGATATGGAACCGAGCTGCGAGGAGTTGCAAAGGTTTACCATTGGAGAAATCAATGAAGCTAGGGCGGCCCAGAAGAAGGCAATGCAGAACGCTGGCGTTGCGTCAATGGACAGTAGATTGTCATTTACGTCGCCATCTCCTGTTTATCCCGACATGGTAGCCATACCTTTAATGTCAATGGAGAGATGTTATGGTCCGTGGTTGTCTAACGCCTCTATTGACCCCGGAACCCTTTCTCCCGGAGTAACAAATATAGGTGGCAAAATTGAATTTGTAAAAGATGAAAACTTAGTGCCTTGGAATTTTGGTGGTTATCAGTTGATGAATGACGCTGGTTATTTACAGGCTCAGTTTTCTAATAGTTTATTACTATTTTCTGAGCGTGGCGGCTTTGCTATACCTCAAGCTCCGACTGGAATTGGTCTGGCTAAAGCGTTAAAGCTTGGTGGACCATTAGTAACATCAATTGACGTGACTATATCAGCTAGCGAGGTTAGCACTACTGTAAGGATGGATTTATATACTTCAAGCTTTGGTAAACTGCAAAAACAAAAAGAGGGCGCTATAGCTCAAGTTGTTAGGGAAAGGCAGAAATTAACTGATCAGAGAAACAACGCGATTAGACGGGGTTTAGGAAAAGCACTGTCAAATAAAAATCTATACGAGGCGGTACTACAGGGTGGCGGCCAAGAGTTCCTTGATAGGGCAAAGCAAGCTGGCCAACACTTCTCAGATTTTGAAAAGGGAAAAATGGAGCAAAGCAATCTATTCGTACAGGCTAGTACATCTTGGAACAATGGAAAGCCGCACGACCTGACTGGCGAGCTAATAAACATAGGGGAAGACGCCGCGACGGGCGCCTACGATTTAATTAAAAGGGGTTATAGCACGATACAAACTAACGCCCAGCAGTATGCTGAAATGCAGGCTTTGGCTGAGGATGTAGTGGATTTCGCTATAGATGCAGGAGAGGTAGCAACCGGCCACATTGGCGATTTTATCACTCTCGTGACAGGGCGAGGAGATGGAAACCAAAATGTCCCAGCGGTTCCAGAGCCACCCGTGAAAAAACCTGAAGATAGAAGAGGACCACCGGAATGATTAGGAGAATAATATGACCGATAGAAAAGAAGGGCTAGGCGTAGACTTTCACCTGTTTACAAGCAGCAGTGATTTCTTAAAGCAGCTAAATCTAACCAATTTTACAACGGGCACGCTTTATGACTTTTGGCACACCAAGGGGCCGAAGGGGGATTATCCTCTTCGAGACTTGTTTCTTACCCCGTTCGGGACGCGGAGAGACCGAGGAAATTTTGGTCCAAATATAGACCCGCACCCTATTTTTGCGTTCAGAGACGCAACTGAAAGCACAACTGATTTCTTCGGGTCCAACACCGTACAAATGGAAGCTTGGAGGTTTGAAGATCAGAATAAGGGTTCTTTTGTAGTAATAGATGGCGCGCATAGGTGGGAGTGGTCAGATCTCAGAGAGGAAATTCCTTGGGGGCCTTTTGAATATAACGATCTGAAAATATCTGACTTCGACGGATTTAGAGTTGAGGCCGCAGCGGAAGAGGGAGAAGACCCACAGCTTGTCTTGCACGACGAGTTTGGCCCCGACACTATTCCGCAAGCACATACGGTGAAATTTATACTGAACGTCGTGGCGATGAATGACTGGGTAAGATTGAAGGAAATATCTAAACCAAAAATACAGGATTGGCCGGATGTAGACTTGGCCAGACGTGAGTTTATTGATGATATTAAAACATCCAGAAGTGGATGCTTAAGTATTCCGGTAGCCCTACACGCTGATTTAACACCACATTCTGGCGAGCCTTGTCACAAAGTAGAGAACACCACAATAAATCTATATCTTAGAGACACTCTAAATGACTCAGAGAAAAAAGCATTTTTCGCTTTACCAGAATTAAAGAAGGTTGGAATTCGTAGTGATAGCACTGGGCGACCTTATGGCTCTAAAAAAGATGGTGACCTCTCGTCTCCAGATGAGACCAATGAGGGCCAAAAGGTGGCCGCAGAAGTTGCTATGCACTACAATGAGTATACGCATAGTTGGCAGAGTGGTAGCAAGACTATAATAGCGAAGGTAACAAAAAAGATTGGCACCGCTAATGGGGCGGAAGACATAGATGCTCTTGCCGCTTCAGTTACTGCCGACTCGCTTGCGGGCATGGATGAAAACTATCTCCAAATGGGAACTGGAGAGGCGATGCCAATTACGATGCAGAATGGCAACCCATATCAATGGACACCCAATTATGCTCAACCAGCCCACTGTCGCGGAGCCGATATATCCAAGGCCCACGTAATGGTGTACAACCCAGATCCAGATAAGTCCTTTGAGGTTGGCAAAACCGTTTTGTTGCATGAGGTGGACGGTGTATGGATGCCCGTTGAGTTTGGCTCAGGGGTACCAGACGAGGTCACCCACGAAGCCATATTTAAGGGAAGATGGGAAATACAACAATTTATTACAAATGCTGGGAACTTCTTTGGTTTCCCGATTCTGCAAGATATCAAGTTAAGCAACGGAAAACCAAATCCCTTTTACCCATATGGAGTTGGAAATAAGGGGGCGCAGGTTAGTCCAATAAATGCGGAAAAATTATTTCACAGAAAATTTTACTTCAACGACGACTACAATAATGGTTCGGATAAGGATATCTTGAAATATGCGGGTCCGGACGGCGTGGGCTTCCCCAACAATATGGCTCTGGAGCATAAAGAGGAAGGTAGCCATTCCTATTTTAGGCAGGTTACTGCATTTGACTACTTGGAGGGCCAGCTTGGTGGCACAAGGGGTGCAAAGCGGTCAATACTCAGAACGAAATTTGGAGAATGGGCAAATGGCGATCTGATTGAAGATGGTGGAGCAAGCCCCGACAACACCCTGTATTTTGGGGCGCTTTTTCCAGATGGCTGGACGGCGACCGACATGGACGATCACAACGAGAGTGGCCCACAGACATTGGCTCAAGAAAATAGGGGATGGGTGGGTAAGGCATACGGTATCGCAAAGACATATTGGCCCAACGAAGGCACCTACGACGAGGTATTGGGTGGGGGCTTTCTTCTACCCAAGAATACCGGCGAAGACGACGCAAGAAATGCACACTACGAAGGGGGAAAGCAGTTTATTGAAGGCGATGAGGAGTTTGGCATCAACACTGGGCCGGTCATAGCACTATTTAATAAATTTGCCGTGGACGGCATTACAGATCTTACTCATATGCCAGCGGATTATGCGCTGAATGCTTCACCAAGCGGTAATTATGGGAGACCGCTAATGAACATGCGTGCATGGTCATATTTTGATAACGAAGTTGATCTTGCCACTTTGGGCACCGAGCAATATAACAAGTGGAAGGAAATGTTCAAGAACCACTGTACAGCCGCGATAGCCCACGGGAGAGGTATGGATGAAGCAGATATTGGAACAGCCCACCCGCTTAATGAAAGAGAATTCCCCGGCTTCCTGTGGAACTGGTTGTATCGAGAGCCTAAAGATGGTTTCCCAAAAGATGAAGACGATAACCCTCTGTGGGATTATACCCAAAGTGCACTAGATTGGCGTCCCGTAAGGGCCAACAAAATACAATTTAGACCTTTGTGTCATGAGCTATCCGTCAATGATCACGGAAGAGTCATTCCTTTAATGGACGGACAGGGGACTGGCGGAAGCACCGTTGAGGGCCGGTCTCGCAAGTATAACTATGTTACAGGCAAAATGACACAGGTTGGCGGCGCGGCGCAGCCTGAATGCGGTTTTAGTAAGATTAGTCGGGATCGAGAAAATAGCATGGTCGATGCAGGTGACTGGCGTCCATCTAACAAGATTTATGCAGAGAATTTCTCCGCCGGAGTTGATACGACTGCCTTCAAGGCCGACGGGACTCGTAGGACCGATTTTGACTTTAACAATCACGGGATTATGTATGGTAGGGATTATCCATACGTAGGTGCGATCAAGTACCACAAGTGCAATAGATTTGGGGATTGGACAGCGGGATTCGCCGGATGGCGGCTGAATATGGAGCGGGTACAGGGGGATGAGAGTGGATTCTTGACCGTTGGTGTTATTGGGAGTGTTTGTACGGTTGGAGCGGTGCAATACGTCGCCTTTACAACGAGAAACAAAATCGGATCGCAGTCGCGCTTTACGGGTATGGCGGGTCAGGCAAGCGCCACATGGCTTCCCACTTGGGGAGGGACGCACGCTAATAAATATGACCAATTCGGAACAACAGACTTATCTGTACGTATCTATCAAGCTCACGAGAGAGAAAACTTAATCTATGATTCAAGATTCTTTGCCGTACATCATTTTAATCCCGGCCTAGGCCTTGCGGATAGCATCCATCACCAAGCCAACCGACGGATCCCATTGTTCCACGGCTCGAACGATTTCGATAACATATTTGTAGATACAGATAAAGATAACCATGCCGACTGCTGGGTGGATGTTGCAAGGACTACGGTCGATCACCGGACGCCGTCTTATGTCGACTTCCAAGAAGACTGTAACATAAAAGAGTCTATAGAGGTGGGAGACGGAGTCCCCCGTCGCGTTCCCTTCTCAGCGAAATCACAGTTAGCACTCCTTGGCCCATCTACGTGGAAGGATAATGGCGGGGATGATATTTACAGCAACGCCGTGGAACCACAGTTTGGGGTTTATCGAAGATTAATATCCAAGGAATATTGGAACGTAGATCCAACCAGAAGGGGAAAACTTCTACCCTATAATGCAAATCGAGATGTGCCTCAGATCCCATACTTTAGGTTTGGGGAGAACATGCCCGGATTTCGGGTGTCGTTCCTTACCACCAATAACGTATGGGCAAGATCTGAAGCTATGGATAACTACGATCAACTAATAGGTCCGATTGACAAAGTTCTTGCGTTAGAGACGGTGTCAGAAGAGGACGGAAAGGTGAAACTTACACCCAACCCGCAAAACCCTGAGAAAGTTGACGTTGTACTTGTAAACTTAGGAAAAGACTATAAAATTGGAGATAAATTTAAAGTAGATGGATTTGAAAAAAGCGAAGTTACGGTGATGAGTACTGGGAATCAAGGGTGCATTAATGGCTTATATTTTAATGTACCATGCACCAACAACACGACATTCGGTGACACGCCTAAGAAACTTTCAGATCTTGAAAAATTAGGCGTAGACTGTAATCCTGATAAGCTTATAAATCTTGGTATAAACTTTGTTGACCCCGACGACTGCGACATGACTGTGGATAGTGTTGATGAAATCACTTCAAATACCATGGGGGCCGCAAAATTTAAGCCCTATAACAAGTTTACTGTAAATGGAAAGGGTTTTAGTGCTTTTGTTACTAAAGCAACCATGAAGAAGATGATAATAACAGATCATAAGCCAAAAATTGCCACTTTGCAGGATTTTGCCCAACTTTCCATGCCCGCAGACTCTAGTCCGGGAGGAAGCGCTGGTCAAAGCTTCCTATTCGGCTTTATCCAAGGTGCTAATAATTTTATTGCCCTAACAGAGGGCGAAAGGATAGTTCAGGAAGATATTGATAATCCCTCCCCAAGCGGGCTTTATGACTGTTTTTTCCACTTTCATAACGATACTTCCCATACAATATGGAATGACAATAATATGGGGCCTACACATAGCGTAGACCAGTATATTGAGCTGGAAATTAACCCTGTTTAGAAACCAATTTAATTAACAAAAAACAAAAAATTGTGTATAATACAATAACCAAAAGGAGAATTTTCAATGGCTACTATTACATTTCATGCGAATGGTAATACTACGGGGTATAGTACCGCGTGGAATACTGATCCATCACTCATAGAACACACAAAAGGGTCTGGAATTGGCTTTTATGGCGCAGGTTTTGGCCTATCAGTCCCAGTTGCCCAATATCAAGAGGCCAGCTATGTAACCAATGGCGACGGCACTACTAGCGGTGTAAAGTTACAGAATACTCAATATCAGTCTGTAAGTGGAATAAAAGCGAATGGGACCGCTGTAGCAGCGGAAACTTCAGGAATTCCAAACTGGTATGCACCATTAAATATTAGATTTGAGCATACTGACGCGGTTGCTACTCAGAACTGTAAGCTTAGAATCTTTGATAGGGCTAGTATCGCAAAGCACGCCAGCGGCGTTACCACTCAGGTGCTAGAAGTTAGGCACCCGCACGCCACAGAGGGACATGCTATTGGAGCCACAAACTTGGCTGGAAGTGGGTCTTTAGCCCATAGAGGTATTGATAACTTTGGCTGGTTTGAATTTGACCCCGGCGATGGCGGCACTCCGCCGGATATGACCTTTACCCCCTCCCCCGGAATGAGCGGATTAAATACCGTTGATGGTGATCCATTACCTTCTGCCAACTTGGTTGGCCCCGGCGCGGACGGTTATCTCAACTGGAAGACTAAAGAGGGTCCAGCTCACAGGGCTACTCGACACGACTGGTATCTTGCTCTTAGTGCCTCTCCACAGTCGATTGGAAGCAAAACTGATTACGGGCTATATTTCACACTAGAGTACCTGTAAATCAACCCATTAAATTTATGATTAAAGAGGGGTGGGTCAAACCACCCCTTTTTTTATATATGGGGAAAATCTTTACAATAATAAAGGGTTACAATGAAATCAAAAAACTTTTTAAAATGGCTGTCGATAACAAGCGTGGGGCTAGTGTCATTGATCGCTTCAGAATTTCAATTCTCCGCTTTTAGCTCTATGGCGTCTGCTGACATAACATTTATTTGCTATGCAATATTATTGCTGGGCTTTTCTTCCATACTATTTTGTTTTCGTCAGGTGATGAAAAAGTCATACCACATGAAGAAAATGAATGACATGTCTAACATAGCACAAATGCTTGGTCTCTTGGGTACCGTTATTGGCATGAGCTTTTTATTTGCATCTCTGGGGGCGGTAGATGACGAGGAGCTTAAACATAAATTAATAACAAACGGTATGTCCACAGTATTAAACACCACCATTGTTGGGATAGTATGTAGTCTGTTTATTTATACATACGTTATATTTTTGAGGGAAGACGAATGAAGATTCCAATATGCTTTCTAGATATGGTTTTAATATTATTGGTGTGCATGATTCTCCTGTACAACCCAGTAAAAAAGAAGGACGAGACCCCCGCCCCTCCACCAACGGCTGAGTTCATATTGAACATAAGCTGGCCCATTGAAGACAATGCAGATATAGATACTTGGGCCATGAGGGTTGATAATGCAGACTCTATAACGGGGTATAAACGAAGGGAAAACGATGTATTCATCCTTCATAACGATAACACATCTAGAGAATATGGAGCCGTGGACGGTGTAAAACTGTTGGAGGCTAGGGAAACCCTGACAATAGAAACGGCCAAAAAGGGTGAGTACATGTTTTCTTTGCACGGATATAGGGTTCCTAAAAATAAGACCCACATAACCGTCACTATTGAGTTTCAAAAATCACGCCCGTTTAAACACATATTCAGAACAACCGTGCAAGTAGCCCATAACGAAGAAGTCCCCATAGTTTCATTTTATATAGATAAAGATGGGAATGTTAAAAATGTTCAACTACAAAGAGAATTACTAGAGGGGTTTTTGCAATAATGTTTCCATTTATATTAAATTTGATCATATCTATCATCTCTTGTGCTGCTATAATATTTAGATTTAAAGATATTGTACTGAGGACCGGATTGGTAATTTCAGTTGTCTGCGCCTCTCTTATCAGTTTTGGAGTTATATCTCTTTATGCAGGTAAGCCCATCGTAAAGTCAATACCAAATGATATCATTGTGTATGGCCACGCAATCAACCTTGAGGAAAAGAGGATATATGTCATGTATAAAAAGACCGGTGATGGTTGGCCCCCTACGCTGATAGATGCAAAGTATTCAAAGGAACTAAAAGAGGCCCTAAAAGGTGGCGTGAAGCAAGGAAAAGGCAAACCGTTCAGGCTTAAAAAATCAGAGGGTGGTGCCGATGGCGACGGGGAAGGTCAAAAGGGCGAGGGGGAAGGCAAAGGCAAGGACAAGGGTTCCCTGTCTAACAGGTCGGAGACATGGGACATCATGCCGCTACCGCCACTAAAACTACCACCAAAATAGAAAGAGTAAATGAGTATAGAATTAATAACTTTAGATCACATAGCGTATAGGGTGGCCGACAGAGACGAAACAGCGGATTTTTTTTGTTCTCTTTTGGGCTACAAGGTTGGGGCAGAGTTTAAGATTGATTTTGACGACGGATCGAAAGCAGACTGCAAGGCTCTGGTAGATATTTGTGGCTCTTCACCAGAAGTCTTTGTGAGCGAAGGGACTCCCGGATCTATTGTAGACGAATGGGTAAAAGAACGAGGAGGAACTGGAGGCATACACCACATAGCATACTCAGTGGAAAATATAGACAAGACAGTGAAGCAATTGAGAGAAAAGGGTATAGAGTTCTTATCTGACGATATAATTGACTGTCCGGATGATGATCTACGACAGATATTCAGTAAGCCACAAGACGTATTAGGGGGTGTTATTATCGAGCTAATTGAGCGGGGGGACAAAGGGTTCTGTCAAAATTCTGTCAAGAACCTAATGGAATCTACAAATAATCAGTAGCACAACTTACATTCTTGGAGCAATTAATATGACTTACGCACTCATAACACGAATAATAATTCTGCTTATCATCTTTATTGTCGCCGGATGGGATCTTTTTCTACTCTGGAACATACATTTTAACGACATGCCTGAAGCTCAGGAAGCAACGTTTAGTGTTGTTCTATATGAAGCGGCGAGACGGTGGCCTGTTATACCATTTATCTTTGGTTTCTTATGCGGCCACGTATTTTGGCAGATATATTCAAAAAAATTATAAGCACATAACAGCCTAAAAATAGGGGTTCCGGCAATTTTTAAAATTTAAGTGTATAATCTTGCTAGTAATATATAGATTGATTGCAGTAAGGGGTTACACTATGTTTAAGAAAATGTTTTTGTCAGTTGTTTTCTGTTTTTTTTCAGTTCAGGCTATGGTCGCCCAAGATTGGCCAGCATCAGAAGAAGCAGATTATCATTCAAGTATAGTTAAGATTGCGGGCGATGGATTCAGTGGAAGTGGAACCGTTATTAAGCGTGTGAAGGATAGCAGGGTTGAGGGTTATTATGTGGGCTGGATTCTTACAGCATCACATTGTATTAAGGAGATGGCAACGGAGTTCACAGTCATATTTAACACTGGAGAATCTGTGGATCAAGGTCGAGTTGTTTTGAAGTCTGGATCTATTGATCCCTTTGAAGATTATGGAATCATACGCGCCTTAATACCAGACTCCATAGAACCCATGAAGATAAGCGTAGACGATGTTCCAATTGGAGCTACGGTCGAAATGTGTGGATATGGGGCAGAAGATTTTCGCCACTGGATAGCAAAGTACGGGGGGAAAAACTTAGGCTCAGGCGGACACATTGTTTTTTCTTGGGCTATTCAGGGGGATTCTGGGGGGCCTATTATCTATAAGGGCAAGGTGATAGGTGTCATTTGTTTTGGGTCGGGAATTAAAAGGTTCAAAGAAACAAGCCGAGTAATTGTTGGTCCTATTTATGGAACCAATATAGATAGGGTGGAAGAGAAGTTAGATTTAATCGAAGAGATACCATCTTTAGTATCATAACTGTTTAGTACAGCAGTCTCTCTGCGTGGTTACTACATAAAAAAAGGGGAGCGGTTTTATCCGCCCCCCTCTTCTTTCTTAAGCTTTCCTATTCGTTCTTTTCAGTCTTGGGATTCCACTTTACCCAACCACGGTCGGGTAGCCAGTTTTCTCCATCTTTCCTCTTTGGAAATAAGCCACCCCCTTTCTTATGAGAACCAAAGGACAACCTTGCCCCGCAATCTCCGCAGCGAAGCTCATGATACAAATTGTCATCGACGTTTCGCACCACGAAGCGGACATTTTCGGAGCTACATTTTCCGCACTTATCCTCTTCAAAAACTTCTTGAAATTTAGAAACCTCCGCAAAGATGTCTCTCTGCGAGTCGCCTTCTAGCTGTACGCTCAAGCGGCCATTTCTTGTTCTATAGTTAACTTTCATTAATTTCTCCAATCACTTAAGTAAGCAGTTATAGAGTCTGGGATCAGACTTTTATCTTGTTGATAATCATTTAATTTCTTTATGGCAGTGCTAGCCTGCCCCTTGTCTACTTTACGCTTTATGTTTACATCGAATGCCTCCTTGAAGAATTCTGCAACATTTAGATTTAACTGCTTGCACTTAACATCAATAAAATTGGCTTGCGGGTCAGTCATTCTTTGTGAGTCATCGTACTCACCCTCAGTTGCTACTTGTTTAGTTTGGCTGATACTCCTGACAATGCTGGCAGTATTCTTTTTGGTCATCTCTTCAGCGGACACAGTTTTGAGTCTAAGAGCCTTTCTCAAAGCCCGCCCCTCAGCCCTAGTCGCTGCCGTCGCGGTGTTAAACACGCAAAATGCGTCGTCTGTGTTGCCCTCCCAGCAGTCTGCGACATCACTGAATAAAGAGCCATCTTCAAATACTACTTCCCACACAACGGTGGCTCTTCCAATTTCGTCGCCGCCATTATCCGGGGGAAATATTTGCGTTGGTCTGCTACTGACGATACGCCCTAGTAGGAGTTCTGATACCCTTCTTAGGCCAGCACACAGGGGTCTACCCTCGTACAGTTCTCTTTCGTCAAATAGCTCCAGAACGTAATCGTTCCACTCTGGAGAAGTGGGGTCTGGCCCTGATGGCGTAGCAATCTTGTCTTTTACGCTAGTATCAACATTCTCTGGGGTTTCGAGAGCAATTCCCTCAAACAAATTATCGTTATCGTTATTCAAATCCACCATTATTCAACCTCTATAAAACGTTTTGATTTAGGCGGGAACTTGTTGCTAATCTTGTTTAAACAATCTGTAACTTGATTTGCAATCTGCTCACGCTTACTCAAAGATTCCTGTCCCAGCGATTTTACACGAATCACTGCATATCCTTTACTCAATAGGGTTCCGCTCTTTCTTAGGTCAGCATTAATTTGCTTTTGGAGTTTGTCTGCACCCCAAATCGGTAAGAAATGGCTAGGCCCATCTACCTCTATTATAGTCTTGAGGTCTGGAATATACAAATCAATTTCCAATTTTTCTGCTGGTATTATTGTTTGATGCATTCTTACGGAGAAACCAGCCTGTTGCAGCTTTTCCTCTAAGAATTTTTCTAATTTTGATCCTTCTTTTGCGGATCTTTGTATCGCTTGTACTCTTTTTTGCCTCATGCTTTCTTTTTGCTTTGCCGTCATCCCATTCCATCTTTCCCTAGCTTGGCCTGACCGTCTTTCTCGCTCAGTTTCGCTCATCTCGTCCCAGTAAGAAGATAAGCCAGAGCTAATTTTTATTTTCTCCGACAGGGATCTGCTCTTCCCTTCAGTGGGGTGTGGCCTTCTACCGCTCTTAAGTGCGTTTGACTGGGCTGAACTTTTTGATTTTAAATCATACCCGTGTTTCTTCAGGGTTCTTCTTATTTTATTGGGATATGTATTTAGAATCTCCGCTATCTCATACGTGCTTTTATTCTCTTTGTTATACATCCCTATTACTTGTTTGTCAAATTTATTCATATTACACAACCTCACAAAAACTTTTTACTGTAAAATCTTTTAATAGTTTTGGCTTTACGCCGGTAACTCTGTAGAAGTACTTCTGAGCGTCACTACTGTCTGTAATGACGTTTACATCTTTTGACACTCCGATTAGAGGCATAACATCAGCTTCATCCATATTGTACAGATAGGATAGTTCAAACTTATTTACGGCTTGGAGTGCATGATGTGTTGTTTCTAGAGAGGTCGTAATTAAATTTCCTGTGAAGTACCAGATATCAGTAGAGTTGAACATGCCAAATCGTGTCTCTGTTGGATTATAGTCTATGTTATCATAAAATACTGAGGCATCATCAACCTCATTGTTATCTACAGCATTATTTAATGCAGAATATATCTTCTCATTGACTCCTTCCGGACTCATAGTTTTTACATAAAAACCTAAATTCATTTTTGTTCTCCTAGAAACCATTCTATGGTTTGTTTAAGTCCGGTTTGCAAGTCTGTTTTGGCATCAAACCCTAGTCGCGCCCTTGCCAACGACGTGTCTAGGCAGCGACGAGGTTGGCCGTCTGGCTTTGATGCATCCCAAATTACATCTCCCTCATAACCCATTTGTTCTCCAATCTCATGTACCAATTCACTAATAGTAATTTCTTTACCAGTACCGACGTTGATTGGTTCTGGCCCGACGTTGATATCAATCGCTAGTCGAATTGCTTCTGCACAATCCTGTGCGTACAGGAATTCTCTAGAGGCATTTCCAGTTCCCCATACCGTGATTTTATCTTTGCCTTCTTTCATTGCATTATAAAACTTCAGAATAAGGGCTGGTATGACATGGCTACTCGTCAAATTAAAATGATCGTGTGGGCCATACATGTTGACGGGGATTAAATTCACTATATCCATGCCGTACTGCTCGTGGTATGTTTCTCCAAGCTTCATCAATGCTTTTTTGGCGATACCATATGGAGCATTGGTTTCTTCTGGATAACCATTCCACAATTCTGATTCCTGAAATGGAACCGGCGTAAACTTCGGGTAAGCGCAGACCGTACCTAGCATAATAAACTTAACCGGCTTATGGCTATACTTCTCGCAGTATTGCCTAGTGCGTTCTATCATGTTCGCCCCCATCGCAAGGTTTTCATACATGAATTTGCCGGGATTACTACGGTTGGCCCCAATACCCCCCACGCTACCAGCGGCATGAATGATAACATCTGGCTCTTCGTGGGAAAGCATTTTTTTACACGCATAGCTATCTCTTAGGTCATATAGGCAACTCCCATGGCTAACTACGTCATCGACAGACCCAAGATGAGCCTTAATGTTCTTTCCCAGAAACCCCGTTCCGCCAGTTAGTAGTATTTTCATGATACCCCCTATTTTCTTACCACGTCATAGTATTTGACGGTGGGACTTCATCGTCTGACTCGTCTTCATTAGGCTCTTCATTCAACACAACAGTTTCAGTTGGATTGGAGAAGTCAACCGTATGACTTTCTTCAAAGACGGGCGCTGGGGGGATAGTTGTAGGCCCAAGCTCAACCAAGTCAACTATATTTTTTAGCGACGAATATACTACGATCTCTCCGCCGAAGTCATACTCTTTATATCTCCTAGCACTCGCTGACGGGGGAGCCTTATAGGCGGCCACAGCTTCGTGAAAATGTTCTTTGTCGGCACCCGCATAAGCGATCACGTCTAAATCTCCTACATAAAGATTGACCTCAGTTGGCGACTTTACCAATACACAGTTGGACTGGCTCAGGTAGTCATTCAGTTTGCTCATTTTTTATTCTCCTTGGTTAATTCTAAAAATTTAGTGTAGCTTTTAATATACTCTTCTTCATCATGCTCTTCGGAGCATAAGACCAGTAAGATATCATCTCCGGTCAGATATTCTTGTGTGCCCCACGTCATGGTGTCCATAAAAATACTTTGTCCCTCGTTTAGCAGAAATGTTCTACTGCCAATTCCGTCATCAAGTTTAACACTTAACGACCCCTTTATGCAAACCAGTATTTGTTTATCTCTTAGGTGAGCGTGCCCGCCTCTAACTTGACCTCTTGGCACACCCGTAACATAAAATATTCTCTTGGGTTGAAATTCTGCGACCTTGTTTATCGCAAATAAATTCCCATGTTCACCCTTGAATGTTGTTAAATTTTTGAGCATAGTGGACTATTTTTGTTACCTCTGATGTTCCTAGTTTCTCATGAAATGGCAGGCTAACCGTTGTTAATGATGTTTTTTCGGATTTAGTCAAATCGGAACCTTTAATCTCATATTCTTCAAATGGTTTTTTACCGTGACAATGTTCGTAGTGAACCCCACACGCTATACCCTCTTTTAGCATGTTGGCTATGAAGCTTTTATTGTCCTTTACCCTAATTGTATAAAGGTGCCTGCTGTTATTATTATAGCCCAAAACCGCATTATATACAGAATTAATTTTGTCTAAAATGACATTTTTTATATCTAATCTCTTTAGGTTTTCGTTGGCTATATAGGCTTGCACGGAAGTACAGTGCATCTTGTATCCGGCGACGACATGCTCTCTATTCCAGCTATCCTCGTTAAATGACGTTCCGTTCATGGTCATTAACCTAAAGTACTCAATTTTTTCCTTATTGTTTGATACGACAATTCCTCCGTCGCAGCCGCTGACTGGTTTTGTGGGATAAAAACTGAATACCATAATGGCGTCGTCGTTATCCAAATCTCTATACTGCTTTCGGCTGACCTCTTGAGCAGAGTCGAATATGTCATCGTGCATATGATAACAGTGTCCAACCCACTTGTCGTCATTATAAAATCTTATCTTATTACTGCTGTTGGCTATTACATTTGGAACCACAATAGGTATCGTACTTGGCACCTGTATAATTTCATTGTTAAATCTCTTCAGGGCTAGATATAGCAGGCTAGAGGCACTATTTGCCGTACATGCATACTTCGCTCCAACGTACTCCGCAAACCTAGACTCAAATTCTTCAACGACTTTTCCGTGGAGCAGGTGGGAGAATTTTGATGTGTCTATTTTATGGCTTGGAATATTAAACAGCTGGATCATTTTTAACCTTGAATTTAAACATTCTTCCTATTGACCCTACATGTTCTAGTATCTTCATGATCGATTGATATTCATCTCTCTCAAAATCATGTACGAAAATATAAGACTCATCGTGACATAGTTTTGTGCACAGCTTCGCGCACTCCACCCTCGCCCTACCGTCTATAATTACAACATCATACGGAGCGCTGCTTAGGGGTGCCTTTATATAGGTTTTAAATTCCTCATATGTACCATCGTTTCCTTCGCTTCTTTGATTTTCATGAGGCCCTTCAATATAATCCAAATCAGGCTCAGACAGTAGTAGCTCCACATTTTCTGGTAACGTCGGTTTAAGCTCATCGTACCAAGCCTTTTGATGCTCCACGGAAACCACCGACTTGGCGATATGAGATAGATTAATTGTAGATCTTCCTGAGCCATACTCTAAAACTTTGCTCTGTGAATCTATGGCCGAATGGACAAAATCGGTCTCCGCCCTCTCAGTTATGGTTGATCCGTGTTCATATTGTCTGGATAGCATTACTTTAACTCCAGATAGCAGATCCAAGTGTAGTCTTGCTTCTCATTGAAAAAGGTTTGATACTCTAGAATATTGTGTTCTGTCAGGAGGGCTTTTGGTGTCTCGTAGTTTTTGCCTTCCCACGGATCTCCCCATCTGGTCACATCATCCTTGAATAGCGGTGGCATTTCTTGATATACCGTTAAATTGTCCATCAGGAACTTATAGTCTTCAGGTTGATGTGAATGGTTTGTTCTGTTGCCAGCTGCGTCGATTACATAATCCCTTTGACTTAAAATCTTTTTCGGGGTGTAACAATCACCCTGAGTGACAGGATAATTGTCTTCAACGATAATTTTCTTAAACCCAAGCTCCTTGCACCTCTTTAATCTTGGGAGGCAGTTTTGATGGTCATCAAAAAAGACTAGCGTTTCTGACGGCTTCACTTTAGACTTCCAGTCCGTATCTAAGAAATCTTCTGTTTGGTAATCCACAACATAGCTGTCATGAACCCTATATTTTGGCTCCGGATCTATGGCGATTATTTTTGTGTCTAGACTTGCCATCTGGAAAAACCAAGTGCCTAGCCCTTTCCATACTCCACTCTCAATTAAAAACTTGGGCTTTAGCTTTTTTACAATATACCAAGCCGGAAACATGTGGGCGGATTTCATACCCCCGTGATTATTGGGGATTGGCCTAATATTGTAAAGTTCTTTAAACTCATCTAGGTAATTAAGCATGTCCGAAGTTTTCCATTTTTGAGCATCTATCATGTCATCTCCCCTGTAAGGTAATAGCTTTCTGAGTCTTTGTCGTCGCCAAATTGAAGGCAGCTGTAATTATATTGTTGTAACGTATTATTAAATTTTTCTCTGTTGTGATAAAATTTGTACACTGGAATTCCATAGGCTTCGTATGTATTAGAGAAGCTTTCTTTGTCGGTAAAGGCCATTCTTTGAACACAGACGCTCTTTGGTTTAAGTTGGAGTAAAAACTCTAACGCTTCGTCTCCATCTTCAAGTACATCCAAGACCGCACTTATTAAAATTGTATCATATTCATTAACTATTTCTTCAGATAAGTCCCAGAAGTCTAGCACAAAGAAGTTCTCTGCTCCCCAAGTTTCGCCCGCCAAGGCTATTGCTTCTTCCGAATAGTCACATCCTTTATACTCTACACTGTTGAAGTATTTCTTTATTAGTGGGTAGTATGCCCCAGCTCCACATCCAACATCTAGTATGCTAGTCAAAGAGATCTTGTTATATTGACTGGCATAAATAAAATTGATAAATCGATACCAATGCGGTGGATGACGACCGTTGAGTTCTTTTATGTTCAAGTCTAGCTGTTGTTCAAAAACAGCCTTATTTTTCCAAGAGTCCTTCATAGATATCCTTCATCAGATGCTTCGCCCCACCCTGAAAGTGTAGGGAATTAAATTTTATATCTTTATTAAGTTTGTGACTATGAACAAACACTTCACCATCTACAATTTTTACTTTTTTAGTACCATTTTCAAACTCAAAATCTTGATCGGGGACATTGATGTTGTGGTCGTAGGTTGCGCCGTCTCTAATCGTCATCATTTCTCCAACCCTACCGGGGCCACCGCCAAATTCTGCATGATAGTGAAAATATTCCAAGAGGGTCATGTCGCACACGCCCCCCGGCAATCCGAAAGATTGTCTCACTTGGAAGTGTGAGGCTATCTTGTTAAAGTGATACCCCTCTTTATCGGAGTAAATTTCTGTCAGCATATTGCAGAAGTTCCTAACCCCTTCAATTGTTACAAACGATGATATACCCGCCGTCCTATGTAACAGGGTCATGTCGTACTGATTGAATTTAGACCATTCTTCTTCGGCGTCTTCAAAGAAAAGTACATCCGAGTCTATGTAGAAGACTGTGGAAAGATCGTGTTTTTCCATAAAGTTTCTTAGGATAAACCATCTTGTGTAGCAAAACAATTCATAGTCTAGCGGGGTTGTGTTGAGGTGTACGTACATCTCGGCAAACTCATCTACACCATCCCCCAGACCTTCTGGGGTGAGGAATCTAAAGTTACCGAACCACCCCTCTATGTTAGGTTTAACGTCCCCAATTAAAAATACTGGGTTCTTTCTTGCGGCCTGCCTTATACTAAAGTCTAAATAGCTTTGATATCCTCTATGTATTAAAATAACTGGTATCACCAATAAGTACCTCCCTCAATATCGTCAAAGTTGACCGGTTTTGTAGAGTTGCTCGGTCTACACCAGTTCTCGTTATACATGGGGCCAACGTCCGGATGGTTGTCCCATCTCTTTCCTTTAATTCCAAACATTATCTGAAGGCCGCCACCAATATGTATAGCTTGCTTTCCTTGAAATAAGGCATAGTCTGCCAGTATTAGCCCATAAGCTCCGCATCCTATGATAGCAACATCGTAATCTATCTCGTCCATCTTGTTGGTCATTTGCTCGACACCAGCGGCGAAGTTCATGTCATCTCTAGATGCCGATAATCCTCCACCGTTTGTTTGAACTGACTTTATTGTTTTTAGGTCAAATTCCGGAAGTACCTTTTGGTTCTCAAACAGTGATTCTCTTTTTGCATACTGACTGATTATCTCCTCTTCAAATGGATGAATCACCAAAACCTTTTTCCCAGCCAACGCTTCGCTCCAAGGATTTTCAAAATAAAATGGTTCTAAAAATCTAAGTTCAAAGAATTCTGCCTGACTGGCGAATTTTTCTATGACAACGATTTCGTCATATGAATCCATAGACCCAAGAAATTCCACATGCCCCAAAGCATTAGAATAACAATCAAAGAAAAAGTCTAGTGTCTGATCGTCTGATGGAGAAACTCCAGCGTTATTAGAGGCGAAAAACTTAGTCTGATGAGCGTAGGCATTATATTGAATCTTGTCTGACAAGATAGTTCTTTCTACGGCGCCTATTTTAGAAGCTATAAATGGCTCCCCAGAAAGTATCTTCTCTTTTATCTTATCGTTGCCCTGTACTGCTGGTAGGGGTTCTGGTATACTCATTCAAATTCTCCTAGTTCCCTTTGTATTCTTTCGTTTATTTTTCTGGAGTCTATGGACTCTGGGTGACGCCCCAAGAAGACGCCCGTTTTACATTCCCCCCGAACACGAGGCTTAAACTCATGCACCCCGTTAAACCGGTTCTCTATATCTATTCTAGTCCGCTTATCACCTTTCACCCAAGGTAAATAGACATTTTCAAAGTAATTATCTATACAATTTTCTTTTGAAACGCTATCCTTGTAGTACCCAACCTTTCTGGCTACTTGCGTTGGGAACACATATGAATAATGATACATAAGTACATCTGTCATAGCGAAAAAAGTGTCGCTGTTTATATGCTTGCGTTCTATTTCAGATGGATACTTTATTGTTGGAGGCCTGTGCGTAAGCCAAGTTGACCCCGGCTCATACTTGAATATCCTTAAAAAGTTATCCCTTGCCAGCTCAAACCCTGTCAGATGATGGTCTATACCCCCATAGAAAGAGCAACTTGTTACGCCGACGCTGGTGGGCTGATGCTCCGAAAGAAAATCTATAGTTTTCTCCAAATCTTCCTTTTTATACAGCTCGTCCGAGTCCAAATTCCACAGATAATCTATATCATCTCTTATATGCTCCATGTACGCCTTGCACTGCTCGTCCTTTTCGGAATATTGGCCGTGCACGATACTGATCTTGTTATCTGGATCAGGGAAATTGTCTAGTATCTCGTTTGTCTTGTCGGTAGATGTAGTTCTCCCTTGACGTTGCCAGTATTCGACCGGCCCTTCTGCTATTAAGATTTGTTCTGCATAGGGATATACCTGCTCTAAACATTCCTGTAGAACATAGTCACCTTCAAAAACAATCATACCAAAAGCTATTTTCATATTATTCTTCATTTAAAATGGTGTTTCGGGGATAAAATTATGGAGTTCTTTTTTCTTTGGTTGCCAGTCAAATGCTTTTCTAGTTTTCTCTGAACAGATGGAGTATCTATAATCTTGCCCCATCCTGTTTTCTATAAATTCAACATGGTCAATCCAGTTTTCAATACCCTTCCATTTACATATTGCTTCAACAATCTCTGTATTCTTCATATAATTATAAGCCGACACATTCCATATCTGATCTTCCCCCTTAGAGAAGCATATCTTATATATTGCTTCTGCATTATCCTTGACGTAAAGCCAGTCCCTAACATAGCTTCCATCTCCGTGTAGCGGTATCTTTTGCTCAGTATCCAAGCTATGAAGTATCTTAGGGATCAGTTTTTCTGGGTATTGTCTAGGGCCATAGTTATTTGTACTTCTAACGATTTGGTAGTTTACACCAAAGGTTCTCGCGTAGGCAAAGATGAGCATTTCTGCCGCAGCCTTTGTTGCTGAGTACGGATTACTTGGGTGCAATATGCTTTCTTCAGTCTTGTCTTCCTCTTCTACGTTCACGTCGCCGTACACCTCATCTGTGCTTATATGAATAAATTTGGGCTTCTGATACACCTTCGCTCTAAGTAGGTTTAGGAGGTTAAATACGCCCTCTACGTTGGACTTTAAAAACACCTTGGGGGATTCTATTGAATTATCTACATGAGATTCTGCGGCAAAGTTTACCAGAATATCACACACTGGAATATGTGTAATGTCACATATGTCTTCTTTAATGTGGGTATAATTCGGATCGTCATCCCAAGGTAACTCACTACTGGAGGCGTAAGTCATTTTATCTATGTCGATCACTTGATGGCCTTCACCTAAAACTATTTCGACAAAATGGCTACCTATAAAGCCCCTGCCGCCAGTTACTACAAAAATCATATTTTTTCCTCGTTATAGTAATCAATAACCCTGTTGTAAAATTCATAGTGGACGGATTCCCAGTTATAATAATCAATAACCCTATTGTAAAATTCATACTCTTTTTCCAAAACCTTTTTCATTTTTAATGCCTGATCATCATCCACTTTCAATGAAATGTTTTTTGTAGTTTGCCATTCCGGTGGTTTCTGATCTTGAAAAAATTTTGGAGCCTTTCGCCCACCCCCCTTTAATTCCAATCTGGCGCCTATCTTATCATCAAGCCTAAGTTTATTCGCCAGTCTGCCAAAGCCTTCCTCGCGTCGTTCAAAAAGTATAATTTGTGTATTTTGTATTATATTACTAAATGCTTCTCCTACGTCTCCCGTTTTAGAGTAAAAGTATAGTTGGTGTAATTTCCATTTATTAGGGAAGTTAATTAGGAAATCTTCAAAATTATCACCGAGCCAGACGGGGTCGTCAGCACCAAGTTCTGCTTCTCTATGAGGAGGAATGCTAAAACCAGAAAGCTCATGCTGCATTAACATTCTGTAGTGTGATAATAATCTACTTGTTGGCTCCCTTATGATGGTCGCTGTAATATCCCAAGCCGAGAAGTTACACATTTTATGTCCGCTTTTGAACCGAGGTTCTCCGGGGAGTCCAAGGCTCTCAAAGATTACTTTAGAAGCGGTTCTACCGCCAGTTTTCATCATGTGGTTAAAATAAATACTTGTCATGGGCTTTCTTTATTTCTTCAAAATAGTCATCATATATCTTTTTCAAGCCGACGTTAGAAGAATACATGCTCTCTGGAGTAAAGCAGTGATGCATAGTTGACGGGTTATAAGTATCATCCGATACAGAGTATTCGAACTGTGAAAAGTGGCTAAATACCAGCTTTTGTTTTTCACCATACCAAGTGATACATCCATCTTCTGCATATGAGCTAAAGTCATAAAGCATCCATTGCCAAGGGGCGCCGTGCCCTATGTTGCCATCTATAAAAAGCTTGGTTCTGTCTAGAGCTAGAAAAGCATCTAAATATCTTTGATCTCCGCATGTAGCCAATTCTGGGTATTTTCTATTTAACACAGCGTCTGACCACCAATCCAACATGTGTCGGCCACTATCAGTATTCTTGAAGTGAACCACCCCCACATTGAACCAGCCATTCCCATTAGATACCCTTGTGTCGTACTGCCTATGCCTAAATATCCCAACTTCTTTTTCACCGATCTCTTCAAATATTAAGTCTATATCTTGATGAAAGTAGATGTCGCTATCTATGTAGGTTATGTCAGCATTGAGCTTGCCAATGAGATGATTAGAGAAGAAGGAGGCTAACGTATAAGAATAGTATTTCCTATCTTCTAACTTCAAGTTTTTAAGGGTTTGGTTGGACAAAAACTCCTCGTCATGATATACCTTCAGGGTATCGCTACTGTACGTAGACAGTTTGTCAAACGACTTCTTGTCAAGGCAAAGATAGTGTAGAGTAAAATCACTACTTTTTTCTTTCAGGGAATCGTATAACGTCAAGCCTTTCGGCAGGAAATTATAATCTGAGAGGGCGCATAAGTGTTTCATTTTTTCCTCGTGCACAAACACTGGTACGGTCTTTTGCTGCTCATGTTAATGAGCGCGTCTGTTTCTATATTATAGCAGGTGAAGCCATATTCCTCAAGGAGAATCTCCCTAATTTCTGGCCAATCTTTATCAAAATGATTTTCTAGCAATATATATTCGGTTCTTTTGGCCACCTCTTTCATTCCCCTGAGAACCTTGTTCTCTGCCCCCTCTACATCAATTTTTATTAGCTTTATGTCCCCCTCGTCCTTCAGCAGCGTATCGAGCTTAATACTCTGTATCGTGCCCACCTCTTTGTTTGAACGATAAGACGCATCGTGCCCTAGAATGTTATGCGTTTCGGATGTATAACCTTCGTAGTAATTCAAAGATCCATCTGAGTCGGAAATTGCCGCGTTAACAAACTCAATGTTATCGTAATTAGAGAAATCCCCTTGTAGACGTTTAAAGTTTACTGGACTTAGTTCTATACAATACAGCTTACCCGTATGTAGCAGCTTGTTGGAGAAGTACCGCGTGTACGTACCTCTACATGCGCCCACATCTACCAGCACGTCGCCCCTGTTCATGCATTGAATCCTATCCAAGAGCAACATATTTTTATAATCATGCTGGTCCATATCAATCCTCCGTGATTCTATATTTTGGAAAACCAAGTTTTTTTCTCTCGTTAAAGACTAACTGGTCCCTACCAGAGTAGTGTAGTGTCTTTTGTGCCGCAAAGTCCAAGTCTCCGTGATTCTCTGTCCCCTCTACGCTATAGTGCTCATGACTAATAATTACTTGATCGATATATTTTTCTTTTCCTAAAGCCCTCACTACTTGAGTGAACTCGTCATCGCAGTAGAGGCTTTTGTAGTCCGGATGGTAAATGTAGCCAAAGTGCTCATATAGTTTTCTGCCAAGTATAGAGAAGGTGATAAGATCGCCGTTGGTATTCCCATCGTTGAAGTGAACACACCCATCTAGGTTCGGAAAATGCTCTTTCATGGCATGTGCAATTTTCTGATCCCAACTGTATACTTTTGGAACCATGTCGTCTGAGGCGCAGATGACTACATCAAAATCCTTTCCTTCTATGTTTGCGTTTATTGCACTGATTTTTTCGGTGTTGTTATCGTAATTTATAACACCATCCGTTTCTTTGCGTTTCTCTAGAATGAATTTTATTGTCTCTTGAGTTTGCCGACTTGTCATTGTGTCATCGTCAGCATCGCAATTTATGTTAAAAAAGATCTCATTCCAAGAGCCACAAGTGGAGACGTAACGATCTAGCACTTTCAAGAATTTGTCAGGCCTAGCCAGCGTGGGAAACTGTACTAATAGCTTCATAGCTCTCCCTTTAGTTTTTCTAGTTTTGATTGAGCGTCAGAATTTTTTATAAACTTACAAAATCTCGCCGCCCTACCGACGCAGTTGTGCTTAGACCTTACTTGCTTCTTTAGCACGACTCCGAGGTCGTCGGATTCTTCTTCAATAAACGTTGAGGCCAAAAATTTATCCAGAACCGGTTCTTCATCTTTTTCCAATTTGAACGTCACCTTATCTGAGTGGGCTATGGCTTCATAGAAAAGTTGACTAAAGATTATGTTCATTCCGGTGGCAAACATTATTTCCTTATAGCGAGAGTACATACTTCTTAGGCTTAGGATATTTACGGGCATATCAAAATTCTTATCCTTCTCACTACCGGTAGTTAGCTTCAGTAGATGATAAGTATCTTTGTTCTCCACATATCCATCTATCTGCTTATTGGCTTCTGTGGCAATTACCCCCAAATCCAACTTGTATTCTGGATAATCCTCTTCGGGTAGGAATACATCTAAACCGGGGAGTATTGAATTAACCTTTGTCTTTTTCGCGCTTGGTGTCGGCAAAATATTATGAGCATTGGTAAAAACAAACGGGCAATTGATTTTTTTCTCACCAAAAGAGTCGTCAATCATACCCATGTGTTCGTTATTAATTCCGGTAACATTAAGCACGCACTGTATCTGTCTTTTTTGAGATAAGTATTTAATCATGTCATTTGACAAAAATTGATAATGCGTTAGGACTACATCGGGCTTAAATTGATCAAACATATCAAAAGCAGAAATATTTGGGTCTTGCCACAAGTATACATCCTGCTCCGCAAGCTCCAGAGACTTAGCGAGATACATTGCTTCTGTAGAAAGCATCGAAGTGTAGTTTTGAATCAGTATTCTCATTTGTTCTGAATCCTTTTAAACGTTTTGATGTTGTTTATCTTTTTTATCGGTGAATCTAATGTCACATCTTTAATGTCGTGTTTTGGGGCTATGTCATTTAGTGCTTCAAATATAAATTTATTTTTGTATTCCGGATCTGACAGGATTCCGTATAGCGCCTTTATTATCCTGTCGTCTGCCAAGTACAGAATTTCAGTCCAGAAATTCCGTTTTAATCCTATGGAGAACTGTTCCAGCACGCCACCTTCCGATATGACATTAATTTCGAATCCGGAGTCTTCATCTTGCTCCTGTGTTAACACGCATGAGCACTCTAGGTCTAAGTTTTTTAGGTGGTGAGGCTCTAGGAGATTAGAACCACTACATAGCAATACCTTATTGTTAGTTGTGTTATTCAAACACAGTCTGGCGCTCTCACAGCAGTTTGAGTTAAAATGCACCTGATTTTCTACCACCCTAATATTTATGTTGGGGAATTTTTCCTTTATGTAATTTACAGTCTTTGGGGTTTCGAATCCCGAGCAGACTATTATCTCAAAGTTATAGAAACATGCCTTAATGGATTCTATTTGCTTTTCTAGCATCGTTTTGTTGCCTAGCCGTATCATACTTACTGGGCCGTATGATTTCATTCTATATCCATGATTTTCACTAAAGAAAATTACAGTTATAAAATCATTTATTGCTTTTCCCGTTGGCCTATCCTTAGACCTCGGAGTTGTAATGTATCTGTTGTTATTTCTCATATTTTGAGTATGTGTCCGTTGTTTTAGATCCCTTAATTATATCAGATAGCATTTCCTTATAGTCTTCATAGTTAAGGTAAAATTGGTTGGCAACGGACTTTGGTATGCACACCACTTCTTGATCGGTATCTTCAGAAACAACGATCTTTTCCATGGCCTGAATTGTGTCGTTCACATACTTTAAAAAGTCCTTATCTATTAGGTTTCCAGCGTCTATGCTAACAAAATGTGTCTTGTCAACAATCTTTTGGAAAATTTCAGTTTCCCTGTCTTCCGTGCTGCAAAAATCTTTATGGAAGGTTATTTGGCATTTTACGTCGTGAGAAGATAGTTGGTTGTAGTGGTCTACATATTGTGGTATAGAGCTATTTCTATCTAGTATGGTTTTTTCGTATGTGGACAGGATTACAAAGAACTTCTCTTTGGGGTAGTTTATCTTACCTATGGAATCTATCGTTCTTCTAACATCCCGCTTATCTCTAGAGTCGTCATAGACTATTATCCCAAAGGTACATTCCAGCTGCTCTTCGCATAACTCTAGATATTCTTCTCTAGTTTTACCTTTAGTATCCAAGTCTTTTGGCCTATGAAGGGGGCAAAAGTTTACTGGCCGCTTTGCGGATTCCACCCTATTTAACCTGTCGGCAATACACCCGTCTTGTATATTTACCGACTCGTTATAGAACATGCATGACTTGCACAGACGTTGTATCGTCGCTATTTGTTGCGCGTTTTCCAATTTAACCCCTCTTCATTGTCAGCTCGTAGTGAATGCCTGATATTTGAGACGACACAAAGTTCAGACCCGTATTCATCAAGCTTGCTCTCATGGATTCTAGGTTAGTAGCTGATTTTAGCCCTGAGATTATTCGAGAAGCTTCAACTTCAGATATCTGATCGTTTATAACGTTTTTGCATAGTAGCCTCACGTCTGTGCCACCGACAATTATCGTGCCATTTATTCTTAGCTTGCTAATTAGTGATTTTAATAGCCCCTCTATATTTGGAATGTCAAACGAATCTATAATGTCATTCGCCATAATTAGTTCACACTCATTGTCTGAAATTTCAGACAGATCGACACTGTTGTCTAAACACTCTACCTTTTTAAAGTTTTCAATTGCCTGTTGTCCGGGTTTAACTATATGTATTTTCATCTTTGTGCTCCGTATAAGTCATCAAATATTTTGTTCCAGTTATTGATAAATCGTTCTTCTGAAAAATCGTTAAGAACTGTTTCTCTTGCTGCGTTGCCCACGTCTTCTGCCAACTTGGGGTTTGCAAGCAATTTTTCAACATAATCCCTGAGTTCCCCCTCGTCGTTAGACAGGAAGCCATTGACTCCGTTTTCGATTATTTCTGGTATCATGCAGGTAGCGGTACTAACAACGGCGCATCCACAAGACATGGCCTCCAGCAAGGATGTCGGTACGGGGCTTATTGTAGATGTATTTAGGAAAACCTTACACCCATTGTACCTAGAAACTAAATCTTCCATACCGTTCGCAACGCCGCCTCTTATGTTTGGAATTGACTCGTTGCCCTTACCAATAACGTCAACAGTTTTCGACTCCGATTGAAACTTCGACACGATACGCTGCCAACCATTGTAGTTGCAGCAGTAGTCTCGTTCGGGAAATTCATTGACAACACTAAGTATGTCAACTGATTGTTCGGCGTCGGTCGGCGTAAACGTGTCGCTATCCACAGAATGATGAATGACGTTAGCCGGACAGTTCATGCCCCATTTTTGCACCGAATAGTCCGATATAAAAACATTGGCATCGCCAATCATACTTCTGAATAATTCTAACTGCTCGTTCGGCCAACTGGGTATTGGTAACGTATGTTCAAGCGAAAGTATCGGAACGTTCAAGACCCCTTGGATTTTTGAGGCAACCTGAAACTGTCCAAACTTACTTTGGCTTAATATAAAATCAATGTTCAGGCCACTGATGATTGAATTTTCTGGCAGGATATAATAGTTGTCTGGAAGCTTGGCGTATGACTCCTCCCATTTTTTACAATCGTCATATCTAAATGAGTAGAAGTTATGCCCAGTCTTGGCGAGCTGGCTTTGGTATCTTTCGTGGGTATCGAATGTCAGGATATTATACTTATCCCTTTTCTCTACCCTATCTATAATGCGGATTGTTTGGTTAGTCATTGAGAATATCCTTCATGAGTTGTCCTACAACTTCAAAAGAGAACTGATCTGCCCGATTTAGGCCAGCAGACTTATTCTCTACAGTGTATTTGATTGGGTTTTCCTTATATGCTTCATAGTATTTTCTCATTTGCTGTCTAATCTGCCTTTCACACGGTGTAAACCAGTATTCTCTACCCGTAAATAAATCTGGAAATGCAGAGTCGCTACATTTACAACTGGAGAATACTCCATCCACACACTTCCCAGTCTTATCATCGTCAGATATAAACTCCGGAGGGCCACCAAAATCACCGCATATTGGGGTGCTGCCAAACGCCATGGCTTCAAACGAGGGGATCGACCAAGCCTCTCCGTGAGAGGGGCAAAGGAAGCAATGGAACTGCTGGTGTAAGCTGTAGAGGGTCTCTTCGGGCACTTGATTTGGTATGATAATATCTTTTTTGTAGCCAGCTAGGTCGGCATACAGTCTAAGCCTAGATTTAATTTGTGCCACTTTCTCCGATGCCATATTGTGTAGTTCTTCCGGAGTGTGTCCAAACTTATTTATTTTAATTACCAAGGAGGCATCTTCCGCCCTATCAAACTCAGAATGAAAACACGTTACTGCGCACTCTAAGTTTTTCCTATCGTTCATGTCCCCTATGTAGTAGAATACAAAATTACCTTCTACATCTGGTATATTTATAGTTTCATACTGTTTTTTATATTTAGATGTATCAAATGTATGGGGAACAACAGAGACTGGTATACCGATATTATCTTCTTCTAATAGCTTTTTGGAACAGGCGTTCGGAACCCATATCGAATCCATCTGCTTAAGGTAGTCAAACCAAGGTAAGTGTTTGATGCTCACGGACTCTGAGGCTAGAAAAGCTATATTTTTCTTAAACCTACCTGACCCACAAAGGTGATGAGGAAGAACGTGTTGTATGCAAACGTCGCAGCCGTCAGTGCTCTTGTCTTCTAACTCTTTGAGTCTGCCTGATATTTCTTTATCTCCTGTGAGCGTAACATTTCTGCAAACAACATCTATTCCAACCGAGTCCAGCGCTAGGATATAATTCTTGGCAGCCTCGGCCCAGCCACCAAACTCTTTATAGTGTCCTATGTAAAGTACTTTCATTATTCTCCTGTCCTTAAAAATAGTGAATCGCCTGTTATACCCTTTAATTGCCAAACTCTGGCGGCTTCAAAAAACCCTTGCTGCTCTAAGACATGCTTAATAACCATAAAGTCCGTCTCCCCTTCATACATAAGCTGTCTATGAGACCACTCTAGCGCAATGACCTTAACGGTTTGTATCATTTCTTGGCACCCCTGAAGGACTTTTGCTTCTGCCCCCTGAACGTCCATAAAGAGAGCGTCTATTCCCTCGATATTTCGATCTTTACAAAAATCCCGCAGGGAAGTTCCGTCAACCTCAATCTTTTCTGTTACGTCTTTGACGCCAAAAATTTGCTTCATCCCGTTTCCTAAAGGAAGTATAGAACCCTGACCCGTATTCTGCATTGCATCTCCCACAAACGTTTGGTCGTCGGGTATGGTCTCTAGGTCATAAAACCTATTAAAAGTAACGGGTCCGGTAGTGTCTGTCACGGCCATGTGTAGGGTATGGACACTGGGATTATCTTCAAGCTTATTTTTGCATATTTCATAATTAAAGGGGTCTGCCTCGAAAGCATATATATTAGCTTCGGGCCAATACTCTGCAAGTTCTAACACGTCATAACCCCTATGAGCGCCTACCTCAAATATGTTTTTAATATCTGGAAGCACCATCTTGATCTTTTCTAAAAATAGCATTATTGCATCAAGCCTCGCTCCCGCATTGTTTCTATTCTTTTTTGCTCCCATTGATTAATTCTATTTCGCTGGTGGCACATGTTCTCGTAGGCAATATCAAAATCAAATGGAGTTCTTGTATTTAAGCCGTCGAACGCGGCTGAAGACTCATTGAAATACATACCCCCCGTTGACGAGGTTGCACTCCTGTAAGTTAAGTCTCTAGTCAATCTTGCTTCAAAAAAAGAATTTAGCTTTGAGGGATCTCTAAGAGCTTCTACGATCAACCATCTGGCTAAATCTTTATGATTTGCGTTGGGTTGTATTTTTTCTGGCTTTGGCGAAGGGGGAGCTATTTTGGGTGCAGAGCACCAAGTTTGCTCGACCGGCATCAATTCAACACTGTCAAAATAATCTTCCCATTTTTTCCCGCTTAGGTGCCACTGGAAGTGCTTTTGGAAATTCTCGCGGGTTCTTTTTCCCTCTGCCTGCCTATCTTCTTCCGGTCTTGCGAAGAATGATGCGAAATAATCGCACGCAATTTCATTGTCAGGGACGGCTCGCAAGCATCCTGTTTCAAGTTCTTTGTAAAGAGCTTTGGGTTTAATCGGATAGCCTTGTAGCTTTCTAATTTCACTCTCCATAGCAGAATAGTCAGTTCCACACACTGGGATGCCACAGGCAGCAGCTTCTACATATGGTAGACCAAATCCTTCACAGTTTGCATATTGTGTGTATAGGTCAAACAAACTAATTATCGAGGAGAGATCCTCGTAAGATACTCCGTTTTTAACGTTCGACAGGGTTGATCCCCATTTGCCGGTAAAGGGAGATTGGATTACCGCCCCCTTGAACAGAGATGGGAACGGCCTCTTTGTTTCTGGGCATATATATGTGAACATTACATGGGAAGCTAAACCGTTTTGTTGAATTAGCTCTGGCAAGTCCCACCCAAGATCAGGGTATGAAGTATGGCAATAAAGATATACATCTTTTCTTCCCGTTTTATCCAAGAACATTTTAAACGCAGCGAATAGGTCTGGATATAGTTTGCGTCTTTGGTTACGCATTACGGTTCCGATAATCTTGCAGTCGGGATCTAGTCCGAACTGCTTTTTCTGCATCCTTTTATCTTCTACCGGATTGTAGGCTGGGTGGGCAGATGGAGGGGCGCTTCCGAGATAGTTTATTTTTCCTCCAGATTGATCTTCTAGTATAGTACCAGCCCAGTCTGAATATGTAAAGCAGGCATCTGCGCTCGCGTATGAGGAAACCCACTGTCTCGCCTGTGGCCTAGCGTCTACAGTTGGCATAATGCACCACTTGAAGTAATCTCTAAATGGCGACCTTTCGGCAAACTCAAGCATCCAAAAATCCCGAATATCACACACGATATCTGGCATGAAATCTAGGCATACATGCTCAAAAATCCACTCTCCGAACTGGTTCGATCCAGAAGAGTTGTATGCATCTATTTCCTCTTTAGATGCTTTTGGTTCACACTCAGTGTTCGGTGCTACGCCGTAGTATCGCCAAGGGATGCCTTCTGCTCTCGGATCATTTCTCTGGCCATATGAGGCCATTTCCGCTAGCTCATATTTACCTGTGCCGTGAAGATAATTTAAAATCTCACGGGTGTAAGTAGCATATCCTGTATTTAAGAACGTGGCCTCACTGCAAAAAAGAATTCTTTTTTTTCTCATTTTATTCCTTGTCCAAGCATCCGAAGTCGAACTGATTAACCCTGAAAATAATATCGCCATCCGTATCTGAATTTCTAGCGGAGGCGTGTACTGTCATCTTCATCCCCTTCTCACCCAACTTGGTGATGGCGTCGGCCCCGCTGTCCCATGCCTGAAACTTTAAGGTCGTTGGATACCGCCTCTTTTCTCCGCTTTTATTTCGTACATACTCGTATGTTACCAAGTCAAATGTACAAAACCTTGCCTTTACCGTCCCACTTGTTGGGTAAAGCTCCGGAGTTTGCAGAAGGTACCCCGTGAATGTGCATATGTTCATATAAATATCTCGCTTTACTACATAATAGCAAAAGATTTAAGTAATTCCTAAGTAATTCCAATCAATTGTGCTAAATTTCGTGAATTTTATTAACAATGAATGAGCTGTCTTTTTCCACGTCTCCGCACAGCATTAGGTTGTTACCCTCATACAAAATAAATTGATATTTATCTCTTGTGTCCGGAAATACGACCACGCTATCTAGTGAGCAGGTCGCATCTTCTATTGTCAAAAATGACATTACTCTTCCCTTTTGTTTGCTGTTTTTCTTGTTTATTTTATGGTTTGCGACCCGCTGAACATTTGCCACAATGCAAATATCGTTTCCCCTCTTGCCATTCATGACATCCTTACATGTTGTATTTGCTATGGAGGTGTCTACAGCATCAATTCTTGACAGGGAAATTGGGCAACCGAGCATTTTAGTCTCTTGCTCAATAATCCAAGCTGGGTCATCATTTAGATCATACGGGGGATACTTAAGCATTTCAATTTCATTGTTTATTATTTGCATCCTATTGACATTGCTGGTTCCACCGCCTAGCTTTTTAGTTGGGGCTAAGTCAGAGAAGCAGTCTTCTAGTTTCTCCCACTTTTTATTTCGATAATTGTTTTGCACCCAAGCCAATTCAACCTTTGTCAGCTCTCTAAAAATCAAATACTCATAAAGCGCTTGATTTCTGGTGACTCCGGTGGACTTGGTGGAGAAGAACCCAATGGCGGCAAGGGCCTTGAAAGCCGTCGAGTTAATCTTGGGGGACAGCTTTATCAGGATGTCCATCCAGCTGAAATTTTCTGGAGGTTTTTCAGATTCCTCTTTTGTTTCAGCGATTGCGGTTATTACTTTGTCGCCGGTAACACCCGTGAGAGATTTAACATCCTTTATGCCGAAGTAAACGCCGTCGTCTCGAACAGAGAACTTTTTAGAAAAACTCGATAGTTTCGGAACCTTCACTTCAATATCGAAGAGTTTGGCTTCATTCACCAGCTCGTAGATTTCTTGGTGAGGGTCTTGCTTTTCATTTGCATGGAATAGATAGGACAGGAAGAACTCTTTTGTGTGGTTTGCTTTATAGTAAGCCGACCAATAAGAGTCTAACGCATAGGCTACAGCGTGAGATTTATTGAAGGAATAGCGAGACGATTTTTCAATCCAACCAAAGATTTCTTTAGCTGTATCCTCGTCTACAATGCCTTCTTCTCGACATCCTAGAACAAACTCCTCCCGAATTTTTGCCATCAAACCGGCCTTCTTTTTACCAATAGCTTTTCTAAGGTTGTCGGCTTCTTGCTCATTAAATCCGGCCAACTTAACGGCGATACGCATGGCCTGCTCTTGGTAAACAAGTACGCCATAGGTAGGACTCAAGATATCTTCTAGGGATTCATGTAGATAGGAGACTTCTTCTTTTTTGTGTTTTCTGTCCACAAATCTTTGGGTCATTGACTTGCCATCAATAATAGCCTTAAGGCATCCGGGGCGAATCAAAGCAATGAGTGCGGCGAGTTCCTCTAGGTTTTCTGGAGCCAGCCTTTTCGACCACGCTCTGCCAAGGTTGCTCTCAAGTTGAAATACACCCTTTGTGAGACCTTCCTTGTACAAGTCCCAAGATTTTTTGTCATTCCTGTCGATCATTTTAGTCTCAATACTATTAAACAAAAAGCTTGCCGTCCGCAAATGCTTTTTCAAATTTCATGTTACGATAAACTGCCCGTCTTGACTTTTGCAGTTTTATAAAAATATTAGCGGTATCTTTAACGTCTTGCAGGGCGTCATGAGCATTTTCTGAAGACAGCCCCATTCTTTCTCTTAGCGAATCCATGCTAATAGACTTTACTGCGGGGTCTCCCTCTGTCCAGAGCCACACGTCATCCATAACATCTATCTTGTAGATTTGATGGAAAAGCTTCTGTGACTGACGCTTGTCGTCCCAAGGCCCATATTCCTTACACAAGCGATTGACGATGTGCATGTCATAGCCGATGATGTTAAATCCTGCCGGAATAGGTGCAAAATAAGGTGTACCCTTCCAATTGTACTTATTCACAAAGGTGCAGAACTTTTTCCAGACACCTTTTGGCAGCGGCGCTCTTGCGAGTTTTGCCCTTGTTTGTCCAGTGACCTTTAAGGCACCTTCTTCAATTGGGTCAACACCCGCAGCTATAGCCTCGTCGTCGTCTATAATAGGACGCATCATACTGTTAAACTCACCCTTGAGTCTAAAATTCCTTCCGTCCAATGCTATCGCAGCAATCTGAGTCGGTTGACATTTCATTGGGTTGCGACCGCCCGTTTCAAAGTCAAACATAATGATATCTCTATTCATAGATAGTCTCCTTAATCAGCATCAGTTTATCTAAAAGGTTGATGCCTAGTACGTCAAATTTAACATGTCCTAAAGCTTCAAGGTCTGCCATTTCTAAGCCAGCAATTTTTTCCTTTCCGCTTCTTTGGTTTACCATGGGGCAAACTGTGTAAAGAGGCTCTGCTGAAATAACAACGCCAGCAGCATGTTTTCCCTGTGTTTTAAAAGTTCCTTCAATATCAATGGCCTGCTGAAAATATTCTGAGTAATCACCCTGTAGCTGGCCTTTGTCATTTATAAAGCAATAATCACGCAGGTCATCTGCATTGTTAATTAGTGCCCAGCGAATAATGGATCTATCTTCTTCGTCCATTTCTGCAAGCTGATCAGAGATGGCAGCTTCGTCGGGAATGTATTTTGTTATCTCGTTCATTTCTCCGAATCCGCAGGCATTATTTACACGTAATACTTCTTTAATTGCGCTACGCCCCTGTAGCCTTCCAAACGTTAGCATCTGGCTAACATTGTCGCTACCGTACTTGTCTTTTAGATATGATATAATTTCATCGCGCTTTCCTCCGGGAACATCTATATCAATATCCGGAAGGGAGATATGATCTTCGGTGTTGCGGCCAGCGTTATAAAATCTTTCAAATAATAAATCAAACTCAATTGGATCTATTTGTGTGATTCCAATTAGATATGAAATAAGGCATCCCGCAGCAGATCCTCTTCCGGGACCAACCATCCACCCTTGACTTTGACAATGCCTTATAATATCCCAGACGATCAAAAAATACCCAAATAAATTTGCTTGCTCAATAACTTCATACTCTTTTCTAAATCTGTCTCCATATGCCTTCTTTTGTTCTTCGTCGGTAACTGTGTCGCCAAGAAGATCTGTCCATCCCTCTCTGGCTAATGCCCGCAAGTATTTCTTTTGAGATTCTCCATCGGGGGTTTTAAACGTAGGCAGCATGGGCTGATTAAGAATATCGTAATTCTCACACTTGCTGTATATTTCTTTAAATAGATTTGGCCTTGGGTCTTCTATCAAAAGTTCCGCTGCGCCAAACTTGTCCCTAACAAAGAAATCATTTGATTCAAAAAAGATTTGATTGTCTACGGAATCTCCGTTGTTAATGGACTTGGTTATCTTGGGGACAGTGGTCTTCATCGCGGAGCAGAGTAAAATTCTGTGCAGTTTAGCGTGTTCCTTCTCTGTGTAATAACTTACATGAAGACTTGGGCTTTTTTCGTAGAAATCATCACCCTTTATTGGTGATAACGATTCGTCAGAGGCGACGGAGATAAGATTGCCATTATTAGCAAGCCCCATAAGAAGCTTCTTGTCTAATTCTCCATCGCTGGAGATTGAAGAAACAATCTGTATAAGTTCTAGCCATCCGTTTTTATTTTTAGCGAACAGGCTAAAGTCGTCAAAAGAACAACCTATTATTGGTTTGATATTCTTTTTTAAGCAGGCCCTGTAGAATGCAACTCCGCCTGATATGCTTTTATAATCTGCTATCCCGCAAGCTCGATAGCCATTTTTAGAGCATTTCTCCGCAAGTTGCTTTGGCTTAGAGAACGCCTTTTGCAAAGAGTAGTGTGTATAGTTACACAATGGAAACCAATCCATATACTTTCCTTCAATATTTATTATTCAACAGCTTGGGCCTGAACTGACCCCAGATACACAATATAATAGTCAATTACCTTGTGTTTTCCAATCCTTTTATTTCCTAAATGTGGATTTATTTCGCCACTATCTCCCCCCAGAGAAGTTGAACGTATTGACTCCGGTTATACCACTTTGAGTCATAGAAACGCCTATCCTCACGTAGCGGCGGTCTGGGGAGACAATTACTGGCCCAACGGACATAGAAGTGCCCTGCGGGAACCATGTAATAATTGGTCGATATCCAACGGCGCGGTGCCTAGCCCTTAAAAACTCTTTAGTGGCCCTTGAGTTATCTAGATTTCTAAGGTGCTGATGAAGTTCTGAACCGCTAATTCTTTCTGGGGGCTTTGGGGGGTTATTGATTAGTTTCATAGCATCGACCGTCTTTTTGATCGATAGCTGCAAGTCAACTTCTTTCATAACCTTCTCGATTTCTCCAGCGGGACGCATAGTCGCCCGCATTGCTAAATTCAGCCCTTCTTTCATCCAAGGCTCCACGTTGCCAGAACGTATTTCGTTGAGCATGATCTCAATGGTCTCGTTGACTAGGCGGTTGGATTGATCTTCGTCACCAAGCCTATATAGCTGAGTAGCCTTATGCATCTTGAGTCGAACTACGGTTTTGACTTCCTGCGCGTCCAGAGGAGGGGTAAACATAAGGCACACCAAGAGTGCTGTACATAAGTATTTAAGTAGCTTTTTCATTTTCTTCCCCTTTGATTTTGTTTATTATTTCAAACAACTCCTTCTTTACCTTCTCCGCCTCTTCTGGTGACAACTCTAGTGTGTATTTAAGCGGTGATGTTCTTGTTTGTCTTGACTCGTAAAAACGCACTTAACTCCCCCGTTGAACAGTGATAATATTTGAATCCGCGCCCTCTTCCTGTTCACACAATGGGCACATGGCTTGTTTTCCGGGGGGATGCACACCCAGTTTGTGATGCGTCATTAAGATCCCTTGCATGATTTGAGTATCTCTTACTACACCATTTCCCAAGGATTGCTCTAATATGGGATTGGGGGGAATAACGATTTCATGTTCTGCGTGCTCTTTTGATTTGTGATACATGTAACCCGTGAGGCCCAAGTTAGCTGTCGTTATAGCAAAGAGTAGGAAAACCGCGTATTTTAAGAATTTCATTTTTGGATACCTCTAAGAAAATAGTTCAGTAATTATTTTTCCTGAATTAGCTATCTTCATGGGGCGACCACTATTGCTTGTGTAAGTAGTTTGTAACGAAATGCCGAGTGCTTTGCAGATTGAGGCCATGACATCCTGAGATGTGTATGGCTCTGTTTCTACACGAGTGCCATCTGCGTTGGTTTTACCGATAGCGATCCCGCCGTTCATCCCGCCGCCGCCAACGACAACGCTCCAGCTTCGCGCCCAATGGTCACGACCAGCATTGCCGTTGATACGGGGGGTTCTACTAAATTCACCCATCCATATAATAGCTGTATCCTCCAATAACCCTCTTTGTTCTAAATCTTCTACTAAAGCGCTCATGCCCTGATCGAGCATGGGTAACTTTGTGTCTCTTAATGTTGGGAATATATTTTGGTGATTATCCCAGCCCCCTAAACCGACTTCTATGAACGGGACGCCAACTTCTACTAAACGTCTAGCCATTAGGCACCCTTTGCCGAAATTGTTGTCGCCGTATCTTTCTCTTACGTCCTCTGGCTCATTGGCCACCTTTGTGGCATCCATTTCTTTACTGGTTAAAACATTAAATGTCTTTTTGAGAACCTTTTGGTGCTCTTTGGCCAAGGAGCCTCTATTTTGATTAATGAAATTCTTTTCCATCAAGTCGAGGACAGCGGCCCTTTGGTAGAATCTCTCGTCTATTTTCATGTCGAGATTTCTAATCCTACCATCGCTATTCACGGTAAACGGTGCATATTGAGCACCTAAGAAACCGGCACCCATACTTGGGCCATTTACAGACACGAACTGTGGGATTAAGAGACCTTCCTTCTCCAACTGTTTAGATATAACTGAGCCGTAGCTCGGATGTTCCATATTTGGATTAGGAACATAACCAGTGTGCATATAGTAACGGCCTCGCATGTGATCCGCCTCACGAGTGCTCATACTTCTAATAATAGCCATGTTGTGCATTTGCTTGGCCATTAGCGGCATGTGTTCACAGATCTCAACATCTCCAGTGGTGGAAATGGGTTTAAATGGACCTCCAGTAGCCGCGTCTGGTTTTAAGTCCCATATGTCCATAGTAGAGGGGCCACCTCCCATCCATAGGAGGATGGCCGATTTACCATTCTTTTTTAATTCCTGCTGATTAGCTTTTAGTGTTTGCGTCAGTGCCACCACGCCAGCTAGTGATGATAAAAACTTTCGTCTCTCCATTAACTCTCTTCTCCCTCAAGTTCTTTTTCTTTCATGTTCTTATATACTTCTTCGGCAATCCTCTCGACCTCTCTTGCCCCATCAGTTGATAGCATTTGCAATGCTGTTTCAACCTTCATTTGGGCCTCTACTGATATTGAGTTTGCCGAATAGACTCCGAGCCTTAAATGGTCTATTTCCTTGTTCAGGCTAAAATTAAAATACAGAGAGATAATCAAGCAAGAGCATAGCAGACCGTGATAAATTAATTGTGGATACTTCATTCTCTTTATTTGGTTTGCCCCCTGTAAATTAAAAATAAACCATCTTTTTTGTAGATACCTCTCCTCACATAGGTATACGTTTCTCCCGTTTTAGGATGTTCGTATTTAAAGGCTGCCCCCTCCTTTTTTAAGGGCACACATTTACCATCTTTTTCTACGTACCCTTCGTTACAATTCGGTGGATATCCAGCCTTGTCGTCCGACTCCAGCTTATACTTCATTTGAAAGTCTGCCGCCTCGATGACTCCAAGATACTCTGTAGCCTTACTCATGCAAACAGCAGACCTTTGAGATTGATCTGGATACTCACTATTCATAACGTCATCTCCCATGCAGCGAGACATAAACGTTTTAGGGTCTTCACCCTTCTTTTTAGATGGTATTGGCATGATTATTTGTCCCTACTGGGCTTACCCCGATGAGACCTTCCCCTTGAGCGGGAATTTTCCCTAGAGCGACCTTCTGGAGGACGAAAGCTGGGGGTTCTACCGTCAAAACTACGGGTTCGCCCTTGGCTACTTCCTCGTGAGGGGCTGCTTCCACGGGTATAGCCTTGACGCATTCGTGGAAAAGCAGTTTTAAATTCCTTTAGGGAAATTGAGCCATCATGATTAGCATCCATCCGTTTAAAGATAAGTTCCGCCATATCGGTGGAGGTTCTTGGGGGTGCAGGTTTCTTAGCTTGAGGTTTAGCTTGAGGTTTAGCTTGAGGTTTAGCCTGCTGTGCAAAACTGGCCCCACAAAACAAAACGAAACACACCGACGTTAGCAATATATTCTTCATTTTTTCTCCTTTAGAATAAAAATCTAGACCACCATCCTTGAGATGCGCCTAAAAAGTACAAACCTACGAGCGCGCCGCCTACGAAGGCAATGCGTCTGACCAATTTATGTTTTCTAATAAAACAAGCAATAGGACCATCAAATAATGGCATAATAAATCTCCTACAAGATTAGTTAGCATCTGGCTAACGTTATCGAAACTACCCGATACCCACATCGATATCGGTTAAGATGTTCTTTTCTTCACCACCAGTAACTGGCATTGGGCGACCTTCAATACTCATCCAAGTATTGTTTCTCTGTATGCCCATGTGATTTAGTACGGTCCATCTTAAATCTGCTGGGCCGCACTCTCCGTCTTGAGGCACTTCGGCGTTAGCGTTGGACGTTCCAATAGCACGTCCAGCGTCATAACCGCCGCCAGCAAACATTAGGGGTACGCTTCCACTCCAGTGGTCACGACCCGCATTTTTATTGATTTTTGGTGTTCTGCCGAATTCCGTGGCAACCACCAGTAATGTTTTATCAAAGAGGCTTCTAGCCTGTAGCTCATCCATTAGAAGTGCTATATATTGATCTAGAACCACCTGTCTGGATTTTAAGCCATTAACAATATTGCTGTGCATATCCCATCCACCATATTGGATATTTACAAATTTGGCACCATTTTGAATAGCCCTTATAGCTGAGAGCATATCCTTACCCAGCTGATTGCCTTTAAATAAATCATAATTAGTGTCTTCTTCTATCCGAAAAGACTCTGCGGCTTTTCCGGTGATTGCGGTTACAGCCTGACTTTGGAATTCTCTCCAAGCCAACCCCTTTCCGTTTAGTGGGGAGTGCCCTTCTATTAAATCTAAAATGCCTTTTCTTTGCATGAATCTTTCTTTGGGCATCTTTAACTGCAAATCGCCTACGCCCTCTTTGCTGGCTTCGTAGCCCATATATTTTTGACCTAGCCAAGCCGCCCCGTCGCCCTCAATCTTATTCATCTTTATGTACGTAGGTAAGCCATGGGGGTGAGATACTGGCCCATAGGAATTTGCAATCATAGCTCCATAGCTAGGGTATTTTTGTACAGTGCCGCCTTGGTTTCTTTCTCCCCCAACAACCCAGTGCGTAGCGGTTTGATGGCTAGAATCTTTATGGGCAAAACTTCTAACAATATTGACCTTATCAAATCTTTTGGCAACCTCTTGGAAAAGTCCGCCTATTTTAACTGACGGGACTGTGGTATCAATAAACCCTGTGGCAGACCTTCGCTCGATGGGTGAATCGGGAATTGGGTTAAATGTTTCAATATGAGTAGCTCCACCGCCCATCCATAGGAAAATTACGCTATTTTCATTGCTATTTACCTTGGGGGAGTAGTCGTCAGCATATACAACTGAAACGTTTTTATCGGCTAAAAATGCCCCACCAAGGAAACTAGTTCCATATGTTAAAAATTCTCGTCTTTTCATCATGATTTCAATTTAGTCTCCGTTATATTATTACCCCGGTGCCTCATAAAATCCTATATTAAAGCCTTCCCTAGTGCACTCTTCAACGGTTTTTTCCATACCGTTCTCTTTCAAGTGCTCCTCTATATATATACACATTTTTTTATCTGTCCCCGGCCAATCGTTTTTGCAAAAATGACACAGATACTTGCATTTCCAATGACTTCTCGTGGGGTCTAGTAGGTTGGGGCTGTTATTTTGTCTAATTTCTTCTACTCTGTTCCTTAGCATCTCTAAGAATCTGGTTTCATCTTTGGGGCCAAAACATAGGCTAAAAGGCTTTGGATCTACTTCTCCTTCCATATCTTTGTAGAAAAATATGCTCATAATCCTGTTGGGAAAATCCGGATATAGCTTAGAAATTGCATAGAAATATAGCAAAAGTTGGGGGTCATTCTCTAGTTTTGCATAATCTTTCTCTTCGCCTGTAGCCCAATCCATGCGGCGACCGCTTTTCCAGTCAACAACCTCAATTGTATCATCGGAGATCTTGGTCACGAGGTCAATCGTACCCTTAATAGCTAATTGCCCCTCAACCTTTTCGCCGTTTAATTCGTATTCAAATTTAGCCCAATCTTCTTCAATTGGGATATCAAAATGAGGCTCTGGGTGGTAAATATCCCTGAGTCTAGGATCAAACTGACCATTTGCATGAGTCAAGAAGGTCGAAACACATTCATTTACTGCCCGCCTGTCTGCTGGGGCAAACTTATGTTTAGAGTCTTTTGCATAACAATCAATGCTGATATCACATAACTCATTTACAAAGTCTTCTGTGTGCAATTTACTTTCGTGGACTTTGATTTTACCGGCAGCATCATCGTCTACCACAAGGTATTTTCTTTTCGGGTTATCTTGTTGGAACTTTTTAAGCCCCGCTAAGATTTCCATGACCTTGTGGGCCATTGTGCCCTGTTCTGCCTTTTTACCGCTATCGGATTGATGACCAAGAACATAAGTTATAAAGTATTGCATTTGGCAAAACTCATAGTTGTTATAACTTGAGCTTCTAACATAAGTAACTAGCATTATTTCTCCTTTAGGTGATGGTATAGTTTTTTAACCTTCTCCATTAAGGAGTCGATACTTTCGTCCCTATTGTCAATATAATGAGCGAAGGGGTAATCATCGAGCGCAACTTCGCTAGAATGGCTATCATCGAATAGCTGTCTTTTTAAGCGAACAACGTGACCGCCATTGTCTTCAATAATTTTCGCCTCATTGGGGAAGCGAACATCTGCAATGATAGCTAATCCCGATTGTTCCGCTTGTATTATTCTGATACAGCTATTTACCCATATGGGTTCATGTATCTTACGCATGATATCTGTCCCGAAGAACTGCATAAACTCGCGGGCGGTCATTGGTCCATAGCCATGATGAGTTGTGACGTGTCCGGGCATTAGTTCCCAACGGAGATGCTCCTGAATCTGATTCTTCTGCTTGTCAGTTCCAAATACGCACTCATGGGGTATACCAAAGAGTTTTACGCATATCCATTTAAGATGGTCAGCAAAGCTATAGAGCTTAACGTGTGGCCACATGTTCAGGTTTGCGTACTCAACAAACTGATCGTCTTTTCTCGATATGTCAAATTCGCCCCACCCCTCTTCACCATCAACGCTGTCGGTTAGAATCATTAATTCGCCGCCACCATTAAGGTTCCAATCTTTAACAAGCCCCTGCTCTTTTAAGCATATGCCATGAAGTATATTAGCAACAGTATTCTTGCCTGCCTGCTTACGCCCTGAAATTCCTATAATCATTAATAGCATCCTCTCAAATCTTCTAACAGATTGTTTTTTATTGTTTCAACCGGCATGTTGCCTAGATCCTTTGTGTGCATTCTGGGAAATGTCAACTTGAATAGCCTACCTATATCCCTCTTTATTTTGATTTTTGACTCCCTTCCAGCTTGATCATTGTCTGTGAGAACAACCAGTGTGGTTACCCCACTTTTAAGGAGTAGGCTTCTTTGCTGGCAAGATATGTCCTTCCCAAATAATCCTACAACATTTTTTACTCCGCACTCCCAAAGCTTCCAGACATCGCCCTGCCCTTCAACAAGAAACATGCATCCGATTCTCTTTGCGCCCTCAATAGCATCATCATAATTATACAAATAATCAGTTTTCTTTATTCCGCTGGAGAATAGGTATTTTGGCTGTAACCAATCTTTTGTGGATCTAGCTATATAGCCGACCTGTGTTCCCTTGAAGCTGATCGGTATAATAGAACGATGGCGCATTGGAGACTTATTGTTATTGCAATCTCTTACACCAAAGTAACTAAGTGTACTACGGCTAAATCCTCTGCTTTCAAAATATGGCGATCTTTGATCGGTTTCTACACTCTCGATTTGTGGTCGTACTGTTATTAAGTCATCTTTCTTGCGTACAGTTTTTACTAAATCTCCAAATATGCTCTCTCTTGGCTTACCCTTTTCCTTAGCGTCGGTCTTGGCGTCATTAACATTATAAAGCTGACAGATATATCTAAGCGCATCTGAAAATGATTCGGTATCTAGTACCCCTTTTACAAAACCAAAAATATCCGTGCTGTAATGTTCGTGACAGCCACGAGTCCAGCATCTCCAAGCCTGCTTGGTCAACGAAATGGATACACCCTGTGGGTTGTCGCTGCCCTCATGAGCAGGACACCTCATAAATATATTATCCGCGACCTGTTCATATTCCAAGTTAAAACTATCTAAAAGCAATTCAATGTCTTCGAATACAATGTTTTTTACTTTGTTTAGGTCTAAAGTTTTATTGTTTGTTTTTTGTGAGTTCATACCACAGGAATCCTACATTTGCTGTTGCGTATGCGAACCACACTAAAGCGTGGGGAAAATCTTTCTGTCGAATATTATTTATTCCACAAGCCAGATAGCATAACGTTGATATTGATATTGCATATATTGCTAACATTGCTTTTCTTTCTTAATGTGTTCTATTTACCCGAATAAACGTTGAGCATTTGGGAAGATCTTTTAGTGTTGGCGCCCCTACATAGGCACAGGCACTTCTAATGCCACCGGCAACTTCCTGTATTACGTTTTTAGCAGGCCCTTTATAGGGGACGCTTTTAACTATACCTTCTGAGGCTTTGTATGACTTCATTCCTCCGCTATGTTTATTCATGGCCGCCTCACTGGACATCCCATAGAACTTTAGCGATTTTTTTACTTTTTTCTTATGATGATATCCATCATAGTATCCATATCCATCTTTATGGCGTTCCCCCAAGGTCTCGTATTCCCACTCACCTTCGCACTCATCCGTGCCAGCCAACATGCCTCCGAGCATTACAAAGTCTGCTCCAGCAGCAAAAGCTTTTACAACATCTCCCGCGTGCTTGCAGCCACCGTCAGCACAAATGTGGCCACCTATTCCGTGGGCAGCGTCAGCACACTCTATAATAGCTGACAACTGTGGGTATCCGCAACCCGTTATTCTTCTGGTGGCACACACGCTTCCCGGCCCAATTCCTATCTTTACGATATCTGCGCCGCCGCTGATGAGTAATTCACTTACCATCTCTGGGGTGCAAACATTGCCAGCCATAATAACAGCGTAAGGAAACTCGTCTCTGATTCTTTTAACGTGGTCAACAAAAACCTTTTGGTATCCATTGGCCACATCAATACAGATTTTCTCTATACCAATCTCACACCTCAAGGATATTCCATTATCATAGAACCGTGTTTCCTTCTGTATGTGACGCAGCCTGCGAACATCATCCTCCTTGATGCCTATTGTAAACCAAGTATTTAAACGCCAGTCAGCTTTATAATATTTAGTCAGTTCGGCAAGGCTGTAGTGTTTATGCAGGGCGGTCTGCATACCGATCCCACCTTCAAATCCAGCAAGAGCCTCTGACATGGCAAAGGTTCCCGTTGTGTCCATGTTCGCCGCTATTATGGGAACTGCCAATTCTCGTATATCAGAATGGAGATATCTATAAGCCTTTTCAATACAAACACCAGACCTAGTAGCCAATGTTGACCTTTTAGGTTTAATTAAGACATCATCAAAGTCTAATTTAATCCCGTCTTCAAATTTCATCTTCATCTACCTCGAATGGGAGTTCTGACCCCTCGATCACATCGCCCTCTGGTGACGACCTAAACTCATCTCTCGTTCTTAATTCGTCCAGTTGGGCGTGGGAGCCTATCATATTCATATTAATATAATTGCCATCCAT